TCTCAGAAGAAAGTTGACTAATTTCTTCTCTAATATCTGCGTGTGCAGATGTGCTTGTATTATGTGCAGATACAGCAGAAGAAGCTGTATCAACACCTATAGGTATATCAACAAGAGTTCCATCTTGTTGTTTAACTCTCATTATTTTCATAATTTTTAATCTCCTTTCGGATGTTTTTTAGATTCTCCCCTCTGTGAAGTCACAAAAGGGGAGTGCGTTAAATTTTTATAGTTCCAGTGCTATCGGTAAAAGTGTTTGCTTCTACTGTTACAAGTGGCGTGTCGATTTTGTAAGTACCCAATGGATAAACTTGATATTGTTTAGATGCTACATCAGCAGATGTGACACCTGTTAATCCAATACCGTTTAAGATTATATAATCATCATAAACATCCACTAAATAGCCTTGGCTCTCTGTAACGCTATAAACAGCTTCGTTTGTTTCTACATCCACATCTCGTGGACGTGATGATGACGGAATATGAACAGATTTAAAACCATTCTTATCTGTGTAATTCGCACACTTGTCTAGTACCTGATTTTCAAATTTTGTGTGAGAGTGTCCGTGAAAAAGTACCGTATTTTTGTAGTGAGCTAATAAATTTTTAAATACAGTTTCAAGATTTTTATTGCCTGTGTTGTTTTGCCACATCGTGAATACGTTGTTTTCCACGCAGCTTCGGGGATTTCCGCTATCATCGGTTAACCAAGGATGAATAAATACGAAACATCTTTTATTTCTATTGGTTTCAAGTGTTTCGTAAAGCCATTGCAGACTTTCAAGAACAGTACCAGCAGTAGGTTGTCCAAGAAGAATAAACAAATCATTTCCTTGTTCTACTGTATAAGATAAATCTCGCTTGCCCGTGTCTGCCTCCCACAAATCTAAATTATTGGTTATTGGTATACTGTAATAGCTTTCGTGATTTCCAGTAATCTCATACACAGGTAAATCACTATATTTTTCGCACACAGTGCGATAATTAGCCATCTGTGTCAATTCAACATCGTCTTTATCATTCCAACGATAACCGCACTGTGTAAGATCACCCGATACTACACACATTACACAACCTTGTTCTTGGAAATGAGATAGAGCTCTATCAAATTTCTCAATAGGATACCAATTCCATGTAATTCCAGACTTTATCAAATGGATATCACTTAAAGCACCAAAAGAGTATAGTTTTTCTTTTGTTGGCGGCGTCAGTCTGCCAAGCGGAATGGTACAAATTCTCTTTCCTGTGCTGTCATATACTCCTATCTTCTTTACGCCGTTAGGAGCAATATTTTCTTTGATGAAATGTTTATATTTATACATATCATCACCGCCTTACAACCATTTACCGTTACGCTTAATATTGATAACGATTTTACTTGTGTCTACAGTCTCTGTATAACCTAATGGATTACCACAAGTAAATCTAAAGTATTCAATCTCACTACTTAATACAGTAAACTGAGCATTATTATCTGTTAAAGAATCAACAGTCCAATAGTCGTTATTAACATAGGTATTATCAGTATGAACATTAGTTTTACTAATATCATATCCAGTCATGTAGTGATTGGCGCCGCTACTAAATTGAGGGCAAATATCGCAACCGTCAACAGTTATAATATCGCCTTGTTGTACGTCTATATAGTTAGTGACAAATAGCGTTTGGATATCAGTTCTGTCGCCACCAGCAGAATTGAGTCTACCGTAGAAACCTTGCGACGCATCAAAGAAGTTCGTAGGTTCTAGTGTTTCTTCAGCAACAGCAGTAATAACAATATTGCCCGTAACGCTTGTTATATTGATAACGCCGTTCGTTACAGATACAGAGCTGCCGCCCATTGTTACAGTAACGGATTTAAGCTCATAACCACTATTTGCGGATATAGTAGCGGAATAGCTTTCGCCCTTTGTTACGCTTGATGCACTATTGCTAATAGAGCAGTTAGTAAGATTTTTCGTAATGGTGTAGTCAACAACATTGTCAAGCACAAGCTCACCAACAGTAATAAAGCTACCATCTTCCATCTCATACTTAAGCGTGTAATCTCCATCTGCGAGATTGCCTGATACTATGATGTTATTATTTTCATCAACATAGCCGAATATAGGATTACCGCCAAGACTTTCGATGACGGCAACTCTTATCTCCTCTTTGATGGCTTCAAAATCGATTTTATTAAACTCTCCATCAATATAATCTTTCAGTTCATCTTTTAATGCCTGCTCTTCATCAGAACCATCCATAATAATTTGAATGGTAGCATCTGAGGGCATTTCTCCATCCCCAACATAAATTTCGTCTGGAGCGTCAGTATTAATTAATGTTTTAATCTCGTCTTCTGTGAATATTGTTGGTTTATTTTTTATATAATCGGCTTTAGTCGAATCCGTCTGATTCCAGTCTGGACGAGGATTGGGGGTTGCCGTAGTATTTCCTATAATTTTACCCATTTGTAATTACCTCCGTAATTGTACATTGTATTGTATAATTGCTTGTTGGCACTTGTCCGACACAATAAACAGACACAATTCCGTTTTCATTTTCTGTCACAAATGCCAAATCTTTATCGTGAAAAATACTAAGTTGTTCTGAGCTCGGCTGTAAGTCAACCTTACTGTTTGATGTAATTGTAGCATTATCCACTGTTACAATCTGATAATATCTATTGTCATCTGTTGCCTTGACCCACTTGTCTGCATAAATTGTTACAGAGGCAGGTGTTGGCAAAATAAAGCTATCGACGCTCATATATGGCAGAGCACTAAATTCGTTTATGCCATCCCCAATTTTAAGGCGAGGAGTCTTCTTTCCGGTGTTCGGATTAACCTCATACTCAAGCACTACTTCTCCCTCGTATGGTTTTATGTGTCCATTTAACGTTTCGTATGTGCCCCAATCGTCTTTCACTGGAGTGCCATCTGCCTTTAAAAGCGTCGCGCCGTTATCATCAACATATCTCGTTCCTCTTCTAAGTCGAAAAATATGATCTGCCATACATTACACCTCCGCATTAAGTTCGGTTAATGTGACCTGCATAGAATAATTGGATGTGGGTTTATTGTTTAGTGCATATACGGTAACCGTGCCATTATCATTAACCGCCATAAGAGCAATACCTGCACTCTGCAGTTCAATAAGTTGCTCTGGAGTGGGATAAATATCGACTTTACTGTTAGTGGTTACATTAGGTATAGATACCACTTGAGAATAAACATTGGTCCCCTTAATCCATTTTGAAGCAGCAAGAGAGATTGTTGAAGTTTTACTAACTGTAATTTGTTTTCTTTGCAGAACCCCGTTTGAGTCTGCGTAATCTATATGGAAACTACCATCGTCTACACAAAAATACGCATATCCATCATGTAATGGTTGCGAACCTAAGGAAGAACGGTTTCCACGCAAGTGTTTAAAAAGTGCCATAAATTATGTATTCTCCTTTCTAAGTAAGAATGTTGGCTTTATATGTAAAAGTGCTTTGTGCCTCTGGTTGCAAAGCCAACTGTTGTTTTCAAAGTTAAAAGTGCATTTAGAAGTTTATTTATTATAAGAAAGGCTAGTGAGTTACCCCACTAGCCCATTGATGTGATTTAATTAGTTTTGATTAAAATTCGTCCCAAGTGTGAGCGGCTTCTACTGCGGCAGCAATAGCAGCGTTAACTTCTTCCTTAGTGAAAGTCTCGGTCTTTGCATATACATCAGCGGCGTTAGCCTTAAGGTCGAACTTAGTGTTCATATCAGTTGTGTTAGTGTAGTTCGCAAACTTAGCATCAACACCGTTAAGTGCTTCAGTTGTTGCAAGGTGGCTTATATCCTGATGATCCTGAAGGGCAGAATCAGCCTTTGCAAGAGAAGCTTGAACGCCCTCATCGAGATAATTTTTGCTAATAGAACCAGCAACAAGGTCAGCACTAATAGATTTGTCGCTAGCAACAGTAACCTTAACTCTTGCACCCTCGATACCAGTGTAAATATCTACAAGCTGGTCAAGAGGAAGAATAATATTCTCCTTACCTGCGGCAGTATTAAATGTAATAACAAGATCATTGTCATCACCAATAGTAACAGTTTCAATCATACCGTCCTTAATAAAGTCGGTAGCATCAATTTCTACTTCAGAACCGCCTTCAACAAGCTTAATCTTCTTGCTGTCAGAATCATATACAAGACCATACTTAGTATCTGCATCATTGTCATCGGCATACTTCTTAACTTCTGCGATAAAACCATCGATCTGGTCATTGGTGTACATTGCTTCAACAACAGACTTGTCAGCCTTAAGTGCGACAGCGGCGTCATTAGATGTCTTATATGCGCCAAGTTCATCACTTACTTTCTTAACATTTTCCTTTGTTTCGAAATCAGTAATGTCAGCAGCCTTAAGATAGTCACCTTCAATAACGCCGAGTCTTCTATCCTGCTCGTCATCAATTTCCTTCTGATCTGCGGCAATCTTATAATTAGCAAACTTCTTGTCAACATCGCCAAGTTCAGTCTTGGTTGCATAGTTATAACCCTTAATGGTATCATCAAGGTTAGTTATATCTGCCACAACATGAGTGTGCTCCTCAGCAGCATAGTCACCCTTTGCCTGAAGGCCATCAAGAGCGTCCTGAAGACCTGTTACATCACCAATAGCATGCTTATCGGGATGGGTATAAACAATAACCTCTTCACCGTCAACCTTGATATTACCATTAGTCTCAGACTTCTCAACCTTATTTGCGCCCTCAGATATGCCTGCGAGTTTGGTGATTTCAGTGTCAGCAACAAGCGACTTACCCTCTACCTTTTCAACCTTATTATCAATCTCAGTTACAAGAGCTTCAGCAAGGTCATCCTTTGTAATCTCGTCCTTACCTGCAAGAGCGCCAGTAGGAACGGTAATATCAACAGCCTTGTCCGTGACAGTAAGAGCCGTACCGTTTACCTTAACAGACTCAATAATGTTAGCCTGTGCATCTGCGGGAGCGTGATCAGCCTGAGAGTGAGTATAAGCAGTACCCCACTTTTCTACATCGCCATCAGCAATCTTATCAAGCTCGTCCTTGTTAGAGTGAGCATGGTTGCCCTCTGCAGCAGCGTTTACCTTCTCGGCAAGCTCAGCAGTTAAATCAGCCTCTGCAACCTGAGACTTATAAGCCATAGAACCAAGTCCAAGCTGGGTTTTGAGAGTTTCAATGTCGGGCTGCTTGTTAATCTGCACCCAGGTTGTACCCGTGCTACGAGCTAATATGTTACCGTTTTCTACATAGTAAAGTCGAGAAGTGGGAACTTTTGTAGCGTCAAGAGCCTCAAGCTCGGCGATAGTTCCAACAACAGTAAAGTCACCAATCTTAATTCTCTTGTCGGCAGCAACGTCTACGAACATCTCCGCAGTATCGTTGCAAATAAGAATCTGACCCTCTGAAATTGCTGCGTTACCAAGGTTGGCATAATTGCCCTTCAAAAATTTTAAAAGTGCCATAATAGTTTCCTCCTAAATTTTAATTATTGTTTTTAATATATTTGTATAAGTCTTTTAAATGGTTCTCATTATATTCATCTAACGCCACTGGTGTTTGAGTATCATACATTTTCTTAAAATCATCGTGCTGAATGTATTTAAAATGTAGTCCATACGCAGATGTTATTCCATCACTTCGAGCCGAACGATTAATTTGTAGAACGGTAATTTTGCGATTCAAAATGCTACATAAATATTCAGCACATACTTTTGCACAAGAAAAATAGCAATTATATTCAACGCAATAAACCGGGCGATTACGATTTTGTCCGTGTTTGCATAAACCCAATTTTGCTCCGTTTTGTAAATATTTATATACAGTCTGCAAAGATAGTCCGGTCATCTCTGCTATGGCATTGACTTTATCTTTCTCGACACATTCGTGCCATAAATCACAAATCCATTGTGTCATATTGATAGATGCCTGTCTGTCTGCATATTCCCAATCAATATCATTCTCAGAAAACCGAAACAGTTTCGGTAAAGCGCTATTCATAATTGACTGTTTGATATATTTTTTGTTAGACTGTTGACAATCGATTACAATGTAGGTATCTGTACAAAATCCATTACGAATTGCCTCGCTCATTTTAATTCTGTCATTTGCTTGCTCTTCGGCTAACGTCCGATTAGTAAATGAACATTCGACATAATGTTGTTTGCCATGAGTTTCTATAATAATTTCTTTGTCAAACACAATGTAAAAATCATATATCTTTTTACCAGACAAATTATGATGATTGGTAGTAACATATTTAGACCAATCAAAAGTATGGCTAGTATATATTTTCATATAATGTTTTTGCCTTATCTGATCTAACACATTATACATAAATTGTTCTGGGTATGATTTACCTCTAGAACATTTATCGCAATTAAAACCGCGTTCATATACGTTAGAAATTTGCTTTAATTGTACCGTCCCGCAAATCGGACATTTCATCCAAACAAATTTACCGCTACAAGCCGCATATTTACGAGCATCTTCTTCATATAAAAAATAAGACGCTAAATCTGGACGTGTTGTCGCAATATCATTGATGCCAATTGCAATTCTTTTGCCATTACAATATGGACATCGACACCCGGAAGTAAATGTATAAACAATACAATCATAGTCGGGGTGTTGACCGCTTTGACACTTTATCCACACCGTATTATGACAACCGTATCCAATCTCAAACGGATTAACTGTATTTTTGTCACTCCAATATTTTTGAATTGCATCATCACCCAAGTTATCTATTAACCATTGTCCGAATGAACTACATCCTCTACAAAACAATCTGCTTTGTCCGCCTGTCAAAGAACACAATGTCTTTGCTTCACTTTCGTGTAATCCGCGCGGGCACTTAAAATACCATTTCTTTCCAGACCTATAAGCAACATTTTCTGGACCGCAACCATTCAATTTATAATCCCACAAGTCTAACCAATCTTGATGATTATTATTCTTACACCATTCAGCGAATGAATATTTTACTTTTCTTTCTTTCATATATACTACCTCTTCAAATTATTAATCATTTTGTATTGTTAAACCACTGTTTAACAACCTTGTTTAAATCTTCTGTACGCTCAAATACCCAAAACATATCATTGTTATTTGGGTTCAAACCACACAGAATATATCTAAAACCTCTTTCGTTTAAATGCCTACGCATATTAACGTCATATGTTACATAAATACAAGACATAATTTCTTCTCCTTTTAAAATATATTAATTTTACATTTCTGTCCACACGTAGCAATTTTCAACCTGCGCGACAGATTCTCTGACACTTTGCACCTCTTCTTTGGTTGCATATTCATCAGAAATATTAAGCTCTTTAAGCTCATCAAGAAACGCCTTATCTTCCTTGGACATAGCGCCGTCGCTATCTTTGGTAGCGAGATTGATAGTCAACGCTCCGTCCACCGCTACAAGACCGTGGGCGTTGTCGGCAATCTTAACAGATACCTCGGGTACAAATAAACCCCCATCAACTGCCTTTAGTATATTTCCAGCAATAGGAGCAATAGAAATACCGATAGATTTGCCACCGTCGGAAGTATCGGCAATCTTAATAGTGCCGTCAACAGGCGTAAGATTGCTGAGCCCTCCGCCCGAAGCAACTTCGTCAATGCGCTCATAAATTTTCTTTTCAATGTCTCTTACAGCACCAACCGTAGTTACAGTTGTATACATTTCCTCCTCAGGAATTGTATAGGCATCTGTAACAGGCGCATAGATGGTTTGAAGCCACTCGGTTCTGTCGGGTGACATCATATAACCACTCTTGGTCTCTGCAACAAAATATACGACACCATCTGCCGCACAAGGGCACGAGGGTAAGTCTGCCTTGGTTGGAATTACTTTAATTCCCTCGGTATAAGGGTACTGACCTTTATATATCTCTTGTGTATCTTCACAGAAATAGAGGGCATTAGGATCGTATGTTTCACGTTTTAAATGTTTTTCTTTTGTCGTTTTGATAAACCGTACATTAGCCATTATACATCCTCCTCCCATACATATTCACTTTCTGTTTCATCTGCGGTCCATTCATCATATGGGTTTAAATCTGTGGGAGGAATGTGTGGCATATCCTCTGTAACCTCCTGAATAGTCCAAGATAAAATTTTTCTTTCATCAACTTCTGGCACATAAACCATAGTTGGTCCACTATTGCCACCACCTGGCGTGTTAGGTTCCAACTCCTCGGGCATCGGTGCAACCGGCACTCGGACATTATTAGTCAAAAGCCCTTGACCATCCTGAATGGACACCAAGAAATAGCCCTCGTGGAGCACTTCTTCAGGCACTCGGCACATATTGTTTTCGTCGAGGGGCTCTGGGTAGTTCCTGCCACGATAACTGAAGACGGCAGTCTTGGTGAGAGAGATGTTCCAATCAGGCGTGTTAAAGTTGAATTTGAATACGGTATTTGGATAGGAGTTGGCGTAAATTACGCCGGAAGTGAATCGGCGCATACGAGAGTTCGCGCAGTTAAATACAAAAATCTGCACGTCGCATCAACTCCTTTCTTTGTTATTAAAGTAAGTGGTTGTCCCACTTTTGTTTTGCTTCTCTTGTTTCTGGGCATTTCTTCCATACAAAAACGAGAGCATCTGGTCTTTGTTCGCTTGAAAATAAAATATCAAGCATAAAATCTGGACCAAGATGTTCCAAGTATTTCTTGACCTGAAGCATATTAGTCAGATAGACGCAGTCACTCGGTTCGTAACTTTTGCCCGTAATTTTACTTGTAATCATTTATCTTTTCTCCTTTTTATCAGCGTAAAAAATAGGGATATCGACTAAATCTTATTCAGATGTAGAGATATCCCTATCAGTTATAATTACTTCTACATCCTCTGTTAGGATAACTTCTTCTAATTTGTTTTTAAACGCGTCTTGGCATGTTGAACTACAAAATCCATTTTCTTTGTATGAAATAGGAGATAGTAAACAGCCTCGGCAATATTCATAAGTAAGTCCGCAGTTGCGGCAAATATGTTTCTTCATATAATTCACCTACTATTAAACATATAAAAAAGAGTGGGATTCCCACTCTTAATCATTTTGTTGTGTTTTAGATAATATTTCATGAATTTTAGAGTCAATAATCAACTGATATGATTCGTCTGTTTCAGACCAATATGGTATAATTAAATATTCATATCCCTGCCCGATAGCATATGCTTGCTTATAATTATCTTTCCACCGCTGATATTCAAATGCCTCCTCTGGCGTAATATTATAATGTTTAGCCTTTGATTTTGCCCAGCCCGTCACTTGATAATGCTGTACCCCGTGCACTTCGATAATTAACTTAACTCCATTAGATAAAACAATTTCATTATCATATGGCATATTACACGATGTTTTTGGGTTCTTGCAATGCAAACTGCAGTCAAATTCATGCTTCATCGTTAAACAATATTTTTCTTCAATATATTTTTCAACCAGCCTTTGTAAGCGGCTTTTGGAGTTGTTACGAGCACATTCCGGGCAACCCTTGTTGTCAGCACGCGAATCGGCGGTAGCTTGCCATTCGCATCCACAATCCTTACATTTCCACCAATAAAGTTTTCCAGAATGTAATAATATATCGGAGGGTTTTAAGTCGTTATTTTTTTCAATCAAAAACTCTTCCGCCAGTCTTGGATTAACATCTGCCAAAGAACCTCTTTGCAAAATATCATTTGTCGTCTTGGTTTGAACTCGCTTTGCTTTGGCACACTCTGGACAACCATTTCCAAAAGCACGATTGTTAATTAGCGCCTTCCAACTGTGGCCACATTCAGAACATATCCAGTATGCTTTGCGATTCGCCATTGGAGTTACATCGTAAGGCGTCAAAGGATAATTTTTATCATAATCCCATTCATTAATAAAATCATATCCAGAATCCCATAAGGAACCGCCGTCTTCTAACAACTTAGCAACACGATTTTCTGCTTTAATTTTTGAAGTGCACGACTTGCAACCGTGACCAGCAACTCTCTCCGACACTTTAGCTCTCCACTCGCGACCACACTCAGAGCATTTCCACCAAACCTTCTTGATAGAATGAATGGTTAAAGAATTAATATCAATACCAATGTTTTTATCCATCATAAATTCACTAGCTATGTCCGGGCGTGTAGTTACTAAATCATTAAACCCGTGCAAAAGAACCCTACCCGCACAAACCGGACAACCCGTATTGTGATTTGTGCGATTATTCGGCGATGCGTCCCAACGATGACCAAAAGAGTCTCTCCATGCATACTTTTTATCACTACCATACGCCACATTCTGCATCGATACATTATTAGACTCGTCCCATTCATCAATCATATTGGGTTTATTATTTAAAATACACCAATCATATAAGCTCAAAGTCATTTTCATAAAACATTACCTCATATCTTTATTATACCTCTTTAAAAATAAACAACAGAAAGAGAGCGGCGAGGTAAAACCACTCTCTTGTCAATAGAGTTAATTACTCTCTATCTATTCTGTTGTATATATTATATCATAATCATTTTGTATTGTCAATATGACAAAATATACAAAAATTTTACGAAATTATTGTTGATAATTATGCAATAAGGTCTTCGCCTCTAACGATAATAATATCAACAAGCTTTCTGTCTGCAGAACAGTATTCAGGCATAATTCTGAATTCTGCTCCGTGCTGAGAATCTCTCTGCATTGCCCATTCTGCCTCGCCGTTCAACTTACCACGGAACACAAGGAAAGCATAGTAGAGCTCTTCATTACAAAGTTCACGTAAGAGAACCTCTGCGGTAACATTAAGAAGTTCATTAGAAGCGTCTGCAAGAGCTGTAATCTGCTCGCCATTTGCTACTGCAGTATAAACAACAAGGATCTTGTCACCCTCTGCAAGAGTAACACCTGTAATTTTGCCTTCTGCGTAGGTGTAATCAGTTGTCACAGCAAGAGCCGCAGCATTAGTAAAGCTACCATCTTTGTTAAGTTTGTAAACCTTAGAAACTGTGTCTCCAGAAAGAGTAGCACCAAGGGCTGCCTTCTTATCTGCGCCAACAGTAAGAATGTCATACTTGGTGAACTCGGCGCCAGTAACAGCCTCAGCTACACCACCAACCTGCTGAGCAAGAAGGCCAGTATTAAAGAAAGCGTTACTAAAACCGAAAGTTGCGCCTCTACCATTTTCAAGCACCATCGCAACATTGTTTCTTGCGTCAACAATATCTTCGGTTTCTGCGGTAAAATTAAGTGTGGGTTCCGTTACCTGGTCGCAAATCATAGCTACTTCGCCAGCGGTAATACCCTTCTTAGAGTTTGTTGCAGCATAAGTACCTGCAACACTGAGTACTCTATCAAGTGCATATTGTGCCATAATATATTCCTCCATTTAATAAATTATTTTAATATATAAAACGCCATTAATTGGCGCCTTCTTTAAGAATTGTTTTATTTTTCGTATTTGATTCTTCTGTAATATCTCTTGTCCAATCGAGAACTGTCTTATCCATACGTTTTGTGTCAACGAAGCCGGAATACATCCCGCCAAGGGCCGCATCTGCTTGAACAATAATCTGTACACGATTGATCTGATTCATAAATTCATACAAGCCCATATTACAAATATACTCTTTTGTATACCCTTGTCTGCCCTGAAGGGAAGACACTAATGGCACCAAAAATGACTTATATGGTTTATCCTTATTACGTTGAGCCGCCTTACGATCTTCGTCAATCAACACTTTGCGTGTAATAGCATTGCCTGCCTTATCAACCTGTTTTTTGAATCCATGCATTTTTCGTATATATGTAACCAACACTTCATAAATAATGGAGTTCATAACAATAGGTTTCCCGTTTTCATCAGCTTGTTCGTTAATCAGAACAACCTCATCACTATCTTTCAGTTGATGTGGTCTAAACTTAGTTAAATCCAAGTCTCCAAGCAACGGTTTAGTTTTATCTGGCGTTAAAGATTGACAAAGCATCATAAACAATTGAAAATCTTCAACCTTCATATAATCCAATTTCATATCATCAAGCGCAACTTTCATTGTGCTCGGGCTCGCCGTAAGAGTTTGTGCCATTGAAAAATATTCAGCCTCATTATAGTTGGCAATATCTCCGATTGTCGGCTGATACAAAGTAATACCATTAGCAATCTTAATATCAGAACCGAGATATAATTTGAGTTCATCTACCTGAAAACCTTCCATAACCTACCTCCGATAATCGTAAGGATTAGTTCTAAGAGGTTTAGTAGAATTATCATCAATGAGTTCAAACTTCAATGTGCGAGTACAAAAATCATTATCCGCAATACCTTCTTTGTTGCTCACGAGTTCCATTTGTGGGCCAAGACAATTGGACAAGTTAAAAATATCTCGAATGAGATATCCAAGTAAGTCGTGCCGTTTCATACCATATTGGGTTTTCACCAAACTTTTATGTACAAACACCACAAACTGCACATATTGAGACTTCATTACTTGATTATTGGGCGTGCGACCCATATCGTCAACTATAAATGTAATGAAATTTTTAGAGACATCCTGCGTACCGGGGATACGAAGAAAACTAAAAATATTTTCGTCCACATAATCCTCTGGAGTATCGGGACTTAAATTTGGATTATCCAAAATCTCTATAATATCCTCATCAGAGTAGAGGATTTGTTCAATAAGACGTTTCTTGCGAATGATGTCATCATCAATCTTCTGAATATCACGCTTCATTAAATCACCTCCACACTAACTTCTGCCGTACTACCATCAGATCCAAGAACCTGAATAATAAGTACGGTACCAATAAGGTTGTAGTTTAATGCAACCTTCAACTTGAGTTTTTCACCATCACGCTCAATAGTGTAATTGGTGTCACCACCAATGTCACCATTTTCATCGCTAACGAGCCATTTGACAACCGTCGTTCCCTCAACACTGAATACAGGTGTAAAGGTTTTATAAGAACCGCCAACTTTGACGGTAGGCTTAGTACCAGAGAAGGTAATAGACGCTGTGCCAGAAAGCTCTTGCTCGATGTCGGGCTCTGTGGGCTCCACACTGCCTGCGTAGTAATTAGCCAACATCAAATCTGCGTTGTCGTGAGCAGGATCGAATGTCTGCTGACTCAACACAAATTTGGTTATGCCAATGGGCATAGTGTCAACAATGTTGCCGACACCAAAACACAAAGGAATCTTACGACCGTAGTCAGAAATCAAAAATCTCTGATTGTGGTCGATTAACTGCGTGTCCGCGTTGGTTGCCATCCAAGCAATCGCGTTGCCATTGACCACGGAGGTATATGAATTCTCATCAACTTCGCGCGTCGAACTGCCATTGCGAAGAACGCCAAGATGATAATAAATCTTACCATCAGATACCCAGCCGAACTTCCAGTTACATTCATTAATGGCGTATTGCCTGAACTGAGGTCTCTCGTCAAGCATTGTGATTAACCACCATTTCCACTCTCCATCCTCGTCAGCCATATAAACATATGAACCGACGCCGATGTCTGGGTTGCGCTTTTCAGCACCATGACGGAATTGAAGATGGTATGCGGGCTCATCTGCGCCAGCTTTTTGGTAGGTGTCAACATTGAATTTAACATCGATGAGTTCATGCTTGTCTGTAACTTCAGGCAAGCCTCTGCTTACCTTAACCACATAAACACGTCTGAAGTTCGGGTCTCGATCCCAAGTTTGCTCAATTACCATATTGGACTGCATACGGAGCATTTCACTCATATTTGCGCCCCTGTGAGCCATACGGCTTTTGTAGTGCTCAAACATCAGGAATCACCGCCTTTTAAGGTGTCTACCAGATTAGCAGCGTCGAGAATACATTTACGAAACTGCCTTGGATTTTGACGGGCGGTCTCCAGATTACCTACAATAGTAAGTACCTCGGGCTGGAAACCGAATAGAGCATTTGAGCCGAGGATTTGATTAATTAAGGTTTGAATTGTTGCATCTACAAAAGGACTATTGTCATCCCATAAGTAGAGGCAATTAATTATTGCGCCATAGAAGTAGCGCTTTTGTTTTTCAATTTGATTCGACGGGATATTTTCATAACAATTTTTCATAGCAATACCCCTCAATCGTTGAAATAGTCGTTGTTTAAATATGTTCCACGGCAGAAAAGCAAGTCGGCGTCTTTGCGAAGTTGTTCGTCAAGAGCACGCAGTTCTGCAAGGTGGTTTGCTTGGGCGTAATCTGTAATATTTCTTAATTGTGTCGCTACTACAATTAAGCATTCATTTTTGCTAAATATTTTTCTTTTGCATATAAATATTTTTGATATTTTCTTTCCATATGAAATTCATTATTATCGTACATCCAATTTAAAAATGTCAAGCTAGATTTGTTGCCACATGTTTTCAGAACGAAGGTATTACTGTCTTTGCATTGTTTTGGATGCACAATAAAGTGTTTGCAATTCAATGTTTGTAAAATTTGCGATAAACTCTCGCAAAAGTCTTTGGTGCCAACCACAGAGGTATATGTTTTCTGATGTTTTTCATTATAATGCAAACTGCCATCACCATCAAAATAACCTCTAATAAAATGAGGCATTAAATCATCTGTAATGAATTTTGGAAATTGTATAATTAAACTTTTATTTTGCACAACTCCAAGCTCTTCTAGTCGCAAAGACATGCGTTGGTCATTAATGCATAATATATGTTGATCTTTATGCCTTGAGTCCTTCTGTGACAATCGATGAATTCTTATTGGACCCTCGTATTCAACTTCACTCTTCATAAATTCAACAACATCTTTGTCTTGTTCTTGTAACGACAAGGTAATTGCATAGTGATCAACATGATTACATCCGTCTGCGTATAACATACCTAGTAGATATGCTTTGTTTGGATTATCTATCTTGTCAAAATAGTATTCATTTAGTCCATATCGGCGATTATTCTCCGAATATGTCCTAACATGTTCGCCACGTTTGCGTAGTGTTTTGACAATACAGCGATCTCTAATTAATAATTGCTCACAAATATAATCTTGCGTATTACCATCTTTGTATAGCTTGACAATTCTATCATACAATTCCTCGCTAAAGGAATTATAAACCCTATCTACAGAATTATTCTTTAAAATCAATCTTATATCTTTTTCTTGGGTTTCAAAAATATTTATAATATCATCAATACAAACATTATTTTTATACATATCAATAATTTGTTTTTCTTCTTCAATTGTAAAAATATTCATACCTATTACCTCTCTCGAAAGTTATAAATATAGAAAAAGAAGACAGTAATTTTGTTATCGAGAGTAACAAAAGATAGCGGCCAAACTATTGTCCTGCCTTCTTTAACTAACATAAAATGAATTTTTCTCCTGCTTTCACAAGAGCATAGACTATATCATTCACCATAATCATTTTGTACTGTAAATATTATAACATAATATTTGAAAAAGTCAATATTATTATACAATTATTTACAAATTATTTACAAAATAACCTTAGGCGTCCTTCACTTCGGGGCGCTTGCCCCTACGGGTATTTCAACCCATAGTCGTTGAGGGTGACACTATTCGTATCTTCCCTGCTGATTGCCCAATTTATAAATTTCTTAAACCACGCCATATGAGCATATTTCATCTCTCTGTTTTGGCATTATAACTCTAAGGGTTTTCCAGCATATTCGAAGGAATGCACTGCAATGTTTCCAAATACAGCGAACTGTGGACACAAGTCCCAATTTTGTTTCTTTGCCCGAGTAAACCTGCTGTGCCAAAGTCACAGACCTAATCTGTGGAGCAAGCCAACCTCGAACCATATGTATGGAAAGTATTTTCTGGTCTCTGTCGGAGATATCAAAGTTGAATTGCTTCAACTCTTCGTCTTTATCGGAGAAGTCATACTCACCAACAACGGGCTCGACAATAGCATCCATAAGCCAGTCGTGGAGCATTATTTCAAGATCCTCTTCAGGCAGTTGTGCCAAAAGAGGATCAGTTATTTGTGCTAATGCACGGTTATAAATTATTTCATAGGAAGTCATCTAAGACACCTCCCTATATTAGTTAATCATCATCATCAGTTCTGTACCAAGAGTCTCATCGATAGCCTTAATAATTCTAAGGTCATAAAGCGTGCCGTCCTGAATCATAGCATAAGCCATATTCTGAACAGTAGACTTCATACCGGGGTTAAGCTTCTTAAGCTGAGCAACAAACTGTCTCTGAGGAAGCTTAAACAATGCCTTGATATCAATATTCTGAAGTTCAGAATAAAGTTTGCCAAGTTCAGCGTTCCACTCCTCTACAAGTTCCTCGTCCTCGATAATAATCATAGGCTCGAAGAGATACTTGTGACGCTGTGCCTTCCATGACAGAAGATCCTGATATTCTACCTCTGCGACATCGCCCTCGTTTAACCATCTGTATGGCGTGCGGGTCTTAGGTCCAATAAGAATAAGTTCTCCGAATTTAACACTTCTACAAGTGATATATTCGCCTGGCTCATGTTTAATTACCTTAGCAACCTTTTTAGGCGTAGGCTTTACTTCTTCGACGGTTTCACTCTCAATGATCTCGTCGGTTTCAACTGCTGACTTTTTTGTATTTGCCATAATAATTTCTCCCTTTTGTCCATATGTTAATTAAAGATTATATAATCTCCCAAACGCCGAATACGGTGTTAAGAATAACATTGATACCCATCTTATAGAGTACTTCGTACTCGTAAGACATATCTCTGTTAACATCTCTGTCAGTAACCTGTGAAATCTGAGTCTCGCCATAATTCACAAGTTTTATAAATTTATTCGCTACGCTAGTAGGAATAATGTAAAGTCTGTCGGTATCGAGCTGATACTCAACGGTTGCGCTATTGATATTAGCACCTCTCTTAAGACCCTGACCGATCTCTGCAACAGAGAAGCCCTCGAAGTTGCCAAGGATACCAGCATTGTTGTAGTATTCCTTCTTAGCAGACTCAGGAAGCCAATTTACATCAGCCATAGCGGTAAGAGAAGAAAGGGCGGTACGAGCACCAAAGATAGTAACCTCGGAGCCAGTTGCCATAGAAATATCCTGACAAAGCTTTACAAGAGTTGCCTTGTTGGTAGTGTCAAGAGCACCGTTCTTAACCCAGTTTGCACCAAGATTCTCTTTAGCACCTCTAAGAGCTGCGTAAAGAGCGTCGTAGAGATAGCGGTTCATAGCCTCAGCTACCTTTGCAACGAAGGAAGCCCAGTCCTCGGCGCCAGTAAGTACTCTCTCAAAATCTGCATAGATCTTAAGACCGAACCACTCACCAGCAACGGAGAAGTGTCTGCCTCCTGCAAGTCTCTGTCTAATCATGTTGTGGTGATTACCGCTTACCTTAGATACGCTAAGGATTGCGTCGTCTTCAACATAGAAGTCGTTCTCATCACCAAGAGCGAGGTTCTTTACCTCAACGAACTGCATGAAGAAGGGATTCTCCATCCAACCAGAAATCATAAGTTCCTCGATAGTCTCCTCAATAAGAGTGAATACGAGATCCTTGTTTGCGCGGATTGCACGCTTGATTGCCTGAGGTCTGTCAGTAGGCTCAATACCAAGAGCAGCTCTGAACTTCTCAACAATCTTCTTATTAGCTTCCTTGGGAGTACGATCCTTTACTTCGCCACGAGCAACGTCAGAAAGGAGTTCGCTAAACTGAATAAGAGCTTCGTTATCATTACCGAAAGCATTTTGAACAGTAGTATTAAAAGTCATTAAATTCTTCATAATCATTTCCTCCTTTCATTAATTACGCAACAGTGTAACCGTCAGCATAAGAAACAGTTGCACCAATTTCGGGAGCAGTGCCACCAAATGCATCAACAGATACAGTAAATACGTCGTGCTTATACATAGGGTACATTCTTGCTCTATCACCCTTTGCATTGTAGTAGTTTGCAATATCCTGATATACCTTCAAGAAATCGTTGGGCATAGTTTCGGGATTGTGAACGAAGTAACCCTCGCAGTCCTTGGTAAGTTCAAATCTAACCATAGTGCGACCAGGGTGATTAACAATCTCAATTACCTTTGCCTCAAATTCACCAGCGAAGTCACTAACAGTGTAGTATTCGCCTTCCTTGTACGCGCCAACAGCAACAATCTCGCCGTTGTCTCTGTCCTTATCCATCTCACCAGAGAGGATGTGACCTGTGCCATAAACAGCAGAAACTCTAGAGATTTCTGCGACCCAGTGCTTATTAATAAGATCCTGTGCCATAAGTTTGTCCTCCTAAATAAATTTTATTTTTTGTTTTCGATATTAAAAAGAGCATTGGATTGCTCTCGTTTAATCATTTTGTGTTGTGATTAATCAAAAAGTTTGTCATATGCTTTTGGTTCTTCATCTTTTTCTTTTGCAGCACCAAAATTATGAGTTTTAGGTTTCTTCTTACCGTCGTTCTTCGCACTAAATTCCATAGTAGATTTCATATGTGCGGCAAAGATAAGATCTGCCTTTGTGGAAATTTCCTCGACAGAATACTTGTCTACATCGGCTCTAAGTTGTGCAAAATCCTTATTTCCTGCAAGACACTCATATTCCTCTTTGTCAAGAATATCGGTCTTCTTGGCCTTAACAACGGAAGCATCATATGTTTCCTTAAATTCCTTAAGTGTAGCATAATCTGCCTTTAATGCATCAAGAGCATCCTTTTCTGCCTTCGAAAGCCACTCATTGAATACTTCAACCTTGTTTTCTCCGAGAGCAACATTTTCACCGTCTCTGGAGTAATCTTGTCTATAATATTTGTCTTCCATAGCATCGCAATAAATAAATTTATCATCGTATACTTCAAGAATCCAAACATAATAATATCCATCGTCGGATGTTGCGGATAAAAGACTATAAAGTGCAGAGCGAATATCATCGTGGCTTAGCTCATACTTAAGCACGAACTTCTCTGCGGGTTGTTCTACAACTGTTTCGGCTGGTGTCTCAACTTCTGCAGCTTCCTCAATTACAACCTCTGCAGACTCTTCGTCGGCTGGTTCTTCCTCGTCCACTTCCTCGACCACCGTCTCTTCAACAGGCTCGGTCTCTTCTGTGGCCTCTTCAAATGCTTCCTTAAAAGCAACTTCAAGTTCTTCATCACAGAGATTTTCGTACTCAAAAGTTACTTCGTCAGCAGTCTTGCCATATTTAGCAAGCAATTCTTCAAACTTGTTCATAACTTTTTCTCCTCCTTTCTCTGAATTCTGATTTTTATCATTGAAACTTTCAAGCGTTGTATTAAGCTTTTCAAGTATTTCAATCAACTTATCTTGGCTTTCTGCAGAAAACATACTATTCTTTTTGGCGCTAAAGTCATCAATAGTAATTTTACTGCCTTTCATGCCTTCCTGGATTTCCGTGACACCATCTTGCTCATATCCGAGGATAGTTACGCCAGAGAAACGGAATTTATCTATGGATAAATAATCCTCGTCGCAATTATAACTAAGTTCCTCTACGGCAATTTCTACCGAGCACTTACAAGTTCTGCGTCTCTCAAGGATTTCTGCGGCTTTAGAATAATCAGAGAATATTGTTCCGCTAACCATAAGGTAGTTTTTGCCTTCTTCTGCGTCATATTCAAGATAAGGCTCCTCGGTCTGAGATATTACTCCAATGGGTTGCTCAATATACTCTATGTCGTCACCATCGTCAATCACCTTCATATCGTGAGCACGAAACTCGTACTCGCCGGTATCAGTTTTGTAAATAGCGCCAAGAATAGGTCTGCCTTTAAAGGTGTACTTATACTTATTCATATTGTCATCGGTAATGCCAGATTTATTTCTGTTTTTGCCTGTGTGACAAGATTTAAGCTTTACAGCCATTAAACCATCAGTATTTGTGCTATCAGCTTCAAATGTACCAAAAGACTGTACAACCAAAGGTGCACCAAACTTATCTGCACTAAAAAATTCAAAACGGTTGTCTTTACAGAAATTATAAAGGTCGTCCAATGTATAAAATTTTCTCGCCATCTGTATCATCCTCCTTTCTTAAATAATAATATGTGTACTCCGAAAGGAGATCACAGACTTAATTTGTCATCATATATAATCTTGGTTTTATCCACGGAGTCAAAATTGAGTCTCTGCGGCACTTCATTTAAGAATGTATATACACTTCCAATATTAGAGACGAGTTTAAAACCGAATGCAATTAATTTATTCGCAGTTTCAGTATCAGTAGTTTTAATAAACTTTTTCTCCATAACATCACCTCATTACTCGGTAACTTCAATAGCAGTCAAAACACCGGTATCGTCTACTGTAATTCTAAATTTCTTCGTACTACCCTCAGTACTAGAGTTTAATATAAACTCTTTGTTTGCTATTGCATTATCAACATACTCCTCGGTAGCAAGTCCAACAACACTAGGTATCGTTGGCTTGTTGGTTAAATCATTGTAGTTACCACTGAAATTAGATTTGGCATTCCAAGCGGTCTTTTCTGCGTCGGTAACAACTCTGTGAGTAGCATCTTCTGCCAAACTAGCCAAAGTCGTAGGAATAGTTGTCGTATCAGGCAATGCTTTAACATCTGATGCACTCAATGTAACATTCCCACTTAAAGCTTTGCCATTAACTGTACGGGATGTAGGAACTGCGCCCACATCAGAAGCACCAAGAGAAATGTTTGAACTTAATGGTTTATTGTTAATAGTCGTTGTCTTATCGACCTTGTTACCAAGTGCGGTCTCCATCTCGCCTAATGAATTAAATTCCTCAGAGGCACTACCAACAACATCATCAACTGCCTCTTTTACATATGCCTCTACATCAATATCTCCAACTGCTGCTTGAGCGATTGCTTTATCGGTATACTTTTTAGCAAGTGCTAATGTAACTAAATCCATACAATCACCCCTTATAGTTTAATCCAACCTGCTTCTGTAAGCATAAATGCATTGCCAGAACTAGGGCAAAATGCCTCGCTACCAACAGAAAACTTATCGTGATTTTGGAGAGATGTTTTTGTAGGATCTGCTTGATTAATAGGCAGGGTGGTCGCTTCTGCATCGTTCTCAAGAATAATGGATGCAAAATCACTAGCAAGTCCCTGTCCTCCAAATTGTTTAATTGTAGCCATAATCATATTCTCCTGTCATTATTCATTATCATTTTTGTTTTGATCTCTATCTTCGAGACCCTCGTCACTAAGCTCTCCTTCAGATTTTTCAGGAGCTCCACCTTCTCCACCAATGCCGCTTTGAGTATTGGAAGATACAAGAGGATTAGTCCATCTTTCCGTACCAATCTTCAAAAGCTGTCTCTCAAGGAAATCCATACCAAAGCTCTCCTGAGGATTAGCTCCAGCCAGAGCCGCAAGTTTAGTCTTAACAGGAAGCCCCAGACCAGCAAGTTTAGTCATCTTCTCAATCTCATCATCCATAAAGTATGGCGACACATCGGAAAATTCAACTGCAACAGTCTCGACATTATAGTTGTACTTCAAATAGAATTTTAACCATGCATTTAACTGTGGTGTTAAACTCATAGCATCCTCACACTCAGCCTTAAGTGCTAACTTGAATGACTGACTGTTGGTAATCTTGTTGGAATTCAAGATGATGGAACCATTTGCTTCAATAAGGTTGCTATAAGCTTTACTAAGGACATTAACATCACTAGCATCATTATCTTTAAACTCGATAACATCTAGATCGAGAGGAGAGAGAGCGTAAGCAACATTGTCCGGCAGGGCATCATTAATCTTTTTCATAAACGAAAGTGCCAAATCCAAATCCACCGCAAAGTCGTCAGGGTTCTTCGATCCAGCAATAGTATCGAGTTTTCCCCAAATCATTTTATAGTTAGAAAGATTGTCTATCTCGTCCTGCGCCGCCTGTAAGTCAGTAACAGAAATTACCTGCTCCATCAGACCCGAAAGGGGAGGAATAGAGTAATCAAGATTATCAGGATCAACCTTTTGACAAAATGTTTTTTCTATAGGTAATTGTTTCCACTTAATATTATCTCTTTGGAATTCATTATACAAAGTAGTAAATACTTCATCATAATATTCCAACTGCTCCTCGTTACCTCTGAAATAAGACATATCAAATAAGAAACCGGGCACACCATTATCAAATGACGCACACGATATTTTGCAACGGTCGGGGTCTAATGGGTGAATATAAAAACTGCCCTCGCCCTCGGGGTCTCCGTAACAAAATCCATATGATACACCATGCTTCCACGCCAGAAGGTTCATTTTAAGTATTTGAGACTTCATATTCATATTTGTAACAATATTAACGACACGCTCATACTCTTTGAGAATAGACTCCTCGTCATTCTCCTCAATCATACTAACAATAGGATAAGCGCTCCACACCTTGCAATTCATTTGGTGTGCCTTAAATCTAATCATACGACGATAAACATGAGAAATTGTGTAAAGATAATTACTAAGTTTTCTCAGGTTATTGTTGTTTGATTCAGTAGCAGGATTTCTCAAATATGTTCTGAGCGTCTCTCTACTATATGTTGTGGTGGTTCTATTCGGAATTTTTTCTGGATTAAACAATTGTAAAACATTCTTCAATTCTTCGGCGAACTGCTTTATCTGTGTTCGTTTTTCGTCTTCTTTTAATTTTTGAATTTTTTCTTTAGTTTCCACGGCACTTCACCATCCTTTCTATCCGAAAATTTTATCAATGTGTTTTCCATTAGAAACTACCAATTTATCAAGTATTTGTTTATGATCTGGCTTCTTTCTCGTTACTAAACTTTCACGACGCAATTGCTGCAACACCCAGGCAGCCATCGCCATAACATAAGCACGGTCGTCATGAAGTTTGCCAACTTTGTCTGGCGCCAAATCATATCTAACATTGCCGTTAGATTGTTTAAATTTATATATATTAACAAGTTCGTTTTTCATAGCATCAATTTGTTTCAATGCTATTTCTTCGTCGGCGTCCAAATGATATTGCTCTCTAATAATTTCAATTCCTTGTTTCGCCAATTCTTTTACTTCTTTTTCCGTTGGCTCTTCATATCGCAAGGTCTTTTCTCCGGTTTTGGTATTTAAGTTATACATCAACACAATATACCCACGATTATCATATTCACTTGGCCACTCGATGAGGTTCATATTTGTCATCTCAATGAGTGCCGTAAACATTTCAACTTTATATTTAGATGGCTGAATTAGATGAAGTTTATCTTTAATTGCATTTGGATACAAACCTACTTCATCTGGGCTATAATCTTTATCAATCAAGCCTCTATGCATATTGCCATCATCATCTTCCCAATCTTCCCATAAGAAGTCACAAATATTAACACCTGCACCACCAGAACCTGCGTCCACGCACATACTGAGAATGTTTTCATAATCCGCCTTACCTTCACCATTATATGCCAAAAGTAGTCGTTTGAACTCTTTAATTTGATTAGGTGTTGTCATCGGAGTCTTATTGCGCTTCTCTAAATTTATGAGATTTACAACGTTTTGAACTCTCATCTTCCAACCAACTACTGGATCTTTGTAATACTCTGGAATGAAAATTACAGAGTTATCTTTCGAACGAGCAGGGTCGTACATTAAGCCCCATAAACTATTGCCATCTTCATTTCTAAGCTTTGGCGGTCTTGTAACAGAGTTTCTAATAATATCCGCTCTCTTAATAATCTGACCTTCACCACCCTCGGAAGTGAAAATATTTCTATATTCACGCATGGCTGCTTCTTTATCTTCACGCATGGCTTGGTCCACTTTTTCTTGTGTCAACAATGGTACGGGCCATAATTTGTTGTGAACCGTCGCATTAATAATAACATCGCAAGAAATGTCTGCGCAAAAATACCTCTTATCTCCTGCAAACATACGGAGAGAAAATTCTTTATATTTCTTGAAGAAGTACTGATCCGTTCGACCGGCAGAAGAACAATATAATAATTGGTTGGGGAACGGAATTGGTTCTGCCAACACATCGTCCGCATTAAAATCTTTACCCATTTTGAATTCCGAGTTCTGAGTTGTAAACGGCTCAGAAGTATGGAACAACTCATCTGCTGCATTCATTGCTTCATCATATACATTGAGATTTGAACGTTTCATATGTTATCTTATTGGCTTTTTATCCAATAATTCTTACAGTTGTATTTTCTGTAAGTTCGGCGTACCTTTTCACCTTCGACTTTACTCGGTCAGGGGCGAGAACTCTTGGATTCATTATATTCTGCAAGGCAGGTTCAGAATCTACGCTCTGCGTGTGACTATGCTTTTAAACACAGCCTTCCACTCGGATTTCCATTTCAGGATTCCCGTTTTCTTTCTCGCTTATAAAAGAACCACTCATTTCTGAATGGCGAAGCAAACGTTGTTCAATATCTAAATGTTTATACAAATCAATTGTTTTTTTATATTTTCTTTCTAAATACTCCGATTTGTTATTGTATATATAATATAAAAAATTATGAGTATTTTTCATACCGCCTATAACTAATTTCGGCGCTTTATCTTTCCATCTTGTAATATAAGAACAAATTCCATTTTCGTATAATATCGACCTCAAATCATTTAAAAAATCAATTGATCCGCATGTAAAATTTGCCGCAATGCTTGATGGTCCATTTTTCTTTTTGTTTTCGCAAACACAACCATCTCCATCGAAATAACCACGAATAAAATCCGCATATAAATTTCTATTAATATTTGGAAAACGTATGGTCATTGTCTTGTTTGGAATAACGCCATGCTGTCCTAAATCATGTACCAACTTACTTGAATAAAACCGAATTTGACACGTATCATACATCTTGTTATTTAAATTACATTTTCTAGTATCAAAAGACACATTCACGTTGCCATCTAGCGTTTTGTTAAATTTTCTTAAATGATTTGCGTCTGACGCTTGTAACTTAATCGACAACTCACAACTATTTGTCCGAGTATCAATGGCAACTCCGCCATCTGCATAAATAAATCCAAGCCAATACGCCTTTTGAGGTGTGTCGATATTCTCAAAAAAATCATGATTATATACGTACTTATCTTTCTTTAATCCAAGTCTATTGATTTTTAAGTCAATTGCCGCCTTAGTTCTATTTAATTGTTCAGACAATTGTTTGTATGTCATTGTTTTATAATTATCTTTTAAAAACTTAATTTCTTCATCTGTCCATTGTTTACTCATTATAGGTTCCTCCTAAGATTTAATTTTATAATAAGCATTAATTTTAAAAATTTACTTCTGTTATTGTCGAAAGCGCCGTTCAACGTAAATACTTGGGAACCGCCATACGTTCTTACGGTATAAGAGGCGGGATTGTGTACCCATCCAGTCGAGTTCGCTTGAGATTTTACAACATTGCTTTGAAATACATCATTTAAATTGGTAAATGACGCAATATTTTTCATCGCAAACTGTTCCATCTTGGTAAAGAGCTCGATTGACTGAGAACCAACGCCAGCAAGTATATAAGCCTTAAATCCGGGAATTAAAAGCATTTTTGCCATAATAAACAAAGCTGCAAGCAGAGACTTACCTCCATTACGGCTCATTGCCCATACTACAAATGGTTTATTCCAAGAACTATCGATTAAATATCTCTGATAGTCCATTAACTGTACATTAAAAACTTCTTCGATAAAACGAGATGGGTTTCTTCGTCCCCACTGAAGGAACTCTGCCAAATCTAATTTTTCCCGATATCGTTTGGTTGTCATATTATATAGATTTGGTTTGACAAATATCCCATACTCTCCAAAGGTATCTTCGAGCTCATCGCATAAATCCTTAAAACCCTCAAAACAATCTTCAATGCAGTTTTCTAATATTTGTCGTTCAGTCAAAATGATATCACTCATTATCAATCACCTGCCCAAACTCATCAATTAAACCTTTCTCTTTTAAAAATTCTTTTAAATCTTTATTTTCTACAAGTAACAATCTCGCGCGCTCGTTAGCCTTGTCTAATTTCTTTTGAAGTTCATCAACTAACTCACGTCTGATATTGGCAATTGTATTCATCGTATTTTCGTCAAAACCAATTTGGTCTACCTGTGCCTTAGCACTAATTTCAGCAACCTGTCTCATACCCTGACAATAATCAATATCATACATATTAATTTTTGCATCTCTGAAACCAATCAAATCCAATTCCTTCATCTTTCCGGTAAGGGTGTTTTGACCTTTCGATTTACTATTATTGAAGTTCACAGAGATGCCATTGTCCTTAGCGAGTGCGTTTGCTCCACTAAGTAGTTTAGATATTGTATCAGAATGCTGCTTAATAGTGCCGTTATTACTATTTAATTTCTTAGTGTCTGCCAATAATTCATTGATAGCGTCATTCAATTTTTGAATCTGATTAAATGCCTGTACAATCTGAATAACGGCGTTCATCTTCATACCATCGTTCTTGGTTTCTTCATCGATGAAGCTGATTATCTGAGCATATAACACAGGAAGGTCTTGCTCGACTGGGTAATTTGCAAACGGATCATAACCAATAAGACGAATCAAATCTCGCTTATTAGTTTTACACTCATCTAGAACTTCGGGAGTCATAGTGGACGCAATTTTATCCTCAGTGTCGGGCTTTACAGACGTACCCTCTTTAAACATATCACTATTTCTCCAACGCTCCCCATTATATTGTGGTAGCTTAACATTTTTAATATACGCCGACCACACATTGGTCTTAGGTTGCTTCAAGGTCGGGTCATGCACTTCGTTATAAGACGAATCCCATAATTTCTCCTTATATGGCAAATCCATTCTTTCAAGTGCATCACACAACGATGCTTTGGTAACTTCACCATACTGTCCGCTTTTACTATTATAATTTCTAGCAATTTTCTCAATGCACAGCTTACAAAAAGGATTGACACCTACGCCATTAAACGGATCTGTCGTAGTATAAAAAGATGTTTTCTTCTTTTTCTCGCCACAACAATAGCATAGATACTCTTCCTTTTCTTCTGCTGCCTTTTGTGTAGTTGTCGCCATCGACTTCTTCGGGGCACTCTTGCCCATAGCTTTACCTGCCATAGATATCACTCCTTTCTATAAATTTCGAGGAGCAATTAGTCTAATTCGATCTCTACTTCGACATCAAATTTAACCTCAACCTCTGTTTCTGCCTCTCTCTTTGCTCTCGCTTCCTCAATCATCTGATTGTAGTCTGCCTGAAACGCCGAGTTATTCTCAAAAACAAGAACACTTCTATCGGGCACAATCACGTTATCCTCATTTCTATAAGGCTTTATGTCCACAACAATGTTCTTGTGACATTCGCAACCCTCAGACATAGGGGTCGCACAATAAGGGCAAAACTTAACTTCGCCGTTAAGCTTTAAAAGTTTACGAGCCATTTTGGGGTCAAACACGAGTTGGCTCTTCTTTGTTTTGTTATTCATAATTTCTACTCTCGCTTTCTAAATCATTTTGTATTGTATTAATTTTAATTCAATCCAATGTCATATAGACACTTGACCGTTCTATGTTCACTTGTAATAAACACACATTGTTCGGGTTCTCCAGAGATACGCTTATCAACACAGTAGTCATCTGTACCTACCACACAACCACACTGTATCACTTTCACATTATGCTCGCTATCCAATGCATTGTGGTGACGGTGTCCCATAATGATTCCATCTGGTTTGGTGCCAGACATCAAAGTAAGGTTTTTAACCACAGTACTAGGAGAATCTTTATCTCCATGAACCACATAAAAACGCTTACCTCCGGTTGTCTTAAATGCACTAATGGTGCTATCTATCTTTTCAGCATAACCCTCGCAAATCTGAACTTTGTTATTTCCTGCAAACTGCAAGCTCAAACAAAAAGGAATCATATCATCAAGTTCCTCACCCTTCAAATTATCATCCTTGCTAGGGCTAATTCTTGAGTGATTACCAGAAACACTATGCACTCTAATTTCCTCAAAATGAGACTGTAAAGCGTCTATAAACTCTCCAATATATGTAACAGCAATTTTTAACTGTTCCACGACATTCTCATTATTTTGCAATCTAAGATTTGTATGTATTAACCCCGAGATGTTATCACCACCAAGCACCAAGTGACAAACTCTACATTGATGAATGCCCTGAATTTCAAGTACTTCATCAAGATATTTATGTAGTCTTTTTCTCAAAATTTTAGTATCATATGTATTCCACCAATTCTGAACTTCAATGCCTGCGTGTAAGTCGCTTAGGCAAACCACCATATCATCGGAGTCTGGGTTGTAAGACAATCTAGATGGTCTATAATCAAAAGGTTCAACACTCTTTGCCATAGCTCTCTCGACAAGTTCGATAAATGACTCTCTTCTTGCATCCTCTCGGAGCGACTTCTGATAGTCAATACGCTCATCTCTGAGTTTAATCTTTGCCTTTTCAAGCTCCCTCTTATGCTCTGCAATAGTCATAATTTCCTCGTTAGAGAAATTTTCTTGACTAAAGAGTTCCTCATAGGCATCAGAAAAGTTCTTGTAACGCTTTCTATATGCCGAACTATCATAATACTGTGTTTCGTCTTCTCTGAACTCTTTATTAAAGAATTCAGCAACTTCAACCCATGTAGCATCTCCTAAAAGCCCATTCGCCTTAGCCTTACCAATTCTCCAAAGAGCTTGATTTTCGGTTTCGCCATCTAATCTTTTCAATATATCATTCATAAATTCTTCTCCTTTTCTTCTAAATCAAAAAAAGAACGGCATTAACCGTTCTTGTTGTTGTTTTATATATTTATGTAAATGCTATGTCTTTCGTCAAATATGTCCATGCTCTATGATTTTTAATATCAGACACGGCGCTTGGATGCCTTCCGTAATCTCTGGCAATATGTGCAGATTTTTCTCCATTTAATAATCTTTGAATAATCGTTTTAACATCATCTTCGGTAAATTTTGCGCGACCGTTTTGTGCGCCGTGCCTTTTACCATCAACCGTTTCTCGAAATCTCCGTAACGCATCCTCTTTGAGATTTTTAGCAATATCTAAAACTTTATTTATATTGTCTTCGTTAACCTCATTTGCCCGTAACCAGTGTAAAGACTCTCCAGTGATAGGATGTTTGCCACCAGCATATCCGTAACAGTTCAAGGATTTTTTAATATCTTTAACTCCGCCATATTTTGCGCCATCTAATTCTGTGTCAAAATATTTATCCGATTCAATACAATATACTCTTTGTGCATTGTAAGGTATATATTTTCTCTGTAGAACTATTGCGATATTGTCATCATTGACATCGTCCGCCCACAGCCAATGTAGCTCAGGCATATCTGCCGAATAACGACCAGTAGAAATGTGTTCTCCTCGACAACAGTATCTAATATCTGTGGAGCAAACACCAGTCTGCCGCTCCGCTTCGCTCGAGTTTGCAAAATACTTATCTATTTCAATGCAGTACACAGCCCTTTCGTTTGAACGTGGTGGTGGACCAGCTAACGCTTTTTGTATATTTTCTTCAGTAACCTCGTCTGCAAATAGCCAGTGACTAACCAAATCATAATCATCTGGATGATGAGTGCAATAACATTGCCATCTACAGCAAGCTCCAATCGAATTTTTATTAAACCCGGTCTCTTGTTGTGCGGTCAAAGCGCTGCCATAATATTTATCCATCTCAATATAATAAACCGGTTTAGCATTCGGGTGCCCATCGCCTTGATAACTTGGACGCGGGCCAGATCCATCATCCCCACCGTCGGTTAAGTTATATCCGTATTCAGGATTACGATATCTGTTGCAATTTGTTTTATACAACGCGATATAATACTTTTCTATTTCTGATGACTCATCTTTAGTCATCATACCTTCAACTAAAATCTCTTGCTTGATATTTTCGATGCCATATTTGTGTATTGCATTAAATAAAGCAGGACATTCGTCATAATTTTCCCAATTATGTCCCTGTCTAATTCGTAGAGTTCTACTAGTTTTGCCAACATATCTCTTGCCATTTGGAAAAGTATACATATACACAATATACTTTTTCTTTTCATATGTTTGTGCCATAATTTAATACCCCCTATAATTTTACATAATAAAATGGTCTACTCTTTAGCAGACCACTTGGTTAACAATTCATCTAACTGTGCAGTTTTCATATAAACCCAAAATAGTCTTTGTGAATTCGGATTTAGCGCGGCAAGTTCATACTTTAAGCCATGTTCATATAAATAATTACGTAAATTCAAACTATAACAACAATATAATTTATCCGTTGTACTTTTCATCGTAATTCTCCTGCAATTTTAGTTTCAAATCCTGCGAAAACTTCGCTTTGATTTTACAAGTGGACTTGCACACTATATCGCTCTGATCTCTTGGGTCTTTGCGCTGTCTTTCAGGAACGGAAATGCACTGGAGCTTCACGCCCTGCACCAACTGAATAGAGACATCATTCTCGTCCGTCACTTCACACAATTCCTCGAAAACAATTTCGTCCAAGCACTGTAAAAGTGTTCTGATATCCTTTTGATAATAGCCACTTTTGTCAGAAAGTTTTCTAATCATTTCTTCGCGTGTAATCGTCATAATTCTTTTCTCCTCTCTTTTAATAATTTTGTATTGTAATTGGAAGTTCGCAGGGGACTCCAACCCCTATCTTTCGGTTTCGAAGACCGACATCATCTGCATTAGACCAGCGAACCATAATGGAGCTTTCGACCAGATTCGAACTGGTGGCCTCGTCATTACCAATGACGTGCTCTACCGACTGAGCCACGAAAGCGTATATCAGATTAAATCTACACAGCCACATTGACTACCATATCAATCTCGCCCCTCATCAACCATTCCCTCGATTTAATCCTTATGTGCTTGCAGCCGACTTAAATGTCGGTTACAAAATTATTATATGTCTTAAATTACTTCGCCGGTTTCCTCGTCAATTTCAACGGGTTTTTCGTATTCCTCATCATACGAGAAACTAAACTTTATTGCACAACCGTTAAAATCATCGAGTACTCTTGCAAGATTAAACTCGGCTTTATCCTCGACACAAATTGTAATCATGTCATCTTTGATATCAAGAACACCGCTACCAGAAATTTTGTAATTCTTCTTCATAGAATCTGCCATCATCTTTTCTCCTTTGTTATCTTTTAAATTTATTACAATGATAATTGATAACCTTTATTGGCAATTATCACTTTACTTGTATTATCATTTTTACTTATTTCTTCTTGTAATTCCTTTGCAAACTCAATCTTTCCATTCATCTCGCCGTGGACCAGTATAACTTTTTCACATTCGGTCGATCCATATATTTTAAGCAAGCTATCTCTCTGCATGTGCGAGCTAAAGCTATGCAAATCAGTAACCTGACACTTATTCTTCACACGATGTCCGGAAATAGTAATAGTTTTCTGCTTGCCTTCTTTAATAATGGATGCCAATGAATTGTCTGCCGCAAAGCCACAAAATACAATTCGGTCGTTGGGTCTGGGCAGCATATTGTGAGCCCATCCGGTACTACGTCCTCGCACCATCATCCCACTACTTGCAAGTACAACCACGGGCCTATTACTATCTCTCCACTCTCTGCTTTGAGTAGAGTCTTCAACAAAATGAACATTTTTCCACTCAAGAACTTTATTCCACTTCTCTGCATCTTCACCGCTCAATAATTCACTGTATGACCTACATATTCTTGTTGCCATCGGCGAATCTATTAAAATAGGAATGTCAAACTTCTCATCATTGTGAAAAATGTCATAAATGTATGTCAACATATTTTGACACCTATCATTTGCAAAAACGGGAATTAACAATCTCGCTCCATCTTCAACACAAGTTTGCCTAATGGTGCTCTCAAGTTTTTCTAAATCTTTGTTTCGCATCTTTTGATTTGCAATTCGCTCTTCGCGAGCATAAGTAGTTTCTCCAATTAAAACATCACACTTTTTAATTTGTTGAAATTTATTAGTATAATATTTTTTAATATGCACATTACCAAGGTCGCTCGTATATCCAATCTTCTTGGTTACATTACCTTCAGTAATCCATAGTTCCAACTGGGCACTATTTAATATGTGCCCAGAAGGAATAAATTTAAATTTTATATATTCGTCCAATTGAATTGTTTCGCCAATGGGATATTCTGTATAATGATTTAAACATCTATCCACATCGCTTTCTGTGTAGATGGGGTAGTAGTCACGCTTAAATTGATCAGACAATTCTAAGGCATCAGCGTCCATTATACGAGCAGAGTCCCTTAAAAGAATTTCTGCTATGGATTTTGTGTTGCTCGGAGCAATAATCTGCGCAACACTACCGTTTTTATACAGTTTTGGCGTTAAACCAATATGATCCACATGATTGTGCATTAAAAATACATAATCAATCTCTTTTGGTTTGAAATCAAAATGCTTGTTATTAACTTTATAATTTTCTAGAGTACTTCCACAGCTTTGAAAAGTTCCGCATTCCAAAAGAATTTGTCTATTGGGCGTTTTTATATGAATGCAACTACCTGTTACATCATTCGCCGCTTCGCCTACAAAATTAATTTGAATTTTACTTTTGGATTTTGCCATACATATCGCTCCAATCAATAAAGAGTATCCAGATCTGTAACAATCTCGTCGATTACACCAAACGACAATGCTTCATTTTCATCCATATAAACATCATCCGTTTTGAGTTTCTTCTTAGTTTTGCTATCAAAGTTAACACGTACATACACTTCGTCATTAACCTTCTTATTCATCTTATCAAAGAACTTCTTTGCACTATCAATCTGTGCCTGCGTTCCTTCATATTTACCGCTGCCAGCGTGAAACATAATATTTACAAAAGGCAATGCAAATCTTTTGTGACCACAAGCAAGTAAATCAGCGGCAGCACTATATGCAGTGCAATAACAACAAGTCCATACGGGTGTTTTACTAATCTTTATAGCACCAATAATGCTTTGTTCGACCTCTACCGAACCACCAGGGCTATCGATCATAATTAAAATTCTCTTACGGTCTTCAATGGACTTTCCCGCATCTTCTTTGTTACATCTAATGATGAATTTTACTAATCCAAGCGTCGAATCATCAATCTGAGTATCAACCCAATAAATTCTATTTTGCTCGTCTATATAGTAGTCTCGTAAGCCTGGATCGGGTAGTTGCATATTAGCAACATCTTCGGGGATTGAAAGCAATACATTTTCAAGTTCATTCATAAAAATTTCTCCTTTTTGCTTCTGCTAAAATTTGATATAGGAAAATGCTAATGTAATTCTATATCAGTTAAGAAAATCTCGACCACTTTTTGAGGCGAAATATATTTCACTAGCATTTTCCTATGGTTTATCAATCATTTTGTTGTGTTAGATTTTTTCTACTTTTTTCAGCCCACAATCTTTTTTGCTCAGCCTGTACTACTTTTGCACACGCTTCGCAATATTTTTTAGGCTTAGTTTTACTCTGTTTCATCCACCGATTACATTTCTGACATCTTGTATATCCCTTGCCTTCGTTCTTCCAATGTAAATAAACATACGCAAGCTCCCGACAATCCGTTTCGTCAAGTTCTAACGCCACCTCATCAGTGTTGATAAAATTCACAATCAAACATTGAGTATTGTTTTTCTTAGGATAGCCAAGCAATCCTCTCTGTACAATTTCATACAAAATATACTCTCTGTCATCTGCAGGAACTGACACACGGGCAGTCTTACACAAATCCGTAATTGAATATTTTACAAGACCGTTAGTGAATCCATTCGACATACTTTGTTGCTTTGCCATACATAAAAGCACAAATAAAATCTTTTCTGCTCGCAAATTATCAAGCGATGAAATAATTTCTAATTCGGATTGGGTGATTTTTATATTGTCAATAATGTAAAACGGATACTTAGATGCCGCTTTAATAGCATCGGAAATCACATTGGAATAACTACTTTCATTAAAGTTATTATGATTCTGTTTGAGCCACTTTACGGTCTCCGTATAGGCTTCATCATCACTCTTTTTCTCCGAATGAAGCAAATATCGAGTAATATATCGAATTTTAGCCATAATAGACTTAATGTCTTGATTTTTACCATCATACAAATCCTTAGCATACTTCTCTTCATTCAAAATCAACATCTACGTCACCACCTATCTGCTGTATATATAAAGAAAACGTCTTTCCGTCGAACTCGATATCTCCGTTTTCGTCTTTAACTGGGTATTGCATGATATAACCATTGTTTTTCAAAACATTGTTAAAAATCTGCTCACCCGCAACATCCCAAGCAAATGTTTTATTTTTATTAGAAGTATAGCATAAATCAACTACGATGTTGGCTAATACCTCCGAGTTGGGACATATTTTACTGCACTCATCTGCAAAAATATCCTTCAGATGCACTATATCAAAACCAACCTCATCGTCGCCAAAATCGTTTTGTTTCTGCTTCTTTAAGAATAATTGCATACCCTTGTTGTACTCATCGTACAAATTCCAAACTTGCTCATATTCTTCTTGAGAATACTCTGCATCACTCTTTAAAATAGACTTATCAAACTCAACATTGGGTAAAACATCCGTGGAACGGAACGCATCTTCGATTTTCCAACAAATGCGGTTCATTGTTCCTGGTGCTCGGCTCACCGGAAGATACTTTTCGTAGTGATATATAAAAGATTCTTCTTCATCAGTCTTATTTTCAGAGGCATATAAATCATCTAAGCTTTTACCGAACCTGATTTTACAATTTGATTTAACCGCCTTCATATACTTGTCAAGTTCTGATTTAAGCTGGGAGTATCTATAAATAAAGAACCACGGCTTAATTTCTGCTGCGATATTAGCATTAATTTGTTTATCTTGAATGATATCGTCGTCATCATCTTCCTCGATTTTGAACATTCTTGCGTTCAGCCACTCTTTGGGAACTGGACGAGCCACAACGCCTTTTATACGGTCGATCGCGTTCTGTTGGTAGTTCATCATTGTGCTAATTCGATAAGTTAACCTCTTATATTCTTCGCTATTTTTATTAAATTGCTCTCGTAAAGAAATCATGTTTGTGGCTTTATTTGTTACGCTACCGATAGAGTCTCCAAACCCATTGATATCTGACCTTACATAGTCGTCTTCTTCTGGCTTCTTCTTTACACTGCTTTCCTGTTCGCACATAAGGGTTGTTTTATACTCAAAGGCATCAAGTAATACCTTATTATCAGTGCAAAAATTTGCGTCAGAATCAAAATCTTCGCCGTTACATCTCATCGCAGTAGTATCCCATCCATTCAATATAATGCAAGTTTTAAGGTGTTTGTACCATTTTTCCAACTCAGGATTGGTCACAACCTTTAATTTACACACATTTTCGATACTTGTCATCGGTGCACGAAAAATACAAATTTCTTCTGTCTTCTTGTTGGACCAATACTTATGATAGCACTCACCAGCTTTTAAAAGACCCGTAGTTTCAAGCCCAAACATATGTTGTAACAGCATATATGGGTCGCATCCAGCAATCGAGTAGTCGCCAGTAACATCCAAAACACCTATTTTTGCGTCTCTAATCCTTCTTTGTATCATTCGACTTACTTTTGACCTAACATATGGATCTTTAATAAGTTCTGGATTGGCCATAATAGCCTTACACATTGGGTCCATATGAACGATACTTTTCTCGTCCAAACCCGAGCCGCACATATACAATATCAGCTTTTTCCAATCAAGACCAAGACAATCTTGAATTTTAGTTACCGTAGGCTCAATCAATGCGTCAATTTGCTCGTCTGTAAACGAAAAATCTTGAAGATACTGATAGTTTGTTGTATGAACGCTGCGTAGTTCGTGTGGAGTGCTCTTTGCAATGCAAAACTCATATCCATTCTTCATGCAATTATCGTAATAATCCTCATATCCGGCATATGAATTCCACAATTTCAACATGGATACTGTAAGAATTACATCTGCATCTCGAATATCTCTTTCGTCACCCCAAGCGTCCTTAATGATGTATGTGCCCGCAATTTCTTCAGCAAATTGCTTAAAATCTACAGTAAATACCATACCTTTCAGAAAAGCACAACGAGTATTAAACCCAGACAATGGCTCCGAACCCTCATTTAATGCCTCTGACCACTTTGCGCTCATCTCTGGAGATATTAGACCCATACCATCACAAGTATTAATCTCAATTTCTTTCTCTATAGGGTCACTCACACTTGGCCAATCTGGATTTTCGCCGCCAGTATCTCTAACAATTCTAACAACGTCCTTAAATTTAGTGGATACGTCCTTGACTACGATGACTCTAGGCCACGGTACTGGAATACTAGCCGAACACTGTAAAGCAAAATAAGCATTGATTTTCGCTGGAATAAACTTATAATTTAACTCCATACCGTTATAAGTCTTAACCGATTCGCCTTCTTCTGGCCCCTCATAACGTCCATTATTGATTTTCTTCATCAGTGCGCTATGAATATTTTCGTCCACAAACATAATAGTGCTCTTTTTAATAGAACCCGCAGTACCAAGAAATCTTCTGTATTTGACCGTTTCTACTTTATGACCATAGTCAATAGTAATGCTAAAACCATTATTATAAGCATATTTATAGTCCTTTGGAGAATCCATCACCAACATCATATAGTGTGGTTGAAACTGAAGTTCATACAGCTCGTCGTATTTTTGGCTAATTTTCTGCTTATTTTCAGACGAATTACCCTGTTTTTTAAGATATTTTATATCTTGTTTGATTTGCGATGCCTTTACATCGGCATCGGGTCTACCTGTTAATTCTGGCATCCACCTTAACACTTGCGATGACCCTAAACTCACGACTAGTTGCGGTTGTTTTCTAATTTCGCTTAACTTAAATGTTAAATGCCAATTATTTTTGGACAGATATCCGGTATTAACTTTTAACACAAAAGTTTGGTTTTTTTGTGATTTTGCCATTCATTCACCGCCTTAATCATTTTGTTCTGTTAATCTATAAACTCTGCCTTAAATTTTTTATAAAACACTGTATCCTTCTCAATGGACAATGTTATTCTATTCGATATAGAATCAATCTTTTTTGCTCGTACAAATCCATTGTCCATCAAATATTGAGACGCTTGACGAGTATAGTCAAAGTCAATTTCTTCACCACTTTCAAGATTGGTCAACTTAACCTTTCTACATCTGCCATTTTTGGTGCCGGGTCTACCGTTTTTAATTCTAGAAAGTTCTGGATCAGCAGCATATTTTTTTCTTAAAGTATCACAACCATAATTCGGATTGTCCTCTCCATAATGACTGTAGTGCCCCGTACCAGCCGAATAAGCAACATTATCGGCGTGAGTAGACCATTCTAAGTTATCCACATTATTATTTGTTCTATCATAATCCTTATGGTTTACCTCTGGTAGGTTATCTGGATTCGGTATAAATGCCTCTGCAACCATACGGTGCACTCTATACTGAGTTCTATGCCCATCTAAACCCACAGTAACCTGAAGATAACCGTCTTTGTTTAAACGTTGTGAAATTTCTTTGTGATAATAAGATGGTCCGCCGTCGTTTGCACTATACACCTTACCGTCAGATGACACAATATAATTAACACCTTTAATTTCAATAATTCTCTCTTCTACCACTTTCTCACCACCAATCATTTTGTATCGTAATCATTATATCAAACTGGCAATCAAAGTCAATCGCCATTCTTACCCATAACCAACATTGATACAATCAATGCGCCTACGGTGCCGCCTACGATAAGTCCAACACCTAATCCAATCCAAAACATTATTCTTCCTCCTCTTCGTCTTCAGAACGCAAATTTCTCATCTGTTTCTCGGTCATCTGCTTCTTTTCAGCATTTCTGATAGTAATTGCACGCTGTGGAGCCTCAAATGCACCGCCACAAACCATCCCATCCTCATAAACATACTCGGCGGTCTGGGTCCAACCTTGGTTTTTTGCTTTGTTTGCGTGTTTGGGTACGGTAGTATCCATTCTCCACATTTTATCCACGCTATCATAAATAAGGATGGTTTCTCTTTCTTCAAGAGTTAACCTAGAATTTATCCTAATTGTCTCCATTTACTTCAACTCCTTATTTGTCCACTTAAAAAATTCACTCCAACTTCCAACGTCGTACCACTTAACGCCATCCTCTTCCCAAACACGAGTGTAATAACTCTTAAAATTATGTTGGTCCATAAACTTTTGCATCTCTTCATAAGCCTCAGCTTCGGTTACATCTGTCGCCAAAAGGCGATGCTCTCCATTTGAACGCTTAAAATACAAATTTCTTATTTCATCCATCTTTATTCTCCTTTAACACCTTTGGAATATAAGTTCTATATTTATGATAATTTTCTTGTTTTCTGACTTGCCCCAAAACCTCTTTTAGCTTATCTAACATCTTTTTGTTTTGCTGATCTTCAAAAAACTTAACAATAGGCTCGAATTCCTCAACTCTATCTTTAAAATATCTTCGGTCTTTACGATTGACAGCAAGTTTGGTAGCAATCTTGCTACGCTCATTGCATTTAAGGTCATCGAGTTCAAGACTATGTAAGTAGTCTTGGGTTAGTTTTTCTTGTTTATCCTCTTCTTCGGAGCACAATCTGTACTGCACTTGAGCCTCGGCGACAAAGTTGAGGAACTCACTTATATATTCTGACGGCTTCTTATCCATTAGCATCCTCCAAATAAGTCACCAAAAATATCAGTCACAGAACTTTTTATTGGGTCTTTGTCGTCCCGCTCATACTTGCTACAAAACTCAATCAAATGACCTTCTGGAATCTCGGTGCCAAGCAAACATTTAAAATTCATAAATGATTTTGGATCTCGATGCTTACAAGTCCAACAACTCTTACGGTCGTAATTAAAACAGCACTTAATTTCGTGCTCTCGTACCTCATCCTCGGTACCCATATGGTTGCAATATTCACATTTGTATACTGGTTTCATTGCTTTCCTCCGTCTGTCTGTGAAATTTCGGATTATCTCGCTCGTATTTCAAACGATGATGCCACAAATAATCAATAAAATCGTCCCATCTAAACGAAAGCTGGTCCCATATGTCAATCTTGGCACAATTTTTATAAATCTGTTTGCCTATATGTTCCTCTGCGAAACTTCTCCAATCAAAACTTTCATCATCTGTGACATCAATTTTAACCTCATCGGGATTTTTACACCCTACCCAAGGCTTAAGCCAAATGCGATTGTCGTCGTCAATCTCAACAATAACCTCGTATTCACACCGGCTGAAATACTGCCACATCATCTCTCGTCGCATTGCCTCGGCAAATTCTTCCTTGGTAGCACACTTTTTCTTGAGCTTCTTTATCTGATCTTCTCTATACTGAAGAACATCATAATCCCAAAGCCTGTTGGAATTACATAAATAATTCTTAACCTTCCAACTCAATTGTTTCAATTCTCGTTTAGCCATAAGATTTCTCCTTAAAATTTACTCAAGGCTTTAACGACGCGATTCGTTACACGACGTCTTCGTCTAATCCATCTGAGCAACTTTCTACCGTATTTGGTTTCCTTAACTTCCTCCGGGGTACTCTCTAATCGAAGAGCGTCTTCAAGTGAGTCTTGATTGTCCAATAATTTACTTAAAATTTCCATATCATCACTCCGCAATCAACACAACATCAGAACTGTGCACAAGATAAATAACGCCATTAATCTTAACCTGTATCTGATCGCCATCCTCATAGTCGGTCCAGCTTTCAACCTTACCTTCAACGACATTTCCATTCGGCAAAGATATAATTGCCTTGTCAAACTTATAGGTAGTGTCAAACATCTGCTTATTGCCGCAACCGGTCAATGCCGTCGCGAGCAATCCTGTAATTATAAAAGCGAATAAAATTTTCTTCATAGTTTTTTCTCCTTTAATCATTTTGTAGTGTAATAAGTATATCATAATTGAGAATAATTGTCAATAGGTATCTGAAATTGTTTACAATTCGTTTACAATTTCACCCCTAAGTAATTAGCGTTTTTAAGGGCGTTAATGTCTTAGGGGTGTAGTTGGTAGGGTAGGGGAGGGTAAAGTTGAATTTTGCCTAAGTAGTTAAAGGTTTTTGAGGTAAAAATGGGCTATTCGTTGTCTTCATCAAGTCCAAGTTGAGCAAAATATCTTTTTACGCTCTCTTCGTCGTCATAAAAATAACACTCGTTGTAGTATTCGGGATCTTTTGTCTTAATCAACTCTCTCACTCGAACTCTCTGTGGAACAACAATCTTCTCGTGCCATTCCTCAAAGGTCGATTCTCCGTCCGAACTGGGCGCATATCCGTGATCTGCACAATGATGACAAATCCATCTCTTGCCACCGTCAAGCTTATGCCAACCATAGTCATATCGTATAGAGCTATATGTACGCCCCTCGTAAAAGTATGGAGCTTCTATCATACCGCAAACACAGCACTCATAATGGGTTTTCTTGTGTTTATCGTGACGGCGAGAGAACGGTTCAACAATAGAATTGTGAAACCAGCAACTCAGTCTGTCAAATGGGTTCATATTAAAAACATATCGCATAATCAATTCTCCTTTTGCTCCATTTGTTCTCTCATATATAAAATTGCCGCCTTGCATTTGTCGCAAACTTTACTGTGAATGTCCATTCCATAATTCAGCCTACTCTCTTCCATTTCGGTTAGCGGTACAGGCTCGCCGCATATTAGACAAGATATACATAATTTACCGGTAATTGTGTTTTTCATAATTAGTTCTCCTTTCTCTATTACGGCGCTTCAAGATATGCCCAATGGGTGACTTCAAGCCTGTTACTATAATATCCCGTACTCCAAAAATCTCCGGACATCCAATACCCAATACAAAAATGTCCGTTTGGCAGATATACAAGATAATCATCGTTTGCATACGGCAGTTCGTCTTTTACACTAATCCAATGCATATCAATTCTCCTTTTCTATGGGCGGTGCGGGGATTGGCATCCAATGGGTGACCTTATATGCCAATCCAATTTGAAATTCGTTTCCATCATAGAAAGACACTCCAATTGCCCAATATCCATCATTATCACAATAAGCATGTTTATAATATACAATACAATTCACCCTGTTCTCAGGCAACCTATCCTCGACGCTAATCCACTCTGGTTGCTTGTGGTAACCTACGGCATATAGAACTTCACATCGTTGGTAATGCAAACATTTATAATCGCACTCTCCAACACCCGCACATCTCTTGTCATATTGAGGGGTATACATCTGACAAGTTATTCTCGCCATTTGTTCAATCTGTTTCTCTTCATCCATCACTTACTCTCCTTTACTTCAAATCCAAAGCACCACTTAATCATCTTCTTCTGGAACCAGTTAAATTTCTTGTCAACGCCAATCTGTGCGCCAGTATCTTTGCCGATGTAGATTGTGGTAACAGGTGGTTTAGGGAATTCAATCCCATACCCATATACCTTTTCTTTGTTTACTGTATAATCCTTATCTTCCATGTATAATCTCCTCACAAAATCTCATTTTCTTCTATTTGATACATCTTTTCTCGGTCAATATACTGTTCTTCTTGTGGACACCATTCGCATTTTTCGCATATTTCTTTGCCGTTTTCATATCGTTCAAGCCGGTATCTACCACAATTAGGGCAAGGAGTTCCAGTGTAACCTAAACATTTGCCATATTCGTTCATGTCATTCATTCTCCTTGTTGATAGCCTTGGTCCACTCTTCGAGTTCGCAGTCAAAAAAGAAGTTCGTATTTGCCTCTTGCTCAAGCCACTTACTATCAGAGAATTCCATTTCTAATTCTGAAATCTTATTTTCTTCCATGTTGCGTTGTGCGTATGCTCCACAATTCCAAGCGCTACAATAGATGTCGTCAAGGAGCTCGGCGAGGCGAGTAGGGTTGTTGGTGGCGAGGTATTTGATTATATCTAGGTTAGTCATTGGCAGCCTCCTATATATGTTTCTAGTATCTCTGTCTTAATCGGTATAGTTTTATATTCATAACATTTTCTACACCTATACGTACTTCCTCCCGTGGATATACCCACGCACTCCCATTCGTGGTCTGATTCCGATGCGCAGATTTTATTAACAATAATTCCTATCGGCTCATCTATAGCATCGCCTACTGGATTGATATTCACTCTTTGTCCTCGCTCCAGACCAATCTTCTTATCACACTTCTTATCCCACTTGCAGCACCAGCCACAGGGTGTTTCGTATGGGCAAACGTAGGTTATAGTGCTAATGTCATTTGGGAGAATTTGTAGAGATGTTGCTTTTAACAGACTTGAAAAGGTATCAGGTGGATTCTGTGTTGAAGTGTAGGTTGGTTGGTGTCCACAGTTACAACTGGGCTTTATTGCGTTAGATCCACTCATCGGAGGTGGCGGTGGGGTGGGTTTTCTAAATTCAGGCGTTTGGACGCCTGTTTTCTTTTTCTTACATTTAACCATTGGAATTTTCCTCCCATTCTAAAAATCTCCATCTATCAAAAAAGTCTTCGTTTTCATATGTCTCCATATTCGCACTCACATATTTATCTTCGAGAGCATCATAGTACGCAATTGTCCCCATATACCAGTCGTCCTCATAATTATCGTGAATATACTTCTCTAGGTCGTCATAGTTGTTGGTTTTAAGTACGCAGTCTTCCATACCACCACGAGGGTAGTAGTCTTGGTAGAAAAATAGTAAGTATCTGTACATAGTTAGTTCTCCTTTAATATACAAGTTCGTAGTATTCGTTTTCAATAGTGTCGTCGATCTCGATGGGGATGGCGTCAAACGAACCTATTGTTCCTCCGGAAAAATACTCGGGTGGCTCACTCTCTACCACTACAACGGAACGCTGAAGGTAGCTGTCGAATTTAGAAGTGACTTTAATTTTCTTCGGACGGCTCTCTTGTATCTCATCCCACATCATTCTGTGGATACGGTAGTTTATAACGGGCTCTTCGACGCTAGCAATGCATGTATCCCAGTCAATCTCGCCGCCAAAAAATTGGTCCATTATCTTCATAGCCTCTGGACCGAAAAGTTCGTAGCCTGCTTTAAAATGTTCTTCAAGTGTCATTTTGATTCTCCTTCTGATATGTAATCTCTTCATACTTGCCACAAAGCAAGTCGTACAATGCACGCTTGCAACAATATAGAGCCGCATCTTCTGGGTCTCGGTATTTGTCTACAAGTTCAATGTGGGTAGCTGAACATCGGTTGCCTTTCGAAAAGGTAATTTTGAGTATATCGCCTTTAATCAGTTCACTGGGCCCAATGGTAGTGGATATGCCGTCGTAGAGAGCAGCTTTAATGATGAGGTCTTGGACGCTTTTAAAATCTTTCATAGTTTGTTCTCCTTACTTATTATATAGAATAGTAAGCACATTTACATCCATACTAAGATCCTTCTGAGACCCAACGGCGTGGGCAATGTCGAACTTATTAATTGATATAATGTGATGTGCGAACGCCTCAGAATAGCCATCTTCGATGAGAGCATCTTTCCGATATGTTTTGAAGGCATAGTTTATGCTGTGGTCTATTGCCATTTGATAGTATTGTGAGGGTAAGTGATGTATTATTTTGGCGCCTTCAAGAATTTCATCAGATGCGAGTTCTGATAGAAAAATAATTGATTTGGATGCAAGTTTATTATTCCTTGAGCCCGTAAAACATCTTGTATCACAATAATACGCATAGGATGACTGATATTTCTTCGCATCAGATGCACGTACTAGAGCTTTAACTTTAAAAAAACGATTACCTTCACCAATAGAGTAATAATCATAAACATCATGCAATGACAAGCACAAATGGAAACCGCTTTTACATTCTTGAATAGGTTCATCTTCTGGCATATCATACTGCACACCAAGTTCGTACTGATAGCCTCTGCACTTCATATCTTTGTCGGTGCCTTTATAACCATCTACCCAAATCCATTCTTCTTCGGGTTCGGGTGTGGGGATGGATATTTCCTTACAAGCCTCGATGGCTTTATCCATATCTTGCACTTCTTTAATTGCTTTTTTAAAAATATTCATTTGTTAGTTCTCCTTAAAAGTTCTTTCTACATAATTTCGATCCTGAGTGAAGATGGGAATCTCTTTGTCAAGCACCCAGCGAGCTCTCGGATAGAAGCCGTCTTTAATGTCCACATCCGGATCTTGATAGACTTCTTTTCGGCAGCACACGCCACGTTTAAACTCAGTCGGCATATCATTGAAGTTGATGCCCTTTTGTAGCATTAACATATCTTGAATGGCGTTACAAGACTTACCTTGAAGCTCCTTGTGAGAGAAGTTGCACTGACCGAGCATCTGGATGGCGTTACGGGTCGCATCTTGCTGGCGCCAGATGAAGCAATTGGTCACCTCGTCTTCGGGGATGTTGAAGCAGCGAGAGTCAAACATAGCTCCCCTATCAATCGCCTTTTCAAGAGTTGTTGCGTAATTTGCTTCTTCTGCCGTGCATGTAAAAGCATTATTAATTCTGCGCAGAGTATCTCTTGAAAATTCGCGCAAATACTTATTAAAAGCCATAGTTGCCATACTTGCTGATACACTGCAAATCTTTTGCACATTGTTATCAAACCAAGCATCGGTGTCGAGGGTATCATAGTCGGTGAGAAGTAGGGTGATTTCATCAGACTGAGTATAGCCGAGCTTGCAGCCCTGGATGTTCTCACAGAGATACTTCATGGTCGCATTCATAGTGTTATGGAAAATTTCATCGTAGGGCTTCTTTAAACCCTTTGTAAAGGTGTGAAATGCTCTGCCATCTAATCTAATGATGACGGGCATACGGCGTACTAGGTAGGTTTTGGCGCGGTTCTCGTAGTTTTCTTTCATACGGTCGCCAAGTGAATCTTTTTTGTTACTCATATTAGTTCTCCTTTTTAAATTTAATACCAAGCTGATCTATAAGTTTTTGATGAAGTTCTGCGGTAATTTGATCGTGCATCACTTTTGGTGAATACACTAGACTTTCAATCATCGGCTGGGTTTTCTTAAAATATTTTTCGTATTCTGCCTCGGGGCAGTCCATATAGTTAAGTGGGTGGTCATCGTGCCATTCGCCAACGTCGGCAGAGGTGAGGTGGATATGGTCCACAAGCAGTTCATCACGCAAACGCCACATTATGTAGTCTTCGAGATCTTGTTCACCGAAAGAGCCATCGATGTCGGTTAGGTATGCGGTTAGTTTAAATAGTTTAGCCATGTGGGTTCCTCCTTGATGTATTTCGTAATTTCTTCGTATAGATATTCGCGTATATATTTGTCTGCAAACTCATATGCGGCATTAAACTGTGCCCAGTGTTCACACTCAGCGTGTAGATTGGCTAATGCCTTGTCAATGCAATCTTCGACATTTGGACATTCATCACAGTTTTCAAGAAGAGAACTGAAATATTCGTTCTGATTGTTGTCCATTACTTTCTCTCCTTTGCTTTTTCTTTAACTTCGTCCATCAACTGAAGCGCTTTTAGTACGAGGTCGAGGTTGTCACACTTGAGAATGTCATCGCCGAATATTTTTTCAAGGCGGAATACTGTAAACTCGTCATAGTGGTGATGTTCACGCAGATAAGTAGATACTGAATTATCCGCCATCCACTTGTAGCAATAGTCGTGACAACAAGTGCACTTACCGCCGAGACATTCATTGTGGTCGCTACACATTATCACACAAGAGTAGGCGCAATTACCACAAGTGGGCCATTCTAACCCAGCAGCTTCTGCCTTTTCTAAGCGGTTCAGATATTCCCACTCTTGTTCAAGTCTCTGAACTTCTTGTCGTGCGGGTATTACTTTTGTTTGGTGAAATTCTTTTGCTGTCATTACTTTATCTCCTTATAATGCTTCATAGTTTAACTCAGCCCCACAAGTACATCTCACCGTAAGAAAGTTTCCGATACTTGTGGGTGTAATCTCAAATGTCACATCGCCGCCAATAGCACCGTGATATCTCTTAGCGCACTTGCCGTGATTGTGCTTTTTATACCACTTCTGCATTTCTTTATGCATTTCGGGTGTTATTTTGGGGAATTGATATTTTTCACTTACCATTGTTGCTATCTCCTTCTTTGCTTTCTCTTCATCCAACTATAATGTTTACATCTATCACACTTAAAGTATCTTTTACTGCCAAGATGTGGAACAAAAATCCAACACCAAAAAGTAGGTATAATTTTATGGTCACACTTTGGACACGTAAAGATAAACTTATGTCTTACTTTATCCGACTTTTCCCACCACGCCGCAATAAAGTTAAGAACACAATACAAATTTAATGCAGCAAGAATAATATCTAAAATACCAATTAATATATTACCTCGACAAAGGGAATAAATCCCACAAAATAGACAAAGTGCCGCTACAGCAACATTAAACCAAGTCATTTTACTAAGCTTCATTTTAAATCTCCTTCCAACCATTTCTTTACACTCGACTATTCCATACTTCTATAAACGGAGCGTTGCGTTGTCTGATAATATTGTGATATATTCTCGTTTCGTTGAGTCCTGGGTAATCTATGGATAGTTCCTCATGCTTTTCAGTATATTCAAATACCATCCCACATTTTTGACATTCTCCGTGGTAAGTTGCGTTATATCTTGCGAAATTATTTTCAAACAAGACTTCACCGCCACAAAAAGGACAGCGTTTCATTTCTGTTGTATTCATTATTTTATTCTCCTTCCAGCCGTTTCTTTGTTTAATAAATTTATAGCCATTTCTACGTGCTTCTCCTTAAGACCACCGTCGTAGAAACTTGTCTTGACCAAGTGGGGCATAATACCACACTCCTCGTAGTCGTCAAAGATTTCATCGTCTAGGACAATCCAAGAGTCGGTGGGGTGCTCGGAGAGCCAGTCTACGATGCCGTGGCCACGGTCCAACGAACTTCCTTCGGTCTTATCTAATATCTTCAAGTTTTCTTCGGCAAGTCTTTGGTCGAGGTAGTTTGCTAGATTGTCTTGGCAATTCTTGTGGTCTTTATACCATCTGCTCTTCCAGCTAGACACGAGTACAATCTCGGCACTAGTAGCGTCAACTATTTCTCTTAGCAACTTAATGCCGGAGTAGTCGAGACCAATGAAGCCTCTGAATATATCTTCCGTGGCGTTAGAGTTGAGGACGCCGTCCCTAATCCACATCAAGGAATATTACCTTAATGCTCATTATACATCACCTTCTTTCTTTTAATCATTTTGTAGTGTTATAATTTGCTTTTTAAATCATCCATAGAAGTAATTTCATGAACAAAGTTGTCAATATCCTGTTCGGAGCCGTTCCATCTTTTTAATCTATCTTTATAGTTAACATTAAAAATTGGACAGTATTGATTTATAAGTTCATACTCTTTTTCTTCCAGTTGGCTTTTAGATACAAACTTATCATAAAAGTAAAGAATCTCAAATTGTACATACGGCAAATACTTATTGAGATAATAATATTTTTTCCGATCAATACTCGTACTATTTCGGTTTGTTTTCCCTTGCATATGAGCAATATGGGTTTGAAGTCGCCCAAACAAGTTAATACTAGAGCCAACATATACTACTTCTCCACAAAGAGTAAAAGCATACACCCCGGCACGCCTACTTATTGGAGAAATCTCTTCATATTGTTCAAAGAGTTTTCCGCTCCAATCAAGTTCTGGATTATATTTGGCAAAATTTTTTCCATCTATTGTATAAATATCTTGCATATCATCACCGCCTCAGATTTCATCGTCTGCTTCTTTTAAAGTTTTGCGTACAGTTCTCACGTCGCAGCCAAGATTGTCGGCAATCTCTTGGTCTGATAAACCGGCATCTCGTAGAGCGAGCATATCTTCCAGTTTATACTTCTTTGGTCTGCCGCCTTGTTGACCATTCTCAATAGAAGCTAGTCTGCGCTTCTTGGCAGAGGTAATAAGGTCTCGGCACATACCGTTGACCATATCAATAATCTTTTGGTCGTCGGTATCGAACTCCTTAGATGTACCGTAGTTGACAATCTGCCACACAACCTCTTTGGCAACATCATCGCCGCAGAGAGCTCGTAGCCCATCAAGATGCTCTTTCCAACTTCCATAAAACACGAAGTTTTCATATTTAGCCATAGGCTTTCCTCCAATCATTTTGTTTTGTTCGAGTGTAGTATATACCAAAACCTACAATAAGTCAATAGGTTATTGTATTTATTTACAATTTGTTTACAATTATTGCAAAAACTGATTGCAAAAACCAAAAAGGCATAGTTATTGCAGAGTTATTGCATTAGGTTATTGCACCCATTTTATAAATATATAGGAAAAGACTAGTCGAAACAATAACCTACAATAACCTAACAATAACCACTGATATAGATATAGAGAATGATAATGATATAGATATTGATATAGAATTAATATTATTTCCTAAAGTAAATAATATTTTTGGGAGTTATTGCTCTTGGAATGGGTTGTTGGATAGGGTAGTGGTGGTTTGGTATGTCATAAAGGGGTTGTTCTTAAAAGGGGTTATTGGTTGGGCTTGGCTCCTCTATATATTATATATAATACTTATTGTTGACTGCGTCGCTATAGGAAGTCGCTTTACAAGCTCCTTCCTTCAGGGCTGCTAACGCATCCCTGTCGAATAAATATATTCTTTGTAATTATCCGCAGAAATGGGTTAGGTGTGGACTTTTACATAAAAACGGATTTCTCGTTTTTAATATACGGATATTGGGTTTGGAGTAGGAATTTTGGGTAATTAAAAACGGATTTGGCGTTTTTATTTATTGGGTACTTGGTATGGGATATTGGATCTGGGTTTAGTTTTAACGTACCCCTATACTGAACTGGGATTCAGTGAAGTGGGATTCAGTTAGACATATTATATATTATTTATAACGAATTGGAGAACTTGGTATTTGGGATTTCGGGTATATGTGCCCTATACCGTAGAGTAGGGACTCTGTATCTGTGTAGTTTAAAAGTACCCCCGGTAAGGTTAAGTAGTTGGGTATTTTGGGACTCAGAATGGATTTGACGAGGGTTTTGCTTGGAGAGGGTGAGGCGTTGGGGTTAGATGGGAGGTTATTTGGGGCGTGGGTTAGAATGTGGCTTTTAGATAGGAAAAGGCTTGGATTGTAAACCATTTCGGAAATCCGAAGTAGTTTGGAGGGGTGGTATTTCGGAAATGCGAATTAGTATTGGGTTTGGCTGTGGTTTTGGCGATTTGGATTTTGGCTGTGGAAAAGTGATGTGGATAAGTGGGGATATGGTAGGGATTTGCTGGGGGATAGGTTGTGGAAAAGTTAGGTGAGGTAAAGTGAGAGTGGAATTGAAGGTTGTGGAATGGAGTGAGACGTGAGGTAGCGGTGTGTTGTAAATATAAGAGTGTTTTGAGGGGGTGGATTTGAAGATATTTTAAGCCTTTTATTTTGCAGTCAGTGTCTAAAAAGACTACCCTTTGATCCGGCTCGGATACAAGGCATTATCTACGGTTTAAACTACGCCCCATATAGCAAAAAATTTGAATTTTTTGTGGTAGTGGTATAATAGTATCAAGGCAAGGGGAAAAGCGGAAAAATCCGCCACCCTCTACCGCAATAGATTTTTGACAAATTTTGATATTTTGGTAAAAAATGGAAAAAGTGTATTTGTCAAATATCGCACATAGTCCGCTTTATAGGTGCAACGCACAAAAGCAAATGCAACGCATTAGCACTATGTGTTTGTTCATTGAAAATTTTATAAATTGTGTAACTGTTGTTTGTGGGTAATGTGTACCACAAAGGCAATAAATAACTTTGTTGTTTTTGTGGTGCATATTACAATATGCATACATTATTTTTTTAATTCCGCAAAAGCGGGGAAAAGAGGTATTTTATGAAAAACACAAACACAAACGCAAACTTAACTATGGTTCAAATGGTAGAAAATGCAAATGCAATTGAAAATGCAAGTTATACCACAATTCCAAATGAAATTTTGGAAAAGGCAACAGAGGAAAACAACGCCATTATTTCAGAATTTTGTTATAAGTTAGCAACACTTGAAAAAGCGGATTTTATCAACGCATTTTTCAATGTAAAACTTATTAGCGGTATTTCCGAAAAGGAAATTGAAAAGGCGGTAAAAAATGCGGTAAGCGTTGAAATTCAAGAGTTATCTATCAATGATAGCGGACTTATTGAAATATCAACCACTGAAAAGCCTATTTTCTTCAAGGATATTTTCAAAGCACGTTGTGAATATCACGCAAACGCACACACCGACAAAAAACCTAAAGAGGATAAACAAAAAGCAATTAAACACTTTTTTGGCGATTTAGGTGTGGGTTATTGTGATTTGATAACACACACTGCAAGAAAATACACTAACATTGAAGAAAAGGCGGATTTTAAACCTAACGCAAACTATACAAAAACTTTTAATAAAGTGACTGAAATTTGCACCGAAAACGGCAAAAGCAATCCATTTGACAAGTCAAGCAATAGCGGATACAATGAACAAATCGAAATGATTTTCAATTATTTTGTTGGTGAAAATTCCGCAAAAGTTACCGCATATCACGCAAAAGCAATTTTTCAAATTATTTGCAATCGTAACAAATTCGGCAAATTGACAATAGCGGATACAAATGCGGTAATGAACGCATTAGCTATTGTATATCGTTATGCGTTCAATGGTTACAAGTTACCGACAAACGACAAAAGCACAATTTATAAAGTTATCGAAAATAAGTAAAAAAGCAAATTCAAAAAGGACTACCGCCAAAAAATGCGGTAGTCCTAATTTGCGTTTTATAATCTTTTGAAAAATAGCACAAACAAAGCATACAAAAATTATTGTGTGTTTTGTTTATGGTATTTTTTTAACACGCACGAATTAAAAATATTTGTGTAAAAAATCCGTTTTCACGCATTAGAACGCACGAAAACCGAACCCCCAGCACCCCCACAAAATGCAACGCATAACGGGGATTTTGTGCAATATGCAACGCATCAAAACACAAAAACGTAAAGGGTATACCATAAGACCGCACACGAACCGAACCCCCGTTGACCGAGGGCTTTATTGTGCTGCGTTTGTTCATTGAAAATTCATAGGTTGAACGGTGCGATACCGTTGCAAAGCAGAACGCCCAACCTATATCCGTAAGTCAGCAAGATAGGATAACTATGCCTTGCGTGACACTTGTTGAAACTGCGGATACCGATACAAAGAAACGGTGATACATACGGGATAGTTATACCTATTAGTAGGGTAGGCGGTACACACAGATTATATATATCTTGCCGTCGAAAGCGTCGAGTCGCCAGACAGACGCCCGTCTTGAACGGGATAAAAACGAACACTGTGGTAAACGGTGTACCTGAATTTAGAGCGATATAAGACCGCATTTTTGCGGCATTCCCGACACACAAGATTTCTATGCCCAAAGGGTGAAATCTTACGGTAAAAGCACAAAGTGCCATATGCCGAGTCGGAACGGGTTGCAGGCGAAACCCAAGGAATTGTGATAACTCCCGCAGGATAGGTCTATCCTGTTAGGTACAGATTGAATATCGCATAATGAAAAGAAGTGCCGCAAAACGCAAGAATTGTAGCATTTCCGAGGGTGGTAGGGTTTGGGTTGTGCGTAAACCAATCTGCACTAAATAGACCGTTTGAATACAGAATTCGAGAGGATAAGTGTATGCTTATCCTCTTCATTGTGTACTCAAATGCACAAAAAAATACATTAAATCTGAGGTATAAAACTATGACAACATTTGCAGACTTGCTCGACTGGATATTCGAGCACCCAATCAAAGCAATTATACTTGCACTCGTAATTATATACTTAACTGCGTGTGCTATTGATCTTTTTGCACCAATAGAAGCAAACCGCGGCTCTTGGTGGAATATATTTTATCAAATACTCAACGGCATATGCCGATAATTTAGGAGGTATAACTATGTTATCAAAAGAATGGTCCGAACCAATAGAACCAACTATGACCCAAAAAGCCATTGAAGCCCTTGACGAAAAGTATCCAAACGCAATCCCTATCTTTGGTGGTGCTATATGGGTAAACAACCTTGAAACGCTCGTTGGCTCACTTCCGAGCGTAATCAGCGGAGCAAAATTCTTTAAGTGGCACGCAGGGCAAGTTGCGGCTTGTCGCACATTCTGCCATCTTTGCGGCTACGATCCCGCACTAATTGAGGTTTATCTTGGTATAAGATTTAAAGAACTTGTTGCATAAAAAGGAGGAATAATTATGCTTGACGCAAAGAGAGGACTGCTCGCAGAATGCACGAAAAATGGTCATAGGTGCAGTCTTTATAAGCACGGTTACGCCGATTACTTTATGTATACACCGTCGTTTCCGTCGTCGTCAATTATCGGTGTTGAAACCGACAAGGACGCCATTGAATGCTTTGCAAAGTATTGCGGAGTTTCTGTAGAAAACATTGTTGCTTAAACCTGCAAGTCAAGGGCATTACTTCGGTAGTGCCTTTTGTTGTGGGCTTAAACCACGGAAATTTTATGGGTCGTGTCCTATCACGGAGGTATAAACAAATGAATGACGAAAACATCAAAGACCTTGCCTGTGCTATACTTATGCAGGCAATGAAAGACTATTTTGAGGACGGAATCACATACGAGGAACGTCAGCAGATTCTGAAAGACCTACGCTCTTCTCGAATGGAGCTTATCACCAAAGGCAAATCTATTATTGTTGCCGAGCAGCTTGAATTGCACCCAAATGAGATTCGCCAGCGCATCAAACGTGACATCGAGGAAGAGCTTGCTATCGCAAACTAAACAAACGCAACTTAAGACTATCGCAAGATGGTCTTTTTTAATTGAAAGGAGTGATACTATGTCTATCATTGAAATTAACCAAGGCAGCCACGGCGAACGTTATTATGCCGTATTCATCGGCACGGGCACTGCGTGGCTCCAAGAATTCCACGTTTATGCTTATGATCCATCTCAAGCCGTAGACCTTGTTGCAGATTACTGCCAAGAATATCTGCCCGGACTTTGCGCCGACTATTATGAGATTTTTGATCTTTGTGATGCAGGCGAAACAGTTGACGAATATGCCGAGGCCCACAATCTGACTTGTTGCGGCAATCACGGCGTATATATTGACCTTGTCAAAGTGGAGGAACTGTAATATGCCCAAATATTGTCCTATATGCAATCAAATCACGAACTGCACTGATAATTGCAAGTCGTGTCTTGAAGAAGAAAAGAAAGAGAGGGAAAATAATGAAACTCTTCAGGGTAACATTTAAAGAAGATATGATTTGCGGCAGAGTAACTGTGCAATTTGTCAATGCAAAAGACAAAAGTGAAGCAAAACGCAAAGCCATTCAACGAGGGGTAAAACACATATATTGGGATATATGTGAGATAGAGGAAATTGACGAAAGCGAGGAAGACGAAGATGCCAAATACAAATGGAAATCCAAAACAATGGGTAACATAGTTTGCACATTCGGCGAGGTTATCCGCCAAGCGTGGGATAGCCTCATTCACTACCATACCCTCGATATTCGATGGGAATATAACAAAAACGGATTTTAAGGAGAAAATGCTATGCAAAGATTAACACTTAATGCATGGGGTGCAGATCACCCTATCACATTTCACTTGGCAAACTATGCCGAAAACAACAATCTCTATGTGGGTATGAGAACTCACTATGAGGGATACCCAGAGCCATATGGCGACCTAACCGTAAACCTTAGTGTTAAATGTGCCGAAGATTGTGCATTTATTGACACTAACAATTGCGGAGAGAAAATCTTGTTATGGCTCATCGAGAACAAACTCGGAAACTTGACGGGAAGAATGCAGCCGAGCGGATTTTGTCTTTTCCCAGAGTTTAAGTTCGATATGGACGAACTTATGAAATACGTCACACTTGACGAAAGAGAGGTAAAATAATATGAGAAACCACGAACTTATTTGCCGTGAGGCACAGTACATCGTTGAGAACAACGCAACAGTAAGACAAGCGGGCAAATACTTTGGACGCAGTAAGTCTGCAATTCACAAAGACATAAGAGATAAACTGCCTCATATTAATCACGCTCTTGCCGTAGAAGCTTCAAGAGTTCTTGACGTGAATTATGCCGAACGAACTATGCGAGGCGGTCTTGCCACAAAAGCAAAATGGGAAAAGATGAGGAGAAACTGATATGAAAGTAAATATTTTTCACTTTGACCAAGTCATTGAAGATGGTCGTATAACTCATATTATGACACCACGACATCTTGGGTATGCAGAGGTTGAAACCTTTGATGCTGAGGATATTTTTGACCTCTGTAATTGGTGGCATTGGGCAGAAGAAAAGCCTGAAAATCTACACGCAGATATTGATTCTTGTGGTCACGGATTGCTTGTAATCAACCCCAAAACACAAGAGCATTGGCTTGCACTGTCAATCGGTTGGTTGGTCGGCAATGAAGCGAAAATCTATGACTATGTTCTTAAAAATATCCACAATGATTTGTGGACAAATAAGGAGGTAACCGAATGAAACTAATCAAAACCCTAACCGCAATCATTCTTGCGGAAATAATTATCGCAATTCCCATACTCGTAGGCATCTATGTTTGGAGTATGGTTGCTTTTGTATAACCAATAACTTTAATAAACGGAGGATTTTAACAAATGAAGAAATTCGTATCCACTATGCGAAAAGGTTTCCATATCACCTTTGAAAACGGACTTGAAGTGTCCGTTCAGTGGGGCGCAGGAAATTACTGCGATAACCATTTTCCTAAAGATATGGACTTTACATTTTCCAAAGACGCAGAGTCTAACACCGCAGAGGTTGCGGTTATTAAAGGTAATAACTTTGCCGATATTGACCGATTCTTGCCTGAGGGGTGCGACTCTGACGGTATGGTCGCAGGCTATCTTACTCCCGAGCAGGTTGTTGAGCTCTTGATGAATGTCAAGAACTACAAGGAGGAACTCAAATGAAAACTAACAAAATAATAGTCCGCACCGACCAATTCATCTGTACCATGAACTTCGGCGAGGTGATGGACTTACCGAAAGAAAAGTTCATAGACTTGGCACAAAACTCATATATCTGCCAAAACACAACTGTATTAGATGTAGCAGACGCTAATACCCACAGAATGACAAACTTTGAACGCATCAAAGCAATGAGCATAGATGAACTTACGGAAATCTTTGAAGCCATCGCAGAAAATGATGTGTGTCTGATGAATGGACACCAGTGGTGTAGTGAATGCAAATTTGCAAAGTTTTGCGATGTTCAAGCAGGAGATGTGAGGGAATGGCTCGAAAGTGAGGTAACCGAATGAAAGCGAAATATAAGCACTATGGTAACGAATGTATCATCTACGACGCAGTATATTGCGATGATAATGTAGTTACAACTGTTCGTTCATACCGAAGTGGTTGGTTTGACGCAGCACCTGAGACAGAAACGAAAGTGTGTCTTACAAATGCAGAAGCAAGACGGATGTTCTTCAATATCTGCGAGAAGTTTGAAAAAGAACGTTATGATTGCGAGTATAGAGAGGACTATGAATGATGTACCTACTTGAACGCATCAAAGACGGCAACGACTGGTCTGCCGGACTGAGAATTTGGGCAACACATCCGTGCAAAGGATGGAGAATTATAAAGAAGGTGAAAACATGAAGAGTATAATCATGAAAGAAATTAAACCTTGTAACTGCGAGTGTTCTATGATACTTCCTTATCACTCATACTTTCTCGGTATCCATATTAGCACAACAATTCAGTGTTGCTACTGTCGAAGAAAAGTGACGAGATTTACAGAAAAGAAAGCAATTGAAGTTTGGAATAAGGAGGTATCCAAATGATCAAACAATCAGAGTGGGCGCTAATGCACCTATTAAAATGTGGACAATGCGACTTATCCATATTAGACGACATCGGATATGATCTTGATGACATACTCGACGAGTTAGTAGAAGAAAACAATTTGTCTTTGACGAGCTTAATCAGAGCCGTCTTCCAAAAGGGAGTTGATGAACTTAATGATTTAATCACAAACATCAAACCCGATGTTATTGAAGACTTGCAGATTCTCGATGAAACATTGCCAAAGAAAAGCGATAGTCCTGAAGTCATTGACAAAAAGGAGGCTGCACTTGATACCCAAGATGTATATCTCAGCCACAAATATGATATAGAATGGGGCGATAAAATCCCTGAGTATATCGAAGAACTGAGCGAAATAAATCCGGTCGATGATATAGATTGGTATATCAACTGTCTTGATACTCACATCTACATTGTCAAACATCAAGACATTTATCGCAGATTCTTTGCTGATCAAATTTCTGAAATTGAGGACAAGATTGGATTTTGCTTTACAAATTATTAAAGGAGGTACCGTCGGTGGAAGTTTATACTTTAACTTATACAGTAGGATTATCTTCTGGCTTCAGAGAATTAATTGGAATATATGATTCGATTGAAAGTCTGGAAAAGGGAAAAGAAAGAGATATGAGGGATAATAACCGCATGTTTAATGAACAAAAATATTCTATGCGACACTTTAAATTAAATAAAAACATAAATGAAATATTTATGGAATGGTAAAGGAGGTGTTCTTATGAAACAACCAATCCACCCCTGCATCAACTGCATCTACTTCAAGGCTTGCGGCGAGACCACTCGTACAATGCCTTGTGAGGGTAGGATGACAAAGAGCGAAAAGAAAAAGGAGAGATGGCAATGAAACTACATTCAACTATGAACGACCAAGAGTGGAACAATCTACTCAACTATCTAACTGCAAGAGGTGCGTTTGTTACATACTTCGCAGAGAAAGACAATAACGGGGCATTTGTTGATTTCAAATATGCACTTATTGAATACAAAGACGAGTTCTATTATATGGAAAATCCTCTTAATATATTTGAGCCGTTTGAGGTTACAAGATATACAAAGATATCCCCATATGAAAAACGCCAAAATGCACTTCCGAGACAAATTGGCACAACCGAAGCATTGCTTGAGTATATGAATGAAAATCACGTACAAAAACACTTGAAAGGCACCTACACACAATGGTTGTTTGATGATTTGAGAAAAATGAAAGATGGACATACTCATTTGTGGCGTTTGGAAAATGAACTTGCAGGCAATAGAGAAAAAGATATTCTGGGTCGCCTCACAAGTATCAGTATGGTCCAAAACACGAAAGACTACTGTGTGCTTCGCTTTCATTCTGCCGATGGCAATCACTTCGATTATGAAACAAAATCTCGTAGGATTACGGGATAAGGAGGCTATATATGAATGATCATAAATACTTGGTCCATCATGAAAACGGCGAAATTCAACTTCGAGCTCAAGACAGTATAGCATTAGGATTTTGTCGCATCATAGAGTCCATTCCTGTTGATGATATGCCAAACTCCACCAATCATCATGATGAGTGGCTTGCTTGGCACGACAAATGGGAACAATATTTTATCAAAAAATATTCACTTAAAGAGGAGGATGTAATGTAATGAATAAATACACAGAACTTAAATCCAAGCATCAAAAAGAGGTTGATGCATTCCCATTCGGGTTCGCATTCAATCAAAAGCAATTCGACGAAATGATGACCAAGTGGGGACTTACCCCCGACGATACCGATAAAATCTATTCCATCGGCGGTGGTGGTTATGTTCGCAAATCTGACGCCGATGCGATGCATAAGATGTTTGAACGTCACGAACTTGAGCGAAAGATGGCTCGTAAGCGTGGTGATGATTATTTGTTTGAGATGTTCAACTACGAACTTGGTAACCACGAGTACAGTTACACTCAAGACCTTACCGACACGCTTGAAGCACTCGGTTTAACTATGGATGAAATTAACGCAGACCCAAGAATGGCAGATGCTTTGAAGAGGGCGATTACCGCACAGGAGGATCTTTGATATGTTTGATAAAGAAGTAGCAAAAAAGCAGCTTTCTGAGTTTTGCAGAAAATGCATTAACAACAACATTTGCGATGGAGACGAGGAAGTAGATTGTCCTTGTTGTCCAATTAATAATGCTTATGAAATGATTAACGAAACTGAATTTGAGGAGGATTAAACTATGACACAAAAAGAAGTCGCAATCAGCGCAATGAAATCACTTGACATCTACGCACCCTACATCAAGAAGTTCGAAAAGGACGGCACAGTAACTCTGTTTGAGGGGTTTGGAGGTTACTACATTGACGAATCCCAAGAGCCTGAGTTGCTCAAGAAAATCAGAGAGTTCGAAGAAGAAACAGGTTCACTTGTCTATGCCGTAACCCACAACATATTTGAGTTCGGTGAATGTTACAGTTTCCTTATCATCAGCAAGTATGACGAAGAATGGAGCATGACACTCGAAGAAGTAAAGGACGGCTATGCATTCTCTTATGTATGGAATAAGAGTGTTGATTATTGTAGCGAATTTGGTACAATTGCCGTTAAGTCCTTTGGTGGCGGAATTGCGAGGGTAGGATAACAATACAAAATGATTAACAAAGGAGAATGTTATATGATTACACCAAAGAAAAGTTTGATAGGAATGAAATTCGGAAGACTGGAGGTAATTTGCCAAGCGCCAGATAGAGTTGTTCCAAGTGGTCAACACAAGGTTATGTGGTATTGCAAGTGTGATTGTGGTAACCCAGAACTTAAAGCCATTGACGGATATAGTTTGACACACAATAGAACACAGTCTTGCGGTTGTATTCACAAGGAAACATTGCAAGAAGTTTTATCAAAACCAAATAAATTTGATCTGTCTGGAGATTATGGAATTGGATATACCAATAAAGGTGAGGCATTTTACTTTGACATAGAAGATTATGATAAAATCAAAGATATTACATGGTTTCTTGGAAAAGGAAAAATGTATAACTATGTTACTGGTCATCGCGATGGTAAAACTGTATTGATGCATCGAATCATTATGGAATATGACGGAGAATACGATATTGACCATAAGCACGGAAAAGAAACAAGAAACGATAATCGTAAATGTAATTTGCGTATCGCAACTAGAAGTCAAAACAATATGAATACAAATTGTGCCAATAGTAACACTGGAATTGTTGGCATCCATAAACTTAAGGATAGCGGCAAATTTAGAGCTTACATCTGCAAATATGGAGAGAATGTTAACTTAGGAGATTTTGTAAATATTGATGATGCAATTGCGGCACGGAAAGATGCTGAAGAACGGTATTTTAATGAATGGTCGTATGATGCATCGCAAACATGTGATAACGAGTACTTTAATCCAAATGAAAGGAGAAGGAAAAATGAATAACAAACTGTTAGAAGAGATGTTTAAAATGTCTCGTTGGGAAGCGCTTATTGAGAAAGCGGAACTCAAAGGCATAGATAAGGGCGAACTTAGAAAAATGTGCCAACCTCAAGTTCGCCTCGCAATCTATAACGCAATTAAAAACGAAGAAATGGAGTTTATACCTCCGCATATGGCTCAAATTCCGAAAGAAACGCCGGGCGAATTTAGAACAGTATTTGTTGGCGAAAATGTGGATAGATGTATTCAGAGTTTGATTAACGACTGCTTGTTTGAATTGTTTCCCGAAATGATTCATCCATCTTGTAAGTCTTATCAGAAGAATTTGGGCACAGGTAAGACCGTAAAAGAATTTTCAAACAATTTAGTCAATATGAAAACAAATAACGGAGTAGTGGGAGTCAAGTCTGATTTTTCCCACTACTTTGACGTTGTTAACATCGAGGCCATATACAATGTGTTTGATACCATTGAAAGAAAACTCGGTTTTCAAAAAGGAACAGAACCCGTAATGAATTTGCTTCGTAAGTGTTGGAGTAATAATCTTGTGTTTGATTTAGATGGCAACCTTGTTGAACAGTATTGCGGTATTAGACAAGGCAATGCAATCGGGTCATTTCTTGCTGATGTAATCTTGTATGAGCTTGATGAGTTTATGAGTAATAAGTACAACTTTTATTGTAGATACTCTGATGATTGTATGACTTTGCACAATAATCCACGGGAAGTAATTGCCGATATGAATAAGATTATTAGCAAGTATGGAGTGTCGCTCAATCCTAAGAAAGTAGAGATTGTCTATAAAGACAGATGGGTTAAGTTCCTTGGATTTAATATCAAGGGCGACCAAATCACACTCTCCAAGTCTCGTGTTAAAAGCTTTCAAAGGGAGATTGAAGCACGAACAATCAAGCAGCGTAAAACTTCGTTAACAAAAGCAACCAACAGAGTTAATGACTATCTTTACAAAGGAGATGGCAAGTATTCCTGGGCAACTTCAGTACTGCCGATTATTAATGTGGAAAAGGATATTGAAACACTGAATGCTTTTGTGATGGATTCCATTAGAGCCTGTGCCACAAAGAAGAAAAAGATTGGCGGTCTTGGTAGTGTGAACGACCGAGATGATTATACTATTCTGCGAGGCACCGGCAAGAATGTAACGGCAAACCGTCATAAAACCGATAAAGAAATCAATGGTTATTTGACTATTGGTTGTATGCAGAATGCAATCTTGACGAGTAGGGCTGTATATGAAGCATTAGTCAGAACTATGTAACGCAACAAAATGATTGCTGGGCAATGAAATTCAATTCGGAAGCAAGATGACAAACTTCTTTGGGATGGCAGGATCAGAGCAGGCGCAGAGCGCCGGCTCATCCTGCGATGCAAAGAAAGTTAGCACTTTCTTCCTAATACGAAACAATTAAAGATATGCGCCATCGTTGCGAGCAATCATCCACAACACAGTGATGAATTACGAGGCAACTAAATTCAGCAAGGAGGTGTCATAACTCTGAAGGACGTATCCTCAATTCAGGAATAATTCCTGAATCAAGATACGTCTTTCAGACTACACCTCCATTCATGAAACAAATATAGCAATGTGTCGCAGTTGTGAGTAATTCAAGCCTGAAATACATCAGCAAACTACAAGGCAATCAAATTCAGCAGAAGGCTTTGCACCCGAGACATGAGCTGCCATAATCCGCTATCGTAGATTATCGCAGCTCCTTTACTCGGAGCCAGCCTTCACTCATGAAACTAATGAAGAAATGTATCGTGGTTGTGAGTAGTTTAACTTCGTAGTACAACGACAAATTGTAAGGCAATATAATTCAAAGAAACGACAGTTAACCTGTGATCAGCAGGTTACTACTGGGAAATTTCCCAGTCCTAACCTGCTCCTGACAGGCACTATCGTTTGATATGAAACAAGTAAAGCAATGTATCAATATTGTGAGCAATTTGGACCCGCAGCATAGCGGTTGGTTGCAAGGTAATTAAATTCATACTACAGGTTATTTAACCAGAGAAGCACGCCCTTCGTGCGGCGATATCACGCCGCTCTACTTGCGTGCTGCTCTGGCAGAACCTGTACAAATGAAACTATTAAAGAAATGTGCCGTAATTATGAGCAATCTTGGAGCACACCAATAGATAACAAGGTAGTTAAATTCAAATCCCAGATAAGTAATAAGCTCACACGACGCCATCCACGCGGTGACTACCGCCTTCTGGCGTCGTGAAAGCTTCTCTTATCTGATATTATGAAGCAAATAAAGAAATGTGCCACAACTATTGAGTGTCTATAAAACTAAAAGGAGGTAATTATATGTCAATCTATGAAGAGCTTATTAATAGGGTAAGCGATGGTGAGTCATTTCATATTGACTTTGAAAAAAGAAATATGAAAGTTGGAAATGATTATCTGATTAAGGACGGAGAGTTTGATGAATCAAAAGAGCTGATAAACCCAGTCTTTAAACAGGATTGCTTAGAAGATATTCTTCAAGGGATTCTGCAAAGATATCGAAGTTATAAAATCTCTCTACCGAGCGAAAGGAGTGATAACAAGCGCAGACACTATTTCAAAGCGCTTCCTATGGAAGAAATCACAGACGAGCAACTTATAGTTGCAGAAAGGAGAGAGGTTTCACAAGCAGCACTTGAAGGATTTGTACTGTGTATGATTGTGAGTGGACAACTGGTATGGGATGAAGACATAATGCAGGGTAAATGGTTTTACCAATCAAAAAATGACCCGGATTTGGTTCTATTAAGAAGTTGGGTCGAAGGTAAGTAAACAAAAAAATATGCGACGCTCGGCAATACAGAGCAAATAAAACAAATTTGAAGGAGAAATGAATTATGTTGAACAAGAATGAAAGAATGAACAAACTTAACGCTATGGGAGTTAACACTAGCAAGTACTTTACTGTACCTCTTGAGAATGGTGGTAGTGTGACTATTATCATTGATGAAAACGGCAATCCCGTGAAAGTAGAGGACACTATTGCAAACCAAATCATTGAGGACGGTTACGTAAGAAATACTCAGCTTCACAGAAGATTTGTTATGGCGCAAATGTTCCAAGGTCTTAACTACAAGTCCTACGATGGTAGAAAGACTGGTTACAACGAATGGGTTAAGAGACACGGTCTTAAGTACTCATTCGATATGATGCTTGAGGAAATCAGAGTACTTGGTAAGCTTGAAGAAAGAGATAGAGATACGTTCGTTGAAAGAGCACATTTCTTCACTAAGGATGTTATCGTGAAGACTATGGAAGATTATGTTGCAGAACTTATGAAGCACGTTGATACTCTTCCTACAAAGAACTGCAAGGGCGTACCTTACAAGAGAGTTAAGAGCCAAAATATCTTCGTTGTTGACCTGGATAAAAAGGTATATGCACCGCTTAGATATGATATTAACAGAATTAAGTATGCAAGCAACTACAATGAGCTTTACAAGATTGTGAAGAGTTTCATGTACAAGATGATTGCACTTCCTTACACTACTCCTAAGAGCAAGGCTTGGATTGATGCATATAAGGGCGAAGGTGCGTTCTACACGCTTAAGAACCTTGTAATGTTCCATAATTGTGGTATCAAGGTTGATGGACGCATGGTATATGGAATGGCCGCAGTAAGTGTATTGAACAAGAGACTTAATGAGTACAAGGGTGAAGGATGGAGAATGTTTGCTCTTATGAAGAAGGTTATTTCTGATAACAACTTTAATTTTGAGATTGCTATGGATAAAATCTATAATAACTAATTAATTAACTGCGGATAGATAACGCATAACACACAAGGTGTTTCGCTTTCAATTCAGATCATGAATGATATGACGTACAGCAGTCAATGCTGGTTATCACCAGCCCTGACTGCTGTATTTACATCCGTTCATGATCTCAATATGAGACTGTTAAAGATATATCTACAGAAACGCAGAGCGTGTTGGTATAAGCGCCAATATACACAAGGGAATAAAATTCAATAATGCTGCACAAACTCCTGAAACCGGATCTTTGCACCTGGCTATCGCCAGGTTTATGATCCTTATTCAGGATAGCGCAGCATAATATGATACTGTTAAAGAAAGCTTACGAATTCATGAGTGTATGTAAAATATAAGGAGGAGAATATGATATTCAAGTCAATGTCTCTTGAGGAGGCAAAAGATTTTTATAAAAGACTTAATGAAGAATGCGATAGACTTAAAGCAGAAGGGAAACCGCCTTCTGATTATGCAATACTAAGAATCGCAATAGACGACATCTGGTTTTTTACAGATGGGTTACAGAAAGATTATTGAGGAGGAAGATTAACATGGAAAATAACGTAGCATTTAGTAAGTACAAACTATTAGCGATAGATATATATGAGTTCTGTCAAAAGCATGAACTTTGGGGAGATAATACCATCTACTTTGATGGGAAGGCGTGGTCCAATAGTGAGACGTGGCACGGAGAAAAGGGCAAGAAGATTGCCGAGGATTTGTATGAGTATGAAGAGAGAAATCCAAGAGATTATTTTGAGTATGCAAATCCGAAGACCCTGAGTATGAGTTTTGAGGGAAGTTTGAATTATGTTTTGAATGGATATACAAGTCGTTCTTGGAAACTGGAAGAAGAATTTAGTAAGTTGTTTAAGAAGTATGGGCTTTATTATGAATTAGGGCACTCTTGGAATCTGAGTGCATATGAAATTTAAGGAGGTTTGATATGAAATTTACAAACGACTTTACAACAATCAGTGCAAAAAATCGCATATCAATTACGGAAGCAATTCGAAACGACCTCAATGCAGATACGGTGTTTATCTGCAAGGGCAGTAATCACCCAGATGACGATTATCTATACTTGTACATTGCACAGGCAAAAGACGGTTACATCACAGGTCTTGCAAATACAAGTCGTCCAGGTTATGTCGGACTTTACGAGAATCATTATAACATCTCGCTTAAGAGAGCGTTGGAAATTCTTGCGGACAAAATTCATGACTGCAATAAGGAGGGCTAATATGAAACTTAGTAAGAAATTAATTAACACAATTAAAGAGCATGGTTTTTCGGTGTACGAGGATGAGCGTGGCTATGACTTCGGAAAATACAGTTCGGCAGGACAAGACTTTAGTTTTTATATTAACAAGCAAGACTCTCTGGGCGACTTTGCTGCTGAAGTTTTGAGTTACTATAATGGTTACGATCCATCCGAAGAGGCTTATCTATGGCTTGACAATACTGGCCACGGTAAGAATGGAGCGCCATACGAAATGATTGATGTTTACAACGATATGGTGGAATGTGAAGGTTTTATATATGAGCTTTATGAAATTATTTTGGAGGCGATGTAAATGGAAAGACAAACGATGTGGGTGTGTGAGCACTGTTTATGGGCCATTGAAAGCAGAGAGGGCAGGCAAGCGATTCTGCCTCATTATATAGATGAAGAAGATAATGAGGAGTCAAAATGTGATTGGTGTGAAGAAGACGGATTTGATTTACTCTATGAATTGATTTAAGGAGGAAGATGATATGAATATTACAACCATTATTTATGCATTTCATGGCAATGATACAGTTGTGAAAGTGCCATTTGAAATTATAAAAGAGACAGAAAAATGTTTCTTTACAAAGCACGGAAGGTATTTGAAGTCAGAGCTTGATACACCAATATTGAGATCATCTACGGCATATTCATATATTGAACTTGTAATGATTGATGCTACTGATGAAGTGCTGCGAGAAAAATTAAGCGAATGGTTTACCAATAAATCGCATCAAATTGTTATGGCAAGAGAGCGAATTTAAGGAGGATGTAAAATGAAAATCAGATATTATGTAAGTGGACTTGGTTATGACGAGAATGATTGCATAACAGACTATGAGGAAGACTTTGGCGACTTTGATACTTATGAGGAAGCGTATGAGTTGTTTGTAAGACTTCAGTGTCAAGATATGGAATTGTTATTCTTGCAAGAACCTGAGGTATATGAATTGCTTATCCAGTTGGAAGAATGTGAAGAGACCGACGAAGCGATTACTTGTATTGATGTAAAAAATGAGTGGTGGATTACAAATCCAAATTATAAGGAGGAAAATTAAATGAAAAATAATAAACATTATGCTTACCATAGTCCTTTTAAGATGGTAGATAGCGAGGGAATTGAATACACGTTAAAAGTCGAACAAGATGATTGTGCAGAAGACCCAAGAGAATGGGATAATGTGTGTACAATGGTATGTTTTCATCACAGATATAGGTTAGGAGATAAACACGATTATGACGATAGTGATGAGTTCTTTGATGATATTCTACGCAACATCTGTGGCCTGAAATATGAAGACTTTGAGGAACTGTCTACAAGAGAAAAGTACAAACTTGCTTGCGAAAGTGACAAAGTGTATATTAAAGAACTTAATCTTTATGACCATAGCGGTTTAACCATATCGACTTCTTCTTGCTATCCTTACAATGACCGTTGGGATGCCGGTTGTGTTGGTTGGGTTTATGTGTCTAAAGAAAAAGCCATGTATGAATGGGGCGGCATCCCTGAAAAAGATGAGAATGGAGAATTTATTAAAATTCCTCACGAGCATCCTAATGGCAACGTAACTTATTCGATTAAGTACACTCCTATCACTGAGGAAAACTGGAAAGATTGCGCAGACTATCACATCGAAGGAGAAGTTAAACCATATGATATGTATCTGAGAGGCGAGACTTATGGGTTTGTACTAACCAAAAAGGTTATCGAACAAGAAAAGTGTCCTCACTGCGGCGAAGTTATTAGAGAATATGAAGATGAAGATGAGATTGATAGTTGTTGGGGATTCTATGGAGATTGCCTTGAAGACAATGGCATTTTTGATAATATTGGCGATTTGAAATTTGCAGAGGAGGAATAATTATGACAATTTATAGAGGTGGAAAAGCATTCGCACTGACTTTTAGCGAACTTATAAGTGCTCACGAGGAATATGAGCTTGATTGTATGATTGCAGATGTAAAAAGCAAATATGAAGACGAAGGACACGACGTAGAGCTGTCTGACGACCAAATTAGAGAAATAGCAATCGATGCACTTCATAACCTTAGTAAGAACGACAATTACTTTGAATCGTACTGGATGAGCGTTGAGTATACACTTAATGATTATATCAACAATTTACCCGTTGATGAAGAGGAGGAAATATGATATACCGAAAGAAAACTTACAAAGATGTGACAGACCCACGCATTTGGGAGATTTGGAAAGAAGTAAAGGACGAAGCAAGATGCTTGTATCCGCAGTATTTTGAACATTGCGACCCCGAACTGTATCACGATAGTTCGTATAGTCATCTTGGACTTTGTACTTGTTCTTTTGAAAATCCATCAGAGAGAAATATAAACAAAATAAGACATTCAAGATGTATTATTACTTTGAGTACAAACTGTGGTCAAGATTATGATTGTATTCGAAAGGTATTGTGCCACGAGGTTGGACACTTTGTTGCACCGAAAGAGCACCACGGATATGAATGGAAGATAAGGGCGGATAAAATTGGAAAGCGTTGGGGTTATGAAGCAAGTAGATTGTCCAACAATGAGACATTTCATAATGCGGCTCAACAAGCAAGAGCAGAAGCAAATAAATGCAATCCATATAAGTATAGATTGTATTGTCCGGACTGTGGCGCAGAATGGAAGTATAAAACAAATTGCGAGGCGGTGCGTAGAGCAGACAAGTATCGTTGTAGTAAATGCAAAACGAATTTGAAATCAGAAAAGATTTAGGAGGTCATTATGAAAAAGCAAAACAAATGGGAAGAATTATTCGAAGAATTTTTAGAGTGCGTAGAATTTACGCTTGTTAAATATAAAACTGCAGACGAAGAGTATGATCCTTGGCGTTGGGGTGTTTATGATGGACAAGGTGCCAATCTTGGTGATATTGAAAGTGATAGATTCACCTGCGCTGAAGACATATTAGATAGAATGGACGCATATATTACCGATTATTTTTATGCGGATCTTGAAGACGAGTTAAACGCCTACGAGGTTGATTTGGAATGGAGAGAGGTTCCGGACGGTGCGACAGAATGGCTGTTGTTGAAGAATGATGTGGAGTTTGTTAATAAAAACAAGAAGTATTTCGACGAACATTCTTTTGAATTTAATGTTCTTGATATGATGGTAAATCATGTAGATGAAATTAATTTAGAAAATATTTATTATGAGGAGGGCGATGAATAATGAACAAGAAAGCAAATATGACATATTGGGATAACATTGATGACCTTACAGAAGAGTATGTGAGGAATATGCTTGAAATGAGCGTACCGAGTATCGTCTTGGAGTATGATGATATCTTGACGCTCGGCAAAGAGATTACAGATTTTGTTGTGGCTCATTTAAAGAAGGAAGTAGGAGCGAACTTCCCTTATGTGGATGAAAATTATTAAGGAGGATTAAATAAATGAAGAAGTTTAGAGTTTGTGGTGTAGTTGAGGTTGTGGTTACCAAGGATGTTTGGGCATGTAACGAGGATGATGCATATAAAAAGGCATCAATGGACCTTCCGTCATTGGTTGCTTATGCAGGCAATGGTGGTAGTGATAAGTTAGTGGGGGTTTCAGGGAGCGATGAGTCTGTAGATGTGTTCGAGGATATTGAATATAATGATATTGAAGAACTCGAAGACGATCCCGATTACTTTGAATGCCCTGATTGTGATTTTGAGTGTGAGCGTAGAGAGGATATCCACGGAGTTGGATATTGGTATTGCGATGTTTGTTGTCAGTCATATAACGATGACGGCGAGGTAATTTATCCTGAAGAAGAGGAGGACGAATAAGAAATGAATAAATATTCAGTGACACCAACATTTAAATTTAGCGATGATGATATGATTGACATCATTAGTTCGGCAACCTCTGATATTGGTTATTGGGGCGGAGTTCATGATAGTAATGAGTATTATGAAGCTAGGGACGAACTTAGCAAAGAAGACCGCACATACGAAGATATTTTGTATCATATGTTAAAGAAGGGCGACGCAATATTGATGTATGATGTCGAAGACGAGTCTGAAACATGGGATCTTACGCTCGACAAGTTGCTTAATGGTATTAAATTAGCCATCGAAAATAAATATTGGGACGGAGATATAGATACAATCGACGGTGAAGTTGGAGATATTATCTTCCAGTATGCCTTGTTTAACGAGATAATTTATGGCTAATACACAACAAAATGATTTAATTACAAAGGAGAAAATTATTATGACACAGATCAATATAGACGTTATGGATATTATCGTAGATAGAATGGCAGAGGGCATCACATTATCAAAGGCACTTGAATCAGTATATGTTAAAAGAAATGTTGCAATTCCCTACAAGGAAGAATGCTTTAATGTGCTGATTGTGGATTTTGGAATGTCAAAGAGAACGACTAATGCATTGTTAAGAGGAAAGCTTAGAACTATTGGGGATGTGGTTACGTTTTGTAAAAATCACAAGATTACCGACATGGCGGGTGTTGGTAGAAATTCTGGAATAGAATTATTTGAGACCATTCTTGATTATTGTTGGGATAATATGGATGGCGAGGAAAGAGTAAGGTTTTTGATTGAGACCGTAGAAATGAATAAGGACAACATTAGAATAGACGTTGTACGATAAAAAAAGTAAAACCGTCCCGGGCGGTTAAACCCGGGAGAAAGTTGAGGTGTATATGACTAAAATGCAACTTAATAAACTTATGGATAAACACTGTATTTTACCAAGCGAGCTTGACGATTTGCTTGATTTTGTATCAGAACTATTGTTTTTACGTAGAAAAGAGCTTGAGAAGAGTGAGCCATATGCGGTCAGAAGCATTAATGCTTTGGAGAACGCAGAGCATGAGGTTTATGATTTGATTGATTATATAAGTGAATTGGAGGAAGTATAATGAAAATAAAATGTATTGAACATGTTGATGATTTTGGTGCTAATGAGAATGTATGCTGGCTTGAGGTGGTTGATGTACCGACAGAATTCATTGAAGAGGCGAAAGTTATAGATAGGGAAAATTATAATGAGGGTTGTTTTGGAATTTGTGTAGGACAGGACGAAGATGGGTGGTACGTCTGCGAAGAAGAGCTGGGAAGCGAACTATTCTATATCGACAACGATGGGGATAAGCACTGGATGAATTATAAACTGACCGAACTGGAAGAAGCCGATGCAATTAAGTTTTGTAAGAAGTATCTTGAGGAGGAAGAGTAATGAAATTTAAAATGATGACGGCTGCAGAGGCCATAGATAGATTGTTTGAGTTAAAGACAAAAACTAAGAGATTGGATTTTACGTTTGACGATATCGACATAGACCCAGAATGCGATCCAAGCGGCTGGTACGGTATGAAGCTGATGCAAATCTTCGACGAAGATGATGGCGTGTTTGCTATGGGATATTATGGCGGCGGTTCTACCGAGGCATATGATATTTATGGAATGGTTGATAATTCTGACAACATTGAATGCGTGAAAGAGTATTGTGCCACAAGACTTCAAAACTTTATGAACACTTGGTGCGACTCATTTGAACTTTGTAAAAAGATTTGTGTAGAAATTGAGGAGGATGAATAATGTATAGCAAACAGGAAGATTGCTTAAGAGTAGAAGTAGAAGGTGGATATTTGTACGCTACAATTAGTGCTGATCCGGATTATCCAAGTATCTGCGTGGAGTTTGTAGCAGATGATGAAAGTGACGAAGATTTAAGTAGGCCGACGGTGTATATGGAAAAACCTATAGGACGTGAACTGAGAGCTCTAGTATGGGATGACAAAAACGACGAAGATTATACGAGAGAGATTACATTCAATTAAAGCAATACAAAATGATTAAAATATGATATAATGAAGGAGAAATGCAAAATGGGAAAGAGAGATAATTATAAGTTTACGCAAGAAGAAAAGATATTAAAGATAGAGGAGTTCGCACTTCGTACCAATGAGATTTGTGCAAATAATAACAACAGAAAACTTGGAAAGGCTTGCCTTTCTGTACCATTTCCTGTAAGCGTTTGCAATCCGAATGCGCCTTGTTATTTGAAGTGTTATGCTCAACACGGATGTCAGAGCTTTGCGAATGTTCAGGGTGCCTATTATAGAAATTTGAGACTGTACAACAATAGCGCGGATGATTTCTTTGAACAATTGCATTACAAGATTAAGTTCAGTGGGCTGCCTATGGTAAGATTCTTTGATTCTGGAGACTATCCTGATGTGGAATTCTTGGAAAGAAGTGTAGAGCTTGCAAAGAAGTTTCCTAATGTGAAGTTTATGGCATATACGAAGAAATATGATTTGGTAAATAAGTATTTGGATGATGGCGGAAAGCTTCCTGAGAATTATAATATCTTCTTCTCTGCTTGGGATGTACTTTGGGAAGTACCTAATCCTCACGGATTGCCTATTGCATATGTGAAGTTTAAGGATGAAAGATTTACACCTGAAATTCCAAAGAATGCGTTCCATTGTCCCGGCAGAGAGACTAACTGTTCAGCTTGCGGAGTATGTTGGAACAAGAAGGTAAAGGCAGTTTATTTTGATGAACATTAAACAATACAAAATGATTTGTGGAAGGATGGTATAAATGTTAAATGAACACGATACACAATTAGTAATGGAGCACTTTTTTAGGGATTGTCAAAATTTCTGGAGAAGAACAATAAATGACGAGCGCGAGGTTTTTGAGAAGGCGCTCAACGACATGAGGAACATTACAACAGATCCATTTTCTCCTTATGGGAAGAAGCTGAACGTAGAAACGAAAGAGAAGTTTATACGTTATCGAGAAATGGATTTAGGAATTTAATTTAAGAAAGGGAAATAGACATCATGAAGCAGCAGAAAGACTGGACGGGCAATCATAAAACAACATTCGTAACACTAGGGGCATCGAATCATACAAATCATGACCGAGCCGAGCATGATTATTATGCTTCCGAGCCTTTGTGTGCCGATTTGATTTGTGGAGTAGAAGCCTTTGATGGTGGGATATGGGAGAATTGTTGCGGAGGGGGACATTTAGCCCGGCGATTCGAAGAACTTGGCTATGACGTAGTAAGCACAGACCTAATTGACAGGGGTTATGGACAGGGCGGAGTTGATTTTTTTGAATGTACAGAAACGTTGGCCCCAAATATAGTAACCAACCCACCTTACGCTTGTGCAAAAGAATGGGTAGAACATTGTTTAGAATTAGTTCCTGAGGGTGGCAAGGTTGCATTGTTTTTACCTATACAGTTCCTTGAGAGTGAGGGCAGAAGAAAGTTATTTACAGAAACGCCGCCAAAGACTGTATATGTTTGTGTCAACAGAGTGTTGTGTGGCCCGAATGGTGATTTTACAGCAAAAGACAAAGAGGGTAATACGATTTATAACAAGGATGGTACACCCAAGAAAGCGAGTAGTGCAAAGTGTTATGCGTGGTTTGTTTGGTATAAGGGTTATCACGGAGATACAACATTAAAATGGATTAATTAATAGGAGGTTAATATGGATAGATATTTTTACTCAGTAGAAATGAACGGCGACCGCAAGGTCGTTCATATATCTGGGAATGTTTATTATAATGACGGAGTCGAATCAGTAACTTGTTATAGAATTGCAGAATGGACATTTTTCTATATGACCATAGAAGAGATTCAGACACTGTTTGAGGAACTGAGATTCTATGATTATATTAATGAGCGAGTTGATTACATTGGAGACCGAACAGAAGATGAGGCTCTTGATATTTGTCGAGAATATTTTAACGGAACCCCCGGAAAGATGTTGCACATTACACAAGTAAATGAAGATACTCCGTGTGGAGATTATTGGTTTGAATAAAGGAGAATAAATAATATGGGAAGTTTTTCTTGGATGAGAGCAGATAAAACTACAAAGAGAAGCAATTTAACAGATGGTGATCGTTATAAGATTTTGATACCGCAGGAATTTGGTGGAGGATATATCAAGGATACCTACTATGATTATGGGTATGTATTTGAATATGACGATACAAGAGAAACAGCAGACCTGTATGGAATTCTTGCATACTGGAACAAATGCGAAGGAATGATATTCGATGGTGATGAGTATCCGTCTACAATGGAAGATATTTTGAAGCGTGGAAAGACTTGTTTACAGAGCAATCGTTGCAAGGGAATTGAAATTGGATGTTATGACAAACAGGTTGATAAGCTCAAATATCCGCTAAAACTTGTGTCGGCTTCATATCAAGGAACGTATGAAGAGTGTGATATGAGGAGTTATGGCGACCCGAATCAGGGATTTTGTAAAACTTATTGGAAATAGAAGGAGGGGTTATATGACCGCAAGAAAAATGTTTAAAGGAAATAAGCCCGAAGGAAAAATTTTAAAATGTTCTAAGGGCAGATATGATTATGCGAGAAATACATTTGCTTATTGTATTTGTGACGATGGTCAAAGATATAATATTAAGGTTTTATCAGAAGTACATCCAAGAGAATATTCCGTGGACTACGATAAAGAAACAAATGTTGATACTCTTGAAAATGCAATTCTATATAACGAATGGAGAGCAAGAGTTATTGCAAGTAAAAATCGATAAAGGATATTTTTGAAGGAGGCAAACAATATGGTAGACTGGTTTGGTAGATGGTTTGAAGAAAAGGATTATTCAACTTATCCAAAAGAAAAATGGTGTGACTATGACCATATGGCAAATTGGATTAGAGGGCAAGGTTATGAACCGCAGACCACAATGAATAATTTAATCGATATGATTTTCTTGTATTACGAAGGAGAATGCGAAGAGATGGATAAGGAGTTTGATATCGAAGATTGTATGGAATACGTCAGGGATAGCGGCGGACTTCGAGAGTTTGATTATGAACCATAAGGAGATTTGGTTATGATAGAAAATTACACACCGGCACAATACAGAACGGTCGTCGAATACAGTAAGGTATTTGATGATGGTCATAGAAACGGATTTGGTTTTCCGTGTGATGAAAATGGAAAAGTATTTGATGATCTTAATCCAGACGCACTTAAAAATTATAAGTGGTGTTTAGAAAACCCAGGTAAGTTTGTGCGCTTTGATAAGATTGTAAAAGAATCGTGGACGGTCAGAGATGATGCACATGGTACATGTCATTGCGGAAACGAGGTATATTTGTATGATGAATATTATGGTGCCTGTCGATGTGGTCAGTGCGGGCAGTGGTATAATTTGTCTGGGCAAGAACTCTTGCCGCCAGAAGATTGGCAAGATAATTTGGATGATGATTATTAAAAGGAGGTTGTTATGAAACTTAAAGAGCTGAAGCGCGGCGAATACTTCACAAGAAAACCGATGAATGAACAAGAAGCGAAGCCATCACAGGTTTATATTAAAGAAGACTATGACCGAAGTACGAAGAAGTATTGGTGCCAGAAATGGGATGATATTTCCAAGGGAATAGAGCTTAAGGGTGATACTGAGGTGTATCAAGATTTTACTTTTTAAGGAGAAAAGATAATGAGAAAAGCATATAAAACGCTTACGAGTTATGAGTTTAATGTGTTGAACAGAGTGATAGATAAAACCGGCAACGATTGCTGGGCGCTCTTAAAGCAAGATTGTCGCGGCATTGATTATTTTTGGGATATGGAAGAAAGAAGACGCATGTGTCTGAAGTCTGGCCTTGAAGTCATTGCCGATGCGCTGAGCTTTCAGGAAGGCTTGGATTATTGTAGGCTTGAGTGGCACGAAAGAGTGACGCTGCGCAATCTGTTTGCGAAGTGTAAAATTGAGCTTGACCCTTCGGTAGATTGGAGATTGCCGAAGTTTCATGGATTACACATTGACGAATTTAAGAAGTTGCTGAAAGAGTCTAAGGGTGATTGGTATCGTAAGGATGGCGATGATTATTGTGTTAATGATGTGATCTACCAGTTTGGTAGAGATAACGCTTGTTTTGGAGTTGTTCTTTGTGGGCCAAAGGATGGAGAAATGTGGTTGAATGTAAATTTAAAGAAATATGCAAGCATTCTTAAGGAGGACTAATATGTATTTGGAATTTGTTCCGGTTAAAGGTCAGAAGTTTGATATTGGTCGAACGATCAATCCTTTTAAATGCGATTGTGAGAAGTGCGACTTTATGAATTGCCCGAAACACAACTATGCAGTTAAGATGGTCCAAAAGAAATATGATGTTTCTGTATTTTGGAATGAATGGAAAGATACAATTTTGGAGTTGAACAAACCGCAGAAATGGCAATATAGTTTTCACGGAAAATATACCTTTAAAATGACGTGGAACATGATTAATGATTTCTTTGACTTCCTTTGTTTCAGTTTTCCCAAGGGTACGTATTGGTCTCCGACTAGTCCAGAGACATGGGGCGAAGAGATTGGAGATTGTGTTTATCAAGAGATTTCTCTTATAAAGCTGTCAAGATCGGGAAACGAAATTACTCTTGGTAATATTGATATTGGAAGACATTATATAATTGATTATGATTTGAGCGACAGGCAGTATGCTCTGGCTGAAAAAATTGTCAAGGAGCTTAAGTGGCTTAAAGAAAAGATGTTTGAGTATTATCAGGAACAGGACAAAGACTGGAAGATTGGTTGGCTTTCTCTGGAGGGTAGACATTATCCTTGCAATCATTGCGAGCACGTTACGCTTGCTCATCATCTTGGTGGTGGCGAAATAGCATTGGAAATGGAAGGCTGGGTAAAAGTTGCGCTGGAAGATGAGTATGGATATTTTCAACATTATCGTCCCGGGCTTTCTGCAGAGCAGAGAAATTGGTTATCATTGCATGGATATATTGTGGAGGATTAATTATGAAATTTAGTTATGGCGTAGAAGCAAGATTGGTCTTTACAAAAGACCCAAAATGTGCGTATTATTATAGGGAGAGTTATGATTTGTATGAAAGGCTTGAGCCGGTTGTTGGACATGATGATGCAGAAGATGCTATGTGTTGGGCCGAAATGGCTTATGTTGGGTTGGACTATGAACATGATGAATTTACAATAGAGATGATAGATGTCTTATTATAATGGAGGGATAATTATGAAAACAGTATTAGAATTAACAAAAGCAAGAGATGAGGGTGATATCTTCTACAGATATGACATCGACGGAACAAAGGTGTGGTTTTCACAATATCCGTCTAATGGAAATATTTATAGTGTAGCGATTAGAACAAACGAGAGACTTAATGATAAGATTGAATTTTATCTTCAAGAAGATTATCATGGCGACAAATGTTATCCATCCGGTATTTATATGTCTGCCGGACACCAAAGATTGTATCCAGAACAAATAGATGAGCATGTTGAGCTTATGAAGTATGCAAAGGAAGTAGCAATTGCAATTATAGACATCTTCAATAGTGGCGTTCACAAAGAATGTTATGATAAGTTTCATATAGAAGAATAAAATATTTAGGAGGAATGTATAATGGAAAATAAAATTATTGAATTAACTCAAAGTGAAGAAGGGAATCGTTGTCTAGTTTGTAGTGCGGTCGATGGACATATTAGCATAAAAATTCAGCGTATTCATCCAGTAGATAACATTATATCTTTTCATATTTGCGATAAGTGCTTGAGCCAAATGCAAAATGATATCAACAAGATCTGCGAATAAGCAGGTCTTTGTTGAATAGATACCAAACAAAATGATTATAAAAGGAGAGGTTTGTATTGTGTAAAGTATATGGATATTGTAGAGTTGCGTTAGCAAGTAAAGAGGAAATAAATGAACAAATGAGGGTAATTGCCGATTATTGTGAGGGTAATAACTTAAAAGTTGATGGCTTCTTTTGTGATGATGGTGTAAGCGGTTTGGACATTGGACCAGAGTTTAAGCACCTTCTTGGAGAATTAAAAAATGGAGATACGGTAGTTATAACAAACCTTACAAGACTTTCAAGAAGCACTGCAAAGTTGTTAATGCTTATGAGTCAACTCAAAGATATGGGAGTTGAGGTTTTATGTGCCGACAAGAGTGAGTTCGATGTATCGTCTATCGGAGAGTGGATTGAAAAGAGATTGGCAAGATAAATTAAGAGATGAGCAATCATCTCTTTTTTGATTACAAATGATTATATAATAAGGAGGTAAAGTGATTATGAAAATTGCAAAAGGATGGAAGTTGTTCGAACAAAGAGACGATGGAGTATTATTTCCGCTATTTATTGGTAAAACAAAAGAGACACCAATGAATGAGTGGATTATGGCAGAAGGTATTCCTACAAAGGGGTTTGCGCCGCGTTTTGGATGGCATATAGGCCGAGATTTGCCGTCGGCTGTTCATCTTATGAGCCATGATGGAACTTATCGTTCACAACGAGGGAAGAGGTTCAGGAGGGTGTGGGCAGAGGTACAATATTGTGCAGATATTGACTACACAGAAGAAGCCTTAAAAACAAAAAAGAAGTGTTTTACAGATAGATTACCTGAGAATGGCTTCTATCTGTTTAAGGAAAATAATAACGCGGTTTGGATTATCGCAGATAGAATTAAGGTTACTAGAATTCTCAGTGAGGAGGAGAGACAGAACATATTAAATGAAGCAAATTATGATGAGCAAGAAGCGTTTAAACCATACGGACAAGCCATGGCAAAGAGAATGAAGACGGCATAATTGTAAACGTTTTGTAAAATACACAACAAAATTATTGACAACACCAAAAAATAATGTATAATTAAGATACAAATTAAAAGGAGAAATTTTATTATGAACAAGAATAGACGCAAGGAATTGATGGAATGGGTTAAGAAGGCAGAAGATTGGGCGGCGCAAGGTGAAGAACTAAAGGATGTACTTGAGAATATTTGCTCTGAAGAAGATGACTATTTTAATAATATCCCAGAGAATCTTCAAAGCAGCCAAAGGGCAATGGATGCAGAAGAAGCAATTGATGCGATGAATGAGGCAATAGAATCTATGGGCAATGCAATTGAGGCAGCAGAAGAAGCGGCAAGTTGCGTTGATGAAATTTAATGACGAATCAAAATGATTGAAGGGAGGTTATGTTATAATGGATGTAAATCAGACGGAATTGCTCCCAGGTCTATATGGGAGCACGATTAGTAAAAATAGAGCGGTTGGGATGTGTAGATATCATAAAACCGCTATGACTGTCAAGACAATGAAACAGCACGGATGTCTGTGTAAGCATGGTAGACAGTGTGATGCATTCACCAGATGTGAAGAACACGACTTCTGGAGACAACATGAGCAGAAGAAAGAATTGCGTAAAGCAAGAAGGCAGATGACTACAAGCATGGCGGTATAAGGAGGTGGCACGGTGATTAGAGAATGGCCCGGGCAAACCAAGGAAGAGTGGCTTGCAGAGTACCATAGAAATAAAAATCTTACGCCGGAAGAACGAGAGAAGGAATTGAATGAGTTCTTGGATGAGATAAAAAAGCGGGACGAAGAGCGAGAGCAAGAAAAAGCAAAAAATCAGCCGCCAAAAGAAAGCTTTGAAGAGCGGTACAGAAGGTACGATCATCCAAATAGCTTAGAAAACGACGAGGCCACTATTTTGTGGATTGTTGTTATGGCAATCGCAACGATTTTTAAGGGCAATTGGATTATTTGGATTGTGGCAACTATAATTTGGCGTAAATATATCACAAGACATAAAATTAAAAAATAATAGGAGGTTATTATGAATAACATAGCTGGAAGGTTGGAAAAAGAAACTCAATTTTATGAAAAGATGAAGGAAAAATTGAAGGGGATGCCGAAAATTATTGGTGAATATTGTACTTCAATGAGAGCAAATAGAAAGTCTTATACGACGGTAAACGTGTATATCAACAACGTGTTGCATTTTGCAAGATTTGTATGTGATGGTGATGTCGCAGAGGATTTCTACAAACATATTACGCCGTCCGACGTGGAAAACTATATGATTTCTCTAGAAACCAAAGAAACGGCAAGAGGAATTAAGAGAATGGGTGATGATATCCTTCAGTCTCGTTGGAGCTCTTTGAATACGTTTTTTGATTGGTGTCTTAAGAGGGGATATATTGATAAAAATCCTATGGGCGTTGTGAATAGACCTAAGAATAATACGGAACATAAAGTAACGTATTTAACAAAGGCGGAGATTAGCAAGTTGTTCAAGGCGATTGATAAGAATGAGAACGAAGTGTTTCGAATGAGAGACAGGACTATTATTAGTCTTGCTCTTGCTACCGCTCTTCGTGTGAGTGCAATTGTTAACATCAACGTGGAGGACATTGATTTTGAGAATAGTGTTATTCAGGTTGTTGAGAAGAGACAGAAGGTGCGCGAAATTCCTATGGGTGAGAATACGATGAATATGTTGAGAGAATATGTTGAGTTTAGAGCAAATGAGTATAAAGACGTTGATTCTCAGGCATTGTTTCTTACCAAAGGTTATAATAGATTATCTGTATGGGATGCTAATGATATGTTGGAGAAGTATTGTGATTGGGCGGGAATTAAAAGAGTTACATTCCATAAGCTTCGCGCATCTTCAGCTTGTGCTTTGGCGAAGGCGGGTGTTCCAGTAAAGGCGATTGCGCAACAACTTGGTCATAGCGGAATCGGAGTAACTATGCGTTATTTGGACGTATTTAATGAGGATAGAGAGAAAACAAAGGGAGTTCTTGACAATCTTTTTTAAAAACAAAATGATTGCGTTCATCATTTTGTAGTGTTATAATAAAAACGATAAAAAAATAAGGAGTCGATGTATGTGTATACAAGCGAAGTAGAAATAGAAGACTTTCTACAGGAGTATCAAAGAAGCAAAGTTATCATAATGACTACCACAAGAGCAACGCTTAATAGAGCAGTTGAATTTGAGCATAAGTTCAACAAACCGTTTTATGACTTCACAACAGAAGAGGCGTTGGAAATGTATAAAAGCGTCCACGCTATCTCTGTTGTGACGTTGCAGAATAACAACTTGGTTTTGAAACACGCCGCAAGATGGTTTGCATTTAAGAAAAACATAGAGGTTGCAAACACTTATGAGGAAATGACGAAAGATATGTTGAATGAGGTTGTTGATACCGAAAAGCAGAAGAGCCTGATTTTGAGCAAAGATGACGTCGAGGATATTATAGAGCAACTACTCAACTGGACCGACAAATGCATAGTGTGGTTACTGTTCTATGGCGTTGGAGGAAATCTTTTGAAAGAACTGACTTTTATGCAATGGAATCAAGTAAGTCATAGCGACTTAAAGGTATATTTTAAGAGTGGTAAAATCATTGACATCACAGAGAGTGCTTACGATATGTTGAAACAAGGGTTTACAGAAGATGAATTAATTTCATTTGGGGAAACTAATCGTATTGCCAAGGTCAGAAGTCTTGGATTATATAAGGCAAGATGTAATAGTTTATCTGATAATGACAACCAAGATAGCAAAGAAGATCAAGAGCGTCGTTATCGCTGGGTGCAAAGAAGGTTGATATTAATATCTAAAGACCTTGGGATCAGAGTAACGAGTGGAAGCCTTCAAAATAGTGGTTTGTTATACCATCTTCAACAAGGTGTAAAAGAAACAGGGTTAGAGTTTAGAGAGTTTACTAAAACAAAACAAGCAGAGTCGTTGGCGAGAAGGTACGATATTTTGTCGGAAGAGTTTTATGCTCAAATATTGTTAGATAAATTTTCTATGTATTTTGAATAGGGGATATGTAATCCTTTATTCATTGTACTAAACAATACAAAATGATTAAGGAGGTTTTATATGGTTAAAGTTAAAGAAGATTTAACGGGAAGAGTTTTTGGAAGGCTTACGGTTGTTCAACAAGTGGAAGATTATGTTTCTCCAAAAGGAGCCCATATGCCACGATGGTTATGCGAATGCTCATGCGAAAATCACAACAAAACGCTTGTTGTTGGATACCGTTTAAAAAATGGCACAACACAATCTTGTGGTTGTTTACAAAAAGAAAGAGCAAGCAACGCCAATTTTATTGATATGACGGGTTGGGTTATGAAGGAGCACGGATTTGAGAGTAGTAGGTTAACAGTAGTTAAACGTGTAGATGATTATATAAATAATAAGGGAGCTCATATGCCGCAATGGTTGTGTGAGTGCGAGTGTGGGAATAATAATGTTATTGTAAGAGCATCTCATTTACAATGTGGGCACACACTGTCTTGTGGCTGTTTCCAATCAGAAAGGGCGTCGGAAACAATGAAGAAATATAATAAGTATGATTTAAGTGGAGAATACGGCATAGGGTGGACATCTAATACAAATAGAGAATTTTATTTCGATCTTGATGACTACGATAAAATTAAAAAATACTGTTGGAGCGAGACCTCAAATAAAAACAATGACTATCACAGGTTAGAGGCTCGCGATAGCACTTTAAATAGAAGTATTGCTATGCATTATTTGATTAAAGGTAAATATTGCGATCACATAGATCGAAATCCGCTAAATAACAAAAAATCAAATTTAAGACCGGCAACAGTAGAACAAAATGCGAAAAATATTAGTTTATATAAAAACAACAAAAGTGGATTTATTGGAGTGGGATGGAGCAAAAAACATAGTAAGTGGAGGGCATATATTAAAGCGGAAAATAAACACATGCATCTTGGTTATTTTGAAAACAAAGATGATGCTATTCGTGCCCGGCTTAACGCTGAGGTGAAATATTTTGGAGAATTCGCGCCCCAGCGACACCTATATGAACAATATGGTATTAAAGAAACGGAAGAATGATATTCCAAAAACGCCATATTATGTATGATGAAGGCAAAAAAGTCACATTATTCATAATTTTACCATAAATTATGCATTGAATCCGAATGGGTGTTCGGTGTATAATGTACATAACAATATATTGATTGACAAAGGGGAAGAGAAATTGATGAGATTTGAACTATGGGACCAACTACAAAATAAAAACTGCAGGGTAGTAATTAATCATGCACTGTTTGAGGAGCAGCAATACGACTGCGACAACGCACAAATCATCAATGATGAACATAGGATTGGTATTGTAATTAAAGGGAGAGAATTATTCGTATATAAACAGGAAGCGGTGGATTTTTGGGTTTATGAGAACGCATACACGGTGCGAGATAAGATGATGACAATCACAATTGTAAACAAAATGTAAATAAATAACATAAAGTATTGACAAACACCTTCTTTTGTGGTATTATATGAGTAACCTAAGGGAACAAAATGATTACCACGAAAGGAGGGCTAATTTATGGGGGATAAGGTGTATGTACAATGCCAAGTTTGCGGCGAAGTTCACCGAACAAAAATACATAATGTGTCGGAAGACGATTTATATATAGAGACTCGATGCCCGTGTTGCCGGGATGAGACAAAACATCTTTGGTGTGGTGAAAACAAAGAAGATGTTTATATGTATTATAATGTAAATTTAGATCCAAAATATTTTTAAAACAATACAAAATGATTAATTAAAAGGAGAAAAGAAATTATGGCAAATTTTGAGATTATTGCAACACTCAAAGCTGTAAAGGACAGCGACAATTTTAAGGCGCTCGAAGTACGTGATTTCGAGAGCGGATGGCAGAATACGAAATATCGTTTTAATGCAATTTCGGGAAACAACCGTTTCATGTTAGAAATTGGAGGCGGCAAGTGGAAGGACGACAAGAAAAATCGTATCCTTACCTTCACAAGAGCAGAGACCGGCAAGAAGCCTGAAAAACTTGAGGTTAAGTGGGAAGACAGAAAGAATCCTGAAATTATTGATAAAGTAGCGGGATTTAGAATTTATACTTGCAACCTTCTGACTTTCGACGAGAGAGAGGCTCTTAAAAAAGAAGGAAAGGAAGACGATGCAAAGAAGAAGAATCATCAGTTCCTTGAGAAGACGGAGTTTGCAACACTTGTGAAGAAGGTTGTGGACAGCGGCAAATATGATGGCGTAAAGTTTAGAATTCTCGGCACAGTAGACTTCCAATATAGCGAGAGCAAGGGTCAATATTACAGAACGCTTTCTGTTGATAAAATGTACAAGGTTCCAGACGACACCCCCTACAAGGCAGAGATGACAATTAATACATTCTATACTGAGGATGCGATTGATGATGAGTCTTATGATGAAAATAAGAAGATGCTTTTCAACTGTTATACTGATTATTACTTTAGTTCTATTAAGGAGAATAGATTTGTGCCTATGACTCTTGTTATCAATGGTAACGGAGATGAGAAGGCAGAGAAGAAGGCTATGGGCTTTAAGAAGAAGCTTACGGCGTTTGACGATGAGGCAACTGTTAGAAAGTGTGGACTTGTATGTCAGATGATCGACGGTGCTGAGGAACAGGCTATCACATATGATGACCTTGACGAAGACACCAGAGATAACATTGATATGGGTCTTATTGAACTTGAGGACGCTATTAAGGCTCTTGGCGGTAGTATGTACGGAGAGAGAATCACAGAGTATAGAGTTCAGTCTCTTGCAAGAAATAGCGCTAAGGGAAGCGAAGCGACAGTTTATACCGAGGAAGACCTTAAGAAGTTGCCTATCGTTAGTGATGAACCTGAAGATGTGTTCCCCGAAGATGAAGACGAGGACGAAGATATATAATTACAATTTAAAATGATTAAAAGGAGATAAAACAATGGGTAAGTTTGGAAAGAAAGTTAGTGTAAGTACTAATATTAATGATTATATGGTAGGCATTATGGCCCCCAGTGGATTTGGTAAGACAACTTTGATGTATCAGATTTGCGAGAAGGAGTTTGGTTCTGAAGGCTATATTGTTTTGGATATGGGAACCGAGGACGGTGTGTCTGCAATCGAGGGTGTAGTTGCAGAGTCTGTTCCTACTTGGAAGAAGATGAAGGAAGTTGTTGATGATATCGTAAAGAATAAGGATTCGGATTATCCAGACCTTAAGGTTGTGGTTCTTGATACTCTTGATGCTGCATTTGAAATTGCGGAGGCATATACAATTGATGCGTGGAACAGAGAAAATATTAGTAAGAAGGATTTCACCAAGTCCACCAGTATCAATAGTGTTGAAGGTGGTTTCGGTAAAGGTATGGATCGTGTTATCGACACTGTTAAGAAGGAAATTACGAGACTTGAAAAGGTAGGTGTAAAGACTTATTGGACATCTCACGTTAAGGAGAAGGATCAGTCTGATTTGTTCACCGGTGCTAATTACACTTCTCTTACTGCTAATATGCCTATGAAGTATTTCAACAGCATTAAGAATTCTAGTCATGTAATTGGTTTCGGATATTTTGATAGAAGCATTGAGAAGCAGGAAGTAGGAGATGCCAATCCTATGACCAAGAAGAAGAAGGAGCGTAAGGCAGTAATTGACGAGACTCGTAAGATTAAGTTCAGAGACGATGCTCTTGTTGCAGATGCAAAGAGCAGATTTAAGTATATCACTGACGAAATCAATCTTGATTGCGACGAGTTTATTCAGGCAATTAAGGACGCTATCGAGGCTGAAAGAAAGAATGGCGGTGTTGCTCCTGCTACTAAGAAGACCACAACCAAGAAGGCTACTAAGAAGACGGAGCCCGTAGCAGAGGAAGAGGACGACGAACTTATGGAACAGCTTAAGGCAGTGGTTGCAAAGGTTGAGGAGAAGAATGAAGTGGTTGAGGATACAACTCCTCCCTTTGATGTAGAAGAAGAGATTGACGACATCTTCCCTGAGGAAGAAATTGCAGACGAGGACGAAATGATTACTCTTGATGACGACAGACTTAATGCAATTAGAGCAGCATTCAAGGCGAGTGATGCGACTACTAAGTCAAAGGTTAAGGCACATCTTGTAGCTTATTCGAATAAGCTCAGCGCAGAGATGAAGACTAATGACGTCCTTGCTATCGAGGAGATTCTTGGACTTAACGACGAGGTTTAATTATGAATGAACTACTTTTTAACGCAATGGATGTTCCTAACGAAGTAGAAAAGCTACTTAAGAAGATTGAAACCGGTGTGTGTAAAGGTATGACCGATTCTGAAAGAAAGGCATATGATTTCGGCGTTTCAACCGTACTGAATCTTACGAGGCAGTTACTTGAGATGGATGAAGATATATCAATCCATATACCAGGCTTTGACCATATGGAAGAGATGGACATTGCAGAACTTGAGGAACGATTCCTAAATTAAGGCTACTTGGAGCGATATCATATATTGCTTCTGAAACAGGGGTGGTGGTGAAAGCCACTGCCCCAATTTTTGACATAAGGAGAAGAAAATGAAACAGAAGAAAATTACGCATACTATGCAGAAGGTGGCGGTTAGCATATTGTTAGATTTTGAGATTCTGACGATGACCCATAATGGTCCATATACTTTTGAGGAGGTGTGGGCGATTGTGCAGAAGCACGTAGATGGTTATGGGCTTTGCGAAGATCCTTTTACGAGGATGATTTGCACGAGCAAAGAATATGCAGAAAACAGTTTGGAGTATGACCGTCAGACAATGTATGAGAAGTATGGTCACTGGGATGGATTGGAGTAAATTATGCTTAAGAAGTACGAAGTAGAAAATCAGATTAGATATGCGCTTGAGGAATGGGATGGAATAATGTGCGATAAGCCAGACGAAAATGGCAATTATACTATATTTGAAAGTAAGGTTGTCGAGGATGACAACGGAGATTTAATTTTATCTTTCAAGGAAGACTTTCTTAGTGAGGACAAACCTGATAAGTATAGAATCAAGATTGAATATTGCGATGATTAAGGAGGAATTGAGATGGCAAAAGATGAAGTAACTAAAATAGATAGACGTACTTTAGATACGGTGCTAACAGAGTTAACAAATCGCAGAGAGGAATGCGATAATCTTAGAAATAGATTGCTCGTGGAAACACGTAATAATAAGGAGCTCCAAAAAAAGGTTGGTTATCTTGAGGCTCTCTTCGATAAGGAGTCGGACACCGATATAATCAAGTATAATGGCAAATTGTATAGAGTTGCTAGTGTGACTTATTATAATGATCACGCAGAAGAAACTCTTGATTTTACAGCAGTTCCGGTGAGAGAGGTGGGTTGAGATGGCAAAAGCAAAGTGTAAAATCTGTGGCACGGAGCTTGATACTGCTACGGCATATAAGGTCACAGATAAGAATGGGAAGAATAAGTACTTTTGCAGCGAAGCCGAGTTCGAAGCAGAGGAAGAACGCAAGAAGAAGGTAGCCGAGGATAGGGATAGAGTGTATCGTTTGATATGCGATATTATGGGCGAGAAGGAAATTATATCGACTGCACTTTTCAAGGAGTGGCAGGTCTGGAATAAGGTCGCAGATAATGCAAAAATCGCTAAGTACTTAGCAGAAAATAAAGATTACTTAACTTCGGTGATTGCTAGGTTGCAGAGTTCTGAATACGCGCGTATACGCTATTTGTCGGCAATAATTAGGGATAAAATTAAGGCATTTGTACCGAAAGCAATTGAAGTTGCTCCGCCTAAAGTTGTAGTGGAAGAGCATTATGAAACAAAATATAAACCAAGGACTAGACGAGCTCTTTTGGACTTTGAGGAGGATTGTTAATGAATAATTTATACATAAGTGGAGTTACCGATAAAATCCCCAAGGAGTTACTTGAGGGGCGTGTTAATATTGAAGCAAATGTCATCGGAAGTATGGTCAATGATATGTTGCTTGTAGAGGACACTAATATCGATAGTTCTAAGTTTTTAACAAAGGATGCAAGATTAATTTACGGTATCTTGAAAACACTTAGAGATAAAAAATGTACGGTGTTTGATGAGGTGTCCGTTTTAACATATATATCAGAAGATGTAAGAGAGAAACTTGAAGAAAGCGGTGGCTTCAAGGCAATTAAGAATATGGCAGATTGCGTAAATAACCAGAACTACGAAAGTTACCTCGATAATCTTCTGAAATCAAATATGATTATTGATATGCATAAGTTTGGTTTTAATCTGCTTGAGCCAATTCAGTATGAGGGAAAGACAATTAACCCATTGAAACTTTTTGCTAAAATGTCGAGCGAACAGGTTACGGACTGGTATACTTCGAAGCTTGAAAGTTTTGGTACGGGATATTCAAGCAAGGTTCTTGAAGAAGAAGAATTAGATATCACAGACGAATTCATTGAATCTCTGGAAAGAGGAGAAGAGGCAGGTACTCCGTTTGAATACTTTGATGATGATTATATGGGCAACCCAGTAGAAGCCTTGAGATACTTCTCAAAGCAAGTAAATGGTATTCCGGACGGAATGACTATTATAGGTGGTTATTCAAATGTCGGAAAAACAACGATGGTTCTCAGCATCCTTATGTCGATGATGCACGAGGGTCGTAAGTGTATGATAATTTCCAATGAGCAGAGATCCAAAGCGTTTAAAATTGGTTTCCTTTTATTAATATTGACTAAGCATTTCAACTATTATAACTTAACAAAGACCAAACTAATCAACGGAAACATTAGCAAAGAAGATAGGGAATATATTACTAAAGCACAGGAGTATTGGAGAAAGAGATATAAAGGTCAACTTTATTTTATCAGTATTCCAGATAGCGATGTTGGTCTCGCAATCAAGAAGATGCGTTTGTATATTCTCAATAGGGGCGTAAATACGTGTGTTTATGACACATTCAAAATAGATTTGTCAACCAATAATGACAATAGTTGGCTTTCTCTTATTCAAGATAGCCGTAGATTTGAGACACTTTCCCGTAAGTATCCTGGCACTCAGGTAATCTGTACTTTACAGTTGGCAATTAATACACTTGGAAAATTATTTCTCGATAGTTCTGTATTATCAATGAGCAAACAGATTAAAGAGGTATGTGACTTGATGATTCTATGTCGTTCAATGTATCAAGAGGAGTTTGATCCTTCGAGCAAGTTCTATTGCAACCCATTCAAGACTGTATTTAACAAGAATACCAATCAATGGGAGAATGTTGGATGGCAACCTAAAGACGATATGGTATATAGAGCGGTGTTTATCGAGAAGAGTCGTTCATCGGGGGCAGTAAGTTCAGATACTGGTATAGGATATATTTTCTCATTCCAAGGTGCGTGGGGTCTTTGGTCGGATGCAGCAAAAGCGAAATTTAAGCATGGATACATTCAGTAATTGTAAAGAAATTGTAAACAAACTACCAAATACCTTGACAAATTGAGGAAATGGTACTATTATTATTACACAACAAAATGATTAGGAGAAGCGAAAATGGAGAAAAGAATTGAAGATGCTCTTGACCTCGCATGGACATACGGGCAGATTGATGGTGGTCACCACAAGATGTGGGTCATTGACCAAATGGTCCGAGTTCTACTTGGAGACGAGTACAAAAAATGGGTAAAAGAATATGAAGGCGACGACGAATACGAATGGGATGTAGGTATTGCACCGTAAGAGAAGGAGAAACGAAAGATGAAGGCAAAAGATTTAGCAGAACTTCTACTAAAAAATCCAGACTTTGAGGTCAAAGGTTGCTATGCCGATACATCAAAATGTGATGTTGACCATTTATGGCCCGAGTACAATTGGTTTGATATATCTGGCATTGCGGACATTGGATATTCAGATAAGGTTATTATTTTAGATTGCGATTAAGGAGAACAACAATGATTAAGTACTTTTGTGACAGATGCGGCAAAGAGACTAAAATTGCTATAGCGATGCCACTATATGTGCACGATGGCAAAGGGCACGTTATTGAACAAATTGGTAGCAAAGATATTTGTGAAGATTGTGCAAAGAAACTAGCAGAAGTTAAGGATGAACTTGTTAAAAAGCACTATTTGCAAGACTTTCTGCTTATGAGTGATGAGGATATTGAGTTGTTTCGTTATGTGTTTAAGGTTGGAGACAAGGTGATTGCATCCGATGGTCTTACCGGAACCATTACGGCAGTTTGCACTTGCAGTGAATGTAAACGGCGTGGATTCTACGAATTAACAGTAGAGATGGAAGACGGTTCAATTGACTATGTGATGGCAACAGACAAGAAACGTGGGTTTGATGCTTATTATTCTATTGGAGATAGAGTATTTGGCAATCTTGATGAAGAGTATGTAACCAATAAAATGAATGATACGTGGAAGCAACATAAACAACTCATTAAACAACTTGGATTAATTAGAACTCTGAAAGAGAAGGGGTGGAGTGCCAATGAGATTTAAGAATTTTGAAATCCGCAAATGCACCTTCGTCGGAGATCCGCCCACGCCCGACTACCACAAGTGGAACTTTGACCTTGTGAAGTGGGAGAAACACAGAGAAAGTGATAGTGAATATTGCTTTAGTATCGGACACCTGGAGTGGAATCGCAGAGAGCCTTGCTTCGAATTTAGAAGTTGCGGACTTAGATACCTTGAGCATCGTGAGGATGGTCTTGAGGAATGGCTGATTAAGTGGTGCGAGTTGAAGGCGATAGAATATAGATACGAAGAAGAAGATTAATTAACAATACACAATGATTGGAGGTGAGGGTGTGAGTGATAGGAGATATTAAAAAACTAATGCTTGAGTCTCCACAAGAAACAATCATTCCATTGTTGGAGTCATTTGGATTCGCTCACATCCTTATGCGCAATGGATCAATTAGATTCGCTCGCTCTGAAGAGGGTGGGCGAAATATTAGCATTAGACTGCAAGATAACGAATTTTTAAATGTCCATGACTTCGTGACTTCGGTCCACAAGGATATATTCTCTTATATTTGTGCTGAGAAATCCGTAGAATTCAAGGAAGTATTAAATAAAGCAAGAGAACTTTTAGGACTTGATAGCAACTGGAGACCTCCACAACGTAAGCTTTTGTTCGGAGGAATATATCAGAATATAGGAAAGAATGCCCAGGCAGAACTCAAAACTTACGATGACGACATTCTTAATCAATATAAAAGACATGGAAGTTTGAGATTTCTTCGAGATGGTATTAGTCTTGAAACTCAAAAGTTTTACAACATATCGTTTGATACAATCACGAATAGAATAGTCTTTCCTTGGCGTGATGAGCACGGAAGTATAGTTGCTATCAAAGGACGCTTGAACGAGGACGAGATAGGAGAATATGATTGTAAGTATCTTTATCTCGACCCTTATGTCGCAAATATATCTAGGTGTTTGTATAACTATTCTGAGAGTTATCAATATTTGTACGGTGCTGACACTTTATATGTCGGTGAGGCAGAGAAGTTCTGTATGCAACTTCACACGATGGGTATCAGAAATTGTGTAGCGGTTGGCTCTCATAGCATTAGCGAGTATCAGGCAAAACTGATGCTCGGTCTGAATGTAAAGAACATTGTACTAATGTTTGACGAAGGGTTGAAGTTAGAATGGGTTAAAGACAATGCGGATACGCTGCGTAGATGTGCCGTAATGCGCCAAGTGAATATCAAATGGTTTGACTATAGAGATTGTATTACAATCGGAAGCAAGGATTCACCCTCGGATCACGGCAAGAAAATATGGGATGAAATTGTTCAAGAGAACATTAAAGATATAAAAGAATTAGATGATGAGTTAGACGACGAAATCTAATTCATAATTGTAAATAATTTGTAAACTAGCACCAAAGGATATTGACAAAATCTACTTTTGGTGCTATACTTATTACACAACAAAATGATTGAATACGAAATAAACTTTAAATTCCACCCAATTATAGCGAAAAATTCACAAAAATCGAGGGAGAAATAAACAAATGAAAGTATACGATGTTACCGTATTTACCAATGTCTTAACAAAAGAGCAAATTCAACACGCAGTAGATTCGTTCTTAAGAGACTACAACACATCAGATGTTGACATTATAATCAACACTCAAAGCTACGAGTTCCAAATTATCACAGATAAAGAATTTGATATGCGAGGACACGCAATTAGCATTGCGTCTTACGTGCAGACATTCGATCCAAAGTCGTATGTTAGGGTGCGTGATTTGAGATTTAAAGATACTAAGCATGGCATTCGTTGGGTAAATGACGGTATAACTGTATATAGCGATTCAAGTGTGTACGAAGATCCTAAGTATGAGTTTCATTATAACGACCGTAATGATTACGAGATAGTATATATTCCTACCTATGCCAAGAAGTTCTGTTCTCGTGATAAGGATCGTTACGAAAAAAGCGGAGCCAAGTATATGTGGAGATGTACGGCCTGTTGGGACAATTTTATGGAAGCGGAGACAATCGAGGATGCGATTGAAGAGTTTGAAAAGATGTATCGCGAGAAGCTGTGGAACAGCGTGGTAAACGAACAAGAAAGTTTGAGAAGAGCAACTGATAAGTTTAGAGAGTTCGATGAGTATAGGAGGAACAAATGACCTATAAGGAATATTATTTAACCTTAAACTCTCCTAAAGATATTATGGAAATGGCAAATGCAGACTTGGCCCTGGCTCTCGTTATCAACCCAGACAGAATGGAAATAATTCGTCAAAGTGCCGAGGAAGCATTGAGAGAAAAATTTGGTGAGGAAGTTGAGGTAGTCGAATGATGTTGGACTACGAAGATATGCAATTTAAACACAAAAAAGACTGCCATAGTAAAGACAGTAAAAACATCGAAAAGCGAAACGTTATCCGCGAGGATAGTATTGGAATTGTTGAATACGATGCCTATTGCAAGGAATGTGGATGTTGGCTTTATTCGTTTTCGTATGGATACTATGATATGTAATGGGAGGAAGAATAATGGAACGCGAACAGATTATAAAGGCTTTGAAGTGTTGCATAAACCACGAGGGTGATAATTGTCATATATGCCCTTATCACTACACTCTTAATGGTTTTAATCATAATTGTAAAGAAGATATGTGTGAAGATGCTCTTGCTTTTATCAAGGAACTCATCGATTCAGAAGATTATTGGAAGAGACAGACATTCGATGCTTGTATGGATAAGGGGCGAATGCATGATAAGATTAAGGAACTCGCCCAGGAAAGTCAAAAGTGGCAAGAAGCCTATGATTGTGCCGATTCTGCTTGTCGTGAATTGAGTTCGAAATGCGATGAACTTACCGAGGAGAATGAGAAGTTGAATGAGCGGATTAACAGAGAGGCTCGTTGTCAATATGATTTGTGCGGACAGATTGTTACTCTTCGTGATGATGTCAAGTATATCAAAGCCGACGCCGTGCAGAAGATGCAGGAGCGTTTCAGTGGTGAAATGTACAACTATGGCGATTCGATTGATACGGATACCGCAGAAGAACTAATTAACCAAATTTCAAAAGAAATGTTGGAGGAAAACAAATGAGAAAAGATACTAAATTTGTAACGGCTAAAAACCTCAAGGTTGGTCAAGAGATTAAAGGATGGAAAATGGAAAATCGCCGTTGTCTAGGCACTCACATCGTTAAAGAGGTTACTCCATTTCAAGTTTGTGTAGCATGGAGATTGGAAGACGAAGGCAAATGGGTTGATGGTTCTGCTATGTTTAAAGTAGAACTGACTGATAAAGAATTCTATACCAAGTATCGCAAGGACGCAGAAGAAATTCAAGAAGCCCTTAAGAATAAGTTGCTTCGTGATGAAATAGGTTATCACGAGATGTGGAATGCGTGGCTATCATATGATTTATATGAGATGGCACAATACTGCCGTAAAGAAAATATTAAGATTGTCGGATATAGCGAGGATATTATTCCCAAGCATTCTTGGGTAGGTACACTATTAGATATTGGCATATGTGCAGAAAATGAAGACGGTGAAAGATTCTGGTGTCATACTTCTAGAGATATTTTTGACTATCTTCAAAGAAGCGTAATGATTGCCGAGGAGGTTTGTAGTGGAAAGCAAATATATTAAGCAAGACATTTCTCAGGTAGACTATAATGCACTGGAGGTCAAAGACCCTAACACTTTATATTGTATACAAATGACAAATCGTGAATGGCTACAGGGTTTGTCAGATGAGGAACTTGCAAGATTCTTAACGGAGGGATTGTTGATTACGTCCACCAGATGGGATGGCACTCCGTATTTTATGAATATTCGACAGATTGCAAGTAACTACACGCTTTCAGTGTTTGGCATAAAAGAGTGGCTTTCGAAAGAGCAAGAATTTGAAGTTGCAAAAGAGGATTAAATATATGACATTAGAAGAAAGAGTAAAACTTGTCGTAAGTATGTGCGACAGAGAAATTAACAGACAGGAAACTTTTATGCGTTGTGCAGAACGTCATCAGAATGAGCATGAATGGGTTAGACGTTATGATTTGCAGGGAGTATATATAACTGTTCGTGACCTTTTGAATGGTGATTTTGAACTTGATGGCGAATAAAATGCGAATTTTAAGAGGTAATTATGTATAAAGATTTTACAGGATACATTATTAAAGAAGATTATGATTTAAACAATCTCAAAGAGTATGGATTTTGGAAGACAGAGCCAAAAGATGTAAATCCTTGGTGGCAGCGTCCTTTTAATATGAAATGGGACTTCATTTGTACTTGGGATTGCGAATTGCTTGTTAACAGAGATGATAGAAAATTATATAGAAAGTGTGATGATGGTTGTAATATGGATAAGCTTAACGACACTCTCGAAAAAATGAAACAAGATGATATATTTATCAACATATAAAAATAGAGTTTTAAGAGGTAGTTATGACAGTAAAAGAACTTAAAAAGAAATTGGAGCAGTTTCCAGAGAACTGCGTGGTGATGATTCCGGGATGTGGAAGGTATGTCCACGCAACTCACGTTGGTATTGGCTTTAATGAGATGGACGGTTGCGTGATTATTGATGATTATGTGGAGGACGATTAAATGTATTTTATAACTTGTTTTCAGAAATATGAAATAGATAAGGACGGTTGGCCCGACCTCGGTTCTCATCGAACCTTTGGGTACTACAACGATAGAGATGTAGCAATTAGAATGGTGGAGCTTAACAACTTGGATATTCGTGAATGCCTTTATGATTATGCCGTAATAGAGCATATTACAGAGGGTTTGTATAATCTCGCCGAGGAAAGAATTTTCTTTAAATGGAATGATGATACGAGAGCGTTTGAGATTATTGAGCCGATTGTTGATCATTTCGGCAATTATGCTTTTGGGTGAGGTGGAATTATGAATTTGACGTTTGCAAAATGCTGTGGCAACTGTATGCACTCTAATAAGCCGAAGAAACCCAGCGACCACGCAGCACATTATGATGTTGCAAAGACGGAAAGATGGTGCTACAAGTACAATTGTTACATTACGCGCGAGACCGTGTGTGATGAATTTGAACAGGAAAACAAGAAAGGTGGCGTTCCGGCTGCCAAGAGAATTTTTAAGTTTAATCAGAAGTTGCAGAAATATAACGAGTTGCGAGATAAGGCAAATCGGCTCGGCGTGACGGAAGTGCAAGGAAGTGATTGTATTTATGCATTGAGGGATAATAAATGGTATTATAAGTATACTAATTGGGGAAGTGGAAGTTATTGGTCAATTCGGTGCAAGGACAGAAATGCAGAAGAGCAACTTAAAGAGATTGAAAAGAAGTTAAATGAGATTGAGGTGACGGTATGACGGATCAAGATAGGAAAGAAGCCTTGCGACATATTAACTCTCAGTTAGAATATGGATATATCGACCTAGGTACGCATGATGAAAATGAACTGAAAATCATCAAGGAGGCACTGGAAAAGCAGATTCCGAAGAAGCCAATCAGTTGGGAGTATAGACATTATTTTTCTCCTACACCAAATGACGATTGGGGATATGAGTGTCCTTGTTGTGGAAATCAAGAAATTGATTATCCTGAGCATCATTGTGATTGTGGGCAAGCGTTGGATTGGACGGAGGAAGAGAATGAATAACTTTGAAAGATTAAAATCAATGTCGGTAGAAGAACTGGCAGAGTGGCTTGATACAAATGGAATGTGGGACAATTCGCCTTGGAGTCAATGGTGGGATGAGCAATACTGCAAGAAGTGTGAATCTATTATGTGTAAGTCGGCAGATGATTCTAGACAATTTCCTTGTGCGTACTGCGAAATTTATGGCAATTGCCGCTTCTTGCCAGAGCAAGAAGATGTACCGGATTGCAAAGATATTATTAAAATGTGGCTTGAAAGTGAGGTAGAATGATGGGCGACAAAATAAATTTAATTGATGACGAGATTCCGACATATAAAAAGAAATCAAAGAAGAAAGGTCAACCACGTGCCGATCATAAACATACTTATGAAACAGTGTTGCTTGTTCGACATTATGAGGTACCCGATATTCACACAGGTAAACAAATAGCAAAAGAGAGCAGATTGCCTACTAAAGTTTGTACTATTTGTGGTAGAATTGACGAAACTGACACTGATGAAAAATGGTATCAGAAAACCGAGCATAAACATCTCAAATGGACATACTTTACAAAAGATTTAAGTGAGGATGCGTTAAAGTTGCCTGTTTGGTTTTGTACTAGATACTGTGATAAATTTGCAACCAAAATGGAGGGTTAATTATGCAGTGTATTAGATGTGGAAAAGAAATGGAGAATACTACGGGTGGTAACTATCATTGCCCAAGTTGTAGTTTTGCGGTCAATGATTTGGTATATAGACCCTCTGAATGGAAGCCATTTCCTCAGAGCGCTAGTAAGCAGGAAGGTTGGATTTGCCCTGTGTGCGGACGAGGAGTGGCTCCGTGGGTGGATGTGTGTCCGTGTCAAGGATCTGAGATGCAGATTACTTATGGGACGAGTCTCGCTACAGAGGAGATTGATAGTATACAGGATTATTATGAGCAATGGACCAAACAACATAATACAAATTTTGATGGGGAGTTAAAGTCATGAGTATGGGAATGCTAGAAATTTTAAGCATATTATCGTGTAAAAACGGCGATGAGCTTTTTGAAAGGGCAGTATCGATACTTTCGCAGTTTGATATTGAGGTAATTGACTCGGATGGTAACGATAAAAGTTTTTACGAACTATGTTGCGATGTGGCAAAGGTTTTGAATAAGGAGAAGTGATATAGATGCAAAAAGTGTTAACTGCCAAACTCGATGGCAGACAGATGGAAGATGATTTTGAAATAATTGAGGCCATACTTGATGCGAGAGGAATTGAGGATGTTAGCGATTTTCTCAAACCTACCGAGGACGATATGATACCCTTTGAAAAACTTAAGGGGCTTGATGATGCATATCAAATTATAGACGATGCAATTACAATGGGGGATAAGTTCCTAGTGTTGGCAGATGTAGATGCAGATGGTTGCAGTTCGAATGCTATTATAACACGGTATTTACGTAGGTGTGGAGCCGATGTTGAATGTGTTATCAATGATGGTAAAAAACACGGTGCCGAGGATTTTGATTTGAAGTTGCTTGAAGGTGTTGACGTAATGATAATTGTTGATTCTCTTAATAACGATCCTTCGGTTTACAAGAGAATACTCAATACTGGTGTGAAGCTTGTAGTATTCGACCACCACTTGCCTGAGCAGAGACTATTTGATGCCGGATTGGATTTCGTGCTCGTGAGTTCTGCAAATGGATATCCGAATGAGTTCTTGTCAGGGGCTGGCGTTTGTCTAAAATTCGTGCAATACTGTGACTATCAAAATTTGACCGATTATAGCGACGACCTATGGGCATACGCAGCAATAGGATTGATTGCAGATATGTCAAGTATGGCAGAACCAGAAAATAGATACATTGCATATCGAGGACTCGCCCAATTTAGGAATCCTATGGTACAAAAGATGGTTGGGAACTATACATTTGATAGCCAGTCGGTGAGTTTTAGTATTGGACCACTAGTTAATGCTGCTATGAGAATGCATCAGAATGAAAAGGCGATGAACGTTTTTCTCGCAGAAGATGAGGACGAGATTGATGGGTTAGTTAAGGATCTGAAGAATTGCAGAGAAGAGCAGAATAAGGTTGTAGCAGAAATGCTCGATGGATTACTTGAGCAAGGCGAATCCCAACTTGATAGAAAGTGTATGTTCTTTATGCTCGACAATGACACGGATGCGGAAATTACGGGGCTTCTCGGTAACAAGTTGCTCTCGATATATCAAAGACCGTTGTTTATATTGAAAATAAAAGACGGACAATATGCAGGTAGTATGAGAAGCGTGGGAACGGAGAACTTCCTTGAGATTGCAAATGGTACGGGATCGTGTCTTTGTCAGGGGCACCCTAATGCCGCGGGTGCATTTATAGATATAGATAAGTTTGAACAGTTCAAAGAGGTTATAGAGGAAGAGCTAAAAGATGTTGAGTTCTCTGTTAATATAGAGGCAGACATAGAACTTGCTCCGAGCCAGATTAACGAGAATTTGGTGAAGCAACTGAACGCAATTAATCGTATAAGCGGTGAAGGCTTTCCTCCAGTTAAGGTATTGGTGAGAACTAATGATTATGAGGTAAGTACATTTTCGACTAAGAAACATTTAAAAATTATTGACAATGAGACTGGAGTTATTATTGTTAAGTGGAACTGTATGGATTGGCAGACTCTTGGTAATGATGGCGAGATTGTGGCGGTAGGCGTGCTTGCTAATCCGTTTTACGGACGAAACAAATTCCTCCAACTTACGATTGATGAATATACACAACAAAATGATTAAGGAGACTAGTTATGGCTACGAATTACAGACAGATATATGCAATTAAAGCAGAAAATGAAAAGAAGATACTACGGGTCTGCCCAGATGCAAAGAAGGAGAGCGGGATATATTGCTTTTATCGTATTAACGAGCAGGGGTTTAAATTTGCATATATAGGCCTCGCCTCTAAGAGCGTCTTAACGCGCCTTGCAGAGCACCTTGGTGGTTATAAGCAGTGGATTGATTTGAGTATTCGTAAATACGGGCTGTATAATGAAGAGACGAATCCATTCGGATACAAGATAACGGTATTGTGCTATTGCCCTGAGGAGGAGTGCAACGAGAAGGAACAGTATTATATCAAGCAGTATGCCGACGAGGGCTGGCAATTGCGTAATGTTACGGGCGGATCTCAGGGGGAGGGCAAGTTTAATCTTGCCGAGGGTAAAAGCCCCAAGGGATACAGGGAAGGTCTCTCCAAGGGTTATGAGAATGCGAGAAAATATGTTGCAGAGCTATTCGATAAGTATCTTGCCTACGACATCAAAGGGAAGCCCGGTAAAATTAAGCAAAGAAAGTATGACGAGTTTACGGCATTTTTGAATGAAAATAACAACACCGAGGAGGAAGAAGTATGATTACATTGGATATGTGTTTGGATTATATAGAGCATCCCAAAAGAGATCCACATATATGGGGAGAAATATTTAAAAATAAATACCCGGTTGTACTTTCAGAGGCACAAAAGAAATTTTTAGGTAATTTATGTGAAGGCAAAATAACAGATACACCTAGAAATTTTGGCAAAACTTTTCTTATTAAACTATACTGTGAATGTTTGGATTATTATATGGATATGGCCAAATATGATCCAAGTATCCAAGATGATTATATTACATTAGAAGAAATAATAGATAGTTGGAAACCATACGGTATCAACCCTTATTCGTCGGAATATTTGCTTAAAGCATATGAAATACATAAAGAAAAGATGTTGAGAGAGTACAATGGTACGGCAGAGTATATGGAAAGACTTAAAAATGAAACTTAATTGTAAATAAATTGTAAATTAGCACCGAAGTATCTTGACAAACTTGAACTTTGGTGCTATTCTATACACAACAAAATGATTGAGAGGTAAGATAAATGAGCAAAAATTCATTTTACGATGTTACTGACATTAAATACAAGATTGATACTGCTATTCAGTTGGCTATGTATTACTCCGACAAAGAGGCTTGGGGCGCTCTTTTAGAAGCTCAAGGAAGACTGTATGAACAGTTTGGAATTGAAGCTTAAGAGGTATTACTATGAAGAAAATAAAGAATGCAAAAAGCATTTCTGATTTAATTAAAATTGCATCCAAACAATGTCGTAAAGAAAGATGTAGGGTGGGAATTTGGTTTAATAGTGCCAAAGATATTCATCGAATTGTAGACGACGGATTGGTGTCAGACTTACCTTTTGATAGACATGTTATAGGGTTATTACGAATTCGTTTCGATAGACCTAGAAATAATAATAGTTGGATGGAGCTTATTTCTTTAGATTACCCTTATCCTCGTGGTAAAAGATATGATTATATATTAATTGATTCAACTTTGCCAGACGAAGCAAAGATTATTGCCGGGGCTATGACAGTAAGGGGTCATTTTTTTGTCAAAAATGATAAAATGTGTTATAAAAGAGACAAGAGAAAAAATACTATACAAGAGTTTACATTGGCAGAAGAATGGCCATTGTTAAGCAAGACAAAATGATTGAGGAGATTAAGATATGAAGTGTAAGTATTGGTCGGAAGAAGTTACGGAAATCTGCAAACTCGTTAAAACTTTATATGATGATATGGGTGAGGGCTGCGGTGGTATGCTTCACATTGTGTTGGATGATGGCAACATAGACGATGATGATTTGCAATGGTGTATTGAATATTGCAATAGAGAAGAAAATGCTAATAGACACGATAAGACCATCTGCCTTGAAATTGCACATAGGCTGCTTAATCTAAATAAAGAGCAGAGAATGTTGATTTATTATCAATGGGACGGCGAGTTTTGTAGTGATAATTGCGACGAGTGTGTAATTACAAGCGAAGAAGACGAATGGTAACGATACAGAATGATTGGAGAGTGATTGGATGGACAACGAAAGATTGTATTATGTATATATTTGGTATATTACAGAAACAAACGAAGTGTTTTATGTAGGAAAAGGTAAAGGTAGAAGATATAAACAAGTGTCTGGTAGAAATAAGTTCTTTACTAATATGTATACATCTCATAACTGTAATGCAAAGAAAATCTATGAAAACCTCACAGAATCAGAAGCCTTTCAAAAGGAACAAGAAACGATTAAATGGTACAAGGAAAATACCGACTTTCGTTTAACCAATCAAACAGATGGCGGAGAGGGATCTACCGGATGGGTTGCTCCCGAAGAATTTAAAAAGAAACAGTCAGATATTCATAGGGCACAGTGGCAAGATGAGGATTTTAGAGAAAAGATGATCGCAATTCGCGCCGACGAAAACGGTCCATATAAATCTAAAGAGTTCAGAGAGAAGATTGCACAACTTGTACAGGGCGACAATAATCCAAACTATGGAAATTATTGGACGGAGGAAATGAAGCAGCATTTAAGTGAGACACGTAAAACAAATGGGTTATCTGCTAATGAAAATAATCCAAAGGCAACACGAGTTATATGTATAGAGACCGGAGAGGTGTTTGATTGTATTAAATTTGCTATGCAGAAATACAATATTAAATGCGAGGGTAGTGTAACGGTGGCACTTAAGCACCCAGTAAGAACAGCTGGTGGCAAACATTGGGTCTTATATTCAGAGGAGTATTTAAATGATGATTATAGATTAAACTATTTGATTGATGTGTGTTTGCTTAATTCTAAAGTCATTCCTGTGATATGCGTCGAAGACAAGGTGGTATTTACAAATGCCGCAGCCTTAGCAAAACATCTTTCGGTGACGGAAACATATATAAGATACCATCTAAATAAAGAGGGCGTGATGATTTATGACAGTAAGTCATATATGAAATTATCTAAATATAAAGATTATGAGGTGGCTATATGAATAATAATTATACGGTACTGCATTTGCACTCAGATATGTCAAATGGAGTTACCAACATTGATTCAGTTACTAAATATCAAGACTATGTTAAGAGAGCTCAAGAGCTCGGTATGACTGCTCTCGCACTCAGCGAGCATGGTTCGGTGTTCGATTGGCACGGTAAGAAAGAGGCTATTGAAAAAGCTGGGATGAAATATATCCATGCCGCAGAGTTTTACATAACTGAAAAGATTGATGTTGATGAGGATGGTAATCCTATTAAACTTCGTGATAATTGGCACTGTTTGCTTATCGCAAGAAACTTTGATGGAGTAAAGGAAATTAATAGACTTGCGAGTAAGTCGTTTAATCGTAAGGATGGACATTACTACTATGCTCCGAGGATCGAGTTTGCTGATCTGCTCAACACATCTGACAATGTAATCATTTCTACCGCTTGCCTTGGCGGCATCTTGAATCGTGCGTCTGATAACATTCAAAAGCAGTTTATTGATTTTATAATGAAGAACAAGAATAGATGCTTCTTAGAGATTCAGCACCATAATGTTTCGGACCAGAAAGTGTATAACCAAAAATTATATAATCTTAGTAAGACGTATGGTTTGCAACTTGTAGCGTGTACGGATACACACTCCCTAAATGAGGAGCATGCCGAAGGACGAAAGATTCTTCAGCTTAGTAAGAATATTCGCTTTGATGATGAAGAGGGGTGGGATTTGACCTTCAAGTCTTATGACGAATTGTGTGAAACATATGAAAAGCAAGATTCACTGCCTAAGGAAATTTATCTTGAAGCGATTGAAAATACTAACAAAATTGCAGATATGGTTGAAACTTTTGAGGTAGATAGACAGACAAAGTATCCTCATATTTATGACGATCCCGATAAGACATTTAAGACGAAGATTAACGAGGCGTATAAGAAACATCCACATCTAAAGTCTCGCTATCCGAGCGCCCAAGTGGTTAAGCAAATCAGAGAAGAGTATGAGGTTTATAAAAAGGTTGGAGCCATTGACTTTATGCTACTTGAAACTTACCTTAGAGAGTGGGAGCGAGAAAACGATATTCAGTGTGGTTACGGACGTGGATCTGTGTCTGGCAGCCTTATTGCTTATGCGCTTGGTATTACTCAGATGGACAGTTTGAAGTTTGATTTAAACTTCTTCCGTTTTATGAACCCCGGGCGTGTTACCAATGCTGATATAGATACAGACTACTGTTCAAAGGATAGAGAAAAGATTAAGTACTTCCTGTTGCATGATAGAATGAATTTGCCTCATATCAAGACGAGTGAGATTATTACATTCAACACCATTGCAACAAAGGGTGCAATCAAGGACGTGTGTAGAGCTCTTAATATTTCTCTTGATGAAGCACAGCAGATTAGCGATGCAGTAAACATTGATGGAACCATTGATGATAAATGGAAAGAAAAATATCCAGAAGTATTTAAGTATGTAGACATTGTTTCTGGAACTATCGTTTCTATCGGCTCTCACCCAAGTGGAGTTCTCGTAAGTGATAAAGAAATTGAGGCAGATGTTGGGCTGTGTAGTCTTTCTACATCTGATTATCCTGTGTCAATGTTAGATATGCACGGCCTCGATGACCAAATGTATGTCAAGCTTGATATCCTTGGGCTAGATAACATTGGTGTAATTAATGAATGTTGCAAACTTGTAGGTATTGATAGATTGACTCCGGATAATGTAGACCTTGAGGATGAAGCAGTTTGGCGTAGCATTCGAGATGATACTACAATGATATTCCAGTGGGAGTCCGATAGCGCTGCGGCTTATCTCAAGAGATTTATGTCTGATACGGTGGTTGCCAAAGCAAGAGAACAAAGTAAGAACTTTTCTTATATTAAGTGGTTCTCATTTGGCAATGGTTTATTGAGACCAGCTTGTGCAAGTTATCGCGATGAAGTAGCAGACGGTGTGTTCTATGATAATGGTTTTAAGGAACTGAATGACTTTCTTGCTCCTGAAGCTGGACGAGTGTGTATGCAAGAGACAATCATGCGTTTCTTAACAGATTTTTGTGGATATTCTAGTGCCGAATCCGATAATGTTCGTCGTGGTATTGCAAAGAAGAAAGGTACAGAACAGCTTCTTCCTGAGATTGAGCGTAGATTTATTGAGTATTCGTCAACGCATTATGATATTACTAAAGAAAGATGCCAAGAGGTTATTAAGCCATTCCTACAGATTATTCTCGATGCGTCCTCATACGGATTTAGCTGGAACCATTCCGATGCGTACAGTTGTATTGGTTATGTGTGTGGATACTTGCGCCACTATTATCCCCTTGAATTTTTAACGGCAGCCTTCAATACTTTCACCGGCAAAGAGGATAAGATTGTAGCCATTACAAAGTATGCAAATAAAGTAGGAATTAAAATTCAACCTCCTAAGTTTAGATATTCTCGTAGTGGCTATCAAATGGATAAGGCAACGAATAGCATCTATAAGGGGCTTGAGTCGATTAAGTATCTTAATGCAGATGTCTCCGAAGCATTGTATAATATGAAAGATACTCAGTTTAATAGTTTTATTGATTTCCTCAATGTGTCACCTCTGAACTCACGTCAGTTAGAAATACTCATAAAACTCGACTTCTTCCGAGAGGAGTTTGGTGGCTCTTTGAAATTACTTAAGATTGTTGACTTATATAATCTTCTTCATGGAAAGAAACAAGTTAAGAAAGAAAAAACCACATTGCCTATGGAGATATTGACCCAGTACTGTGTCTCTGAAACTGAAAAGATGTTTAAATTTGACGAGGATCATATGGATGCAATGCTTGCAGACTTGTGTAATCGCATTCCCGACCAAGACATTCCATTACTAACCAAGATTCAAACAGAACAAGAAATGCTTGGGTATGTGTCGCATATCGATCCCACCAAACCTACTAAGGCAGTCATCTTGGATATCAATACAAAGTACACGCCTAGGCTCTCACTGTACCGACTCTATGATGGACAGACGGTTAGCGTAAAATTAAAGAAAAAAGACTACGAGAGCAACCCTCTTTCTTCTGGAATGATTGTTGACTACCGTACAACGAAGAAGCCTGCGTGGAAAAAGGACGGAGAGAATTGGGTACAAGATTATAGCCGAGAGGACATCTGGCTCACCTCCTACACCATCGAATAACTCGTCACTAAAACTATACACTTTTTCGGACGAATTATACCCCATTGGATTTTGCCTTTGGGGTGTAATTGTAAACGAAATGTAAACAATTACATAAACCCCTTGACAATTGGAAAATGTATGATATACTAATTACAGTTCAAAATGATTGGAGAAAAGAAATGAAAGAGGTAGAAAGAACGAAATTTGAGGAGGGCAGACAATGAAGAGTCGTGAGGAAATAATTCGCTGTAAACCAGTTGACTGGATACCAGACGAGGTTTGGCTCGGTAACGAGCCCGCTGGTGCAGGGCCCGAACATATAGACGGTGGATTCTGTGACCGCTGGGAATTATGCTATGGAGGCGGAATAACCTACAATGGCAAAGTTATCAACGCAGAATTTTGGACAGGAAAGAGGACTTCCATTCACATCACAGGTAATCGTTTGTGGGTTATTGAGGGTAGATACTCTGGTAAATCTGATTTTTGGGAGTATTGCATAAACCACAGTGGTATGCCTGGTCCACCCTGCATTAGCGAAAAGTATAGGCATAAATTAGAGCCAGAACGCCTTGAAAAGATTTTAAATACCAAAATTCCAAATTGCAAATTTTGGGATATGGTACAAGCGAGAGCTTGGGAAATTATAAAAGAAGAAAGGAACAAACGATGAATGAGCAGAAACAAAAAATCATAAGTGATATATGCCCTTTTTACAAAGAATACGGCAGTTGTGAACAATGCAATAAAGCACTTGATATTGGCGATGAGCCCTGCTGTTTTGAATGTATGGCTAATGTGATTATTGCAAACGACTATCGCAAGCAGAGCGAACCAATTTCGTACAATTACGAAGAAGGTGGCGAGTGGATAAGCGTTGACGAGAGGTTACCTGAGGAAAATGGGCGATATTTGGTTTGTATTAAGGTATCGCATCAGCTTTTTGAAAATCTAACCACAATAGCTGTTCTTGATTATAACAAAAGTCACGGCTTTTACTTATACAGCATAGCCGAGTCTGTCACCCATTGGATGCCACTTCCCGAAGTTCCGAAGATGAAAGGCGGTGAGTGATATGAGCGGAAAATGTATTACTTGTGCGAACAGTCGAGCTATTATATCGGAAAACGGCATTAACTTTATTTGTTGCCTGTCGTCCAAAAAAGCAACAATGTGCCTTTTGGGACAGAAAGACCATTATATTGGAGAGAAAGGAAAATGATATGGACGAATTTATCAAAAAGAGCGAAGCGGTGGACGTTATCGTTAAATACCCTTATAATGTTGCGTTTAAACAAGCCAAGGCAATTAAGATGATAGAGGATTTACCGACCGCCGACGTTGTACCAAAGAGCGAGGTCGCTCGTGAGATTGTTGCGAAATTTAAAACCAAAATGCATTCCGAGATAGCAAGAAATGAACTACTTGCGGAATACGGAGACGATTTCTATGAAGGAAGAGTTGACGCATTTCATACTGCCATAGAGCACCTTACCGAAATTGCAATGGCATATTGGTGCGATGCTCAAAATGAGGCTACAGATGTTTAAGGGGTATATAACGATGAAGCCTAGCAAAATAGGGGATATGGTGGTTTGTCCGGTTTGCAGCAAGACATTTAAGGTAACGGTAGATACTTGTTGTTTGATTGCGGGAGAATATACTTGCAGTTGGGATTGCTTTTTAAAAGAAGTTAAGCGTCGAGATGCGGAGAAAAAGAGTAAATGTAAATAGATTGTAAACGATTACGGAAATATATTGACAATACAAAATGATTGTGGTATAATTAGTACACAATACAGCATGATTAGTAAGGACATAATATTATGGTAGAAAAATTTGATCCAAGATCTCACATTGGAGAAGTGCACGGAATCTATACAATAGCAGATATAACAGATAAAACCGATAAGTACAGACATCGAATTTATAAATGTGTATGCAACGAATGTGGTTTTGAAACAGAATTTACATATAGTGGGGTTTCTGCACCAAGCAAACTATCAAATAAATGCACCCACTTAAGAACTAACGGAGAGTACATTATTAATAGGCATAAATGGGAGAATAGTCGTCTTGGTAAGATCTTCAGAGGCATCATTGTTCGATGCTATAATCCAAATGACAAAAACTATAGGTGGTATGGGGAAAAGGGTATTAAAGTGTGTCAAGAGTGGTTGGATAACCCTGGTAAATTTGAAAAGTGGGCTTTGAACAATGGGTACGAAGAATTTCTAACCATAGATAGAATTGATCCCGACGTAGACTATTCCCCCAGTAACTGTCGATGGATTCCGTTGGAGGAAAATTCTAGAAGAGCAGGCAAGGTCAATTGGATTGAAGTTGAGAGTGAAGTATTAACAGGACAACAGTGGGCCCAAAAATTGGGATTAGGCATAAATACTATCAACAAATCCGTACGAGAGTACGGAGTAAACAAAACAAAAGAGCTTATCTCTGCTATGCTCAAAGAACCTCCATCAACAAAACATAGAAAATCACATCAGACGTGGTTTTCTGTATATGGCATTCAAGTTTGAGTGCCAATTATGACCGCATAGCCCAACAGGTAGAGGCAATGTGCTTAGAACGCATCCAGTCTGGCTTCGAATGCCAGTGTGATCACCACTCGTTACATCATACGAGTACCTCCTGTATAAAAAACATCGAGACGGAGTTTCCTTGTAGGTTTTAGAAGTCTCTTACATAGGGGAGTCGTCTAATGGTAAGACAGCAGTCTCCAAAACTGTGCCGAAAGGCTATCGGTGTTCGAGTCGCCGCTCCCCTGCCAAACCAGATTAGTTAAGTTGTGATCCCACTGATGAAAAAAGAGTATCAACCGTGTCGAATAGCGATGTACGAAAATGGAGCGCAAGTAAGAAGGCATAATGGCATATAAAGCGACCCATACGGAATGGGTGACGAGCCGAGCCATTATTTAAAAGAAACTCTTGAGAAGTTGAGAGCTCATTTGTTTGAAGCCGGTCTTGCCCGTAAGGAAATGCGGATAACAAATGCCCCTTCGAAGCAGAATGAAGTAATGTCATAGCCGTAGCCCACTGGTCAGTAGGAGCCTGTTAACGTTAAGTGTGGGGCATGCGCAGAAGTAGCTTAGTTGGAAAGCACTAGTGATAAAAAACTAGTATTCGTAAGTTTGAATCTTACCTTCTGCACCAAAGCGCCATTTGGGGTTGCTTCTATAAGATACTTATGAGGAGGGTATTGTTATAGCGACAAGTAGTCTAACCCATAGATGAACGCAACGAGCTTTTGGGTCATCATCAAAAGTTGGATAAAATGATGACAAATTCTCCAAGTGTAAGATGAACTTGGTCTAGGCTGGAAAGAAAGCCATTGGAAGCATACGAGTCCACTTCGGTGTCTGCAGTAAACCGAAGTCCGGTAGGAAATGCAAGATGAGGTCGTATGTAGGCTTGCTATGAAAAACGAAATAGGCGAAACCCCCTGCGTTGCTAAATGCAACTGGTAGACAACATTAAGTTGTCAAAAATTGACCACCCGCACCTCTGCTACGGCGTAAGTGTCCCAGGGTGGAATTGTGAAACGGCAGAAATCTTTGTCGTTGGTAGTGGAAATAACAAGATGACAACTTGTGAAATAAACGAGATTTTTAGAGTGAGCCGTAGCGTCTCCAAGGCTAGTAGTTGCTTCGTCAACACGAAGTACCTTGGGATGCGAATTTTACGTTCGTATGGGGATGTTCCCCATAATTTTCTCTCACACTACTACTATTCAAATGTGCCAAGACATTGATAAGCACAATGCCGTGCTGAGCGGTTATGCAAACAACAAAAACGGACACGAATAAGTGTAAAGCTGGTTCGTATGTCGGGATAGTAGTCATTGCTCGCCCATCCTTGTGTGGGAAGAGTTGAGATTTCGTATTACGTCCTGCGGTGCGATTTCGTTAGGGTTTCTTGAACCTGCTTTATAAGCGAATCAAGGGTTTATATGCGAGATAGGTGCTACGAAGTGCTAATTATGGAGGTTGCAAACGAAGTATTTAGTAGCGTTGTAAGAAGCTGTAGTAAATGGAGAGAGTTGAACAGCCTATCGGATTGGGGTGGAAGGGCCTTCTCACCGAGATGTAAGTCCAGCCACAATGCCTACCCACTAGTCGTGGTAAAGGTTCCTCCATTCGTTTTCACGGATGGTGCAATAAAGCCAACAACAGAGATAGTCGTTACCCGATATACGACACATAAAAGGTCGGGTTGTGTAGTGTTGCTGTTGCGGATCAGGGTAAATCACCGTATCGCTACTTATCAATAGCGGTTGTTGGAGTACTTATGGAAGGCTAAGCCTAATTTGGTAAGGCAGTTGATTGCTAATCAATGAGTAGTCGAAGTCATTCGGCGTTTCGGTTCAAGTCCGAAGTCTTCCGCCATCTTATAATGAATCGGCTGATCGTATATACGATTTGCTAGGCTACGGCGATTGGCCTCTCGAAAGAGTTAAAAATCGCCCTTCGATATTGGGAAGTCGCCAAGCGGTAAGGCACCAGACTTTGACTCTGGCACAAAGGAAGAAGTTCCCTACATGGGTTCAAATCCCATCTTCCCAGCCAAATGGTTTTCTTACAGTCACAGTTCTTTCCCTATAATTAAGAACTTACAAAATATCAGATGGGGTGTGAAAGAAGCATGCGAAATTTGGGGTTTCGAGGATCAGGGCAGTACTAACATCTGGTACCATAACAAAACAAATGATTGGAGGGAATATATGGATGATATCATAGGAACGGTTATAGGCATTCATAAGGTATTGTATCTTTGCGGCTATAAATCGAATGACGGTCATAAAATGTATCATGTTAAGTGTACTATATGTGGCTTTGAGCATGACATGCCGAAACGAGCGATTGGTGTTGCCAAGCAATGTAACCATAAAAGAGAAATTGTAACGAAGTGTTGTGAAGAGTGTGGAAAATTAATTCCAATTAGTGCAAAAAATAGCTTTGCAGATTATCAAAGAAAACGATTTTGCGGCAGTAGTTGTGCTGCAAAACACAACAACAAAGGACGCATACATACTTCCGAAAGTAAAATTAAAATATCAAATTCCTTGAGGGAAAGATATGCTCAACAAACTGAAAAACAGCAAAATGAATGTGATGTGCGTATAAATTTCAATGAATATGCGAACGGTACAAAAGATTTATACGTGCAAGGTGTGATAACGTATAGAAATTTAAAACATTACACATTAGACAAAGTTGAAGGTGTTGACTTTGTTGTTTGCCCTTATTGTAATGTCAGACTAGCAAACATTAATGCTAGCCACCTTAAGCAACACGATAAAACCATAAATGACTTAAGAAATGAATTCGGTGAATCTTATGTTACTACATCCGAAGTCTCTCATGCCAAAAGATCTAAAATCGGAACAGAAGTTCAGAAAAGATTGATTGACGAGGGCAAACACATTGGATGGAAAACAAGAAAGATTCGTAGTTATGCCGAGTTATTTTGGGAGAGAGTGTTAACAAATAATAAACTACAATATGAACCAGAATATACTCTCAAGAAAACAGATATAGGCATTGATGAGCAAGGATGCTATTTTTTAGATTTTTTAATCGATGGATATATTGATCTTGAGATTGATGGGAAGCAGCATCAATACGAAGAGAGAAAAGAACATGATACACTACGAGATAAAAGATTAACCGCAAATGGATTTGTAATATACAGAATACCGTGGATTAACCCTGTGAAGTCAGAAAAAGTAAAAAAGCAAATAGATGATTTTATAGAATGGTACAACTCTTTAAATGATAACCAATCCAATTTGCAGAATAATCAAATAATATAGTTAAACAAAGGAGAAAAACTATGAACAACAATGAACTCGCACTTAAGAATCGCATTACGCTCCTCCAGTCTCGTAAGAGAGACAATGGAAAAATAATAGCGAAGTTAGAAAGACGACTTAGAAATTTAAATAAGGAGTGATTTTATGATTGACACAAGACAACTTAGATGTACTATTGGAAAGCTCGGTATGTTATTGCCGTTGATTGTACTATGCATGAGCTTTATTTACGGTTATGGTCTACCAGACTCTATCTCAGCAACATATTACCTTCCAACTTGTATTGTTCCGTTTATGATTATCCTTGGATCAGCAGGAATGTTTTTGCTTAGTTACACTGGATATGATAGACAGGATGATATCATATGTTCCATCGCCGGACTATTTGCTTTCGGAATTTGCTTGTTTTCGTGTGGCACAAAGGACTTGGTTGTTAGATGGCCCGAATTGGCAGAACTTACTCATGTTGGAACATTTCAGCTCACACCGTTTGTAAGTGGAATGTTGCATAATGTGTGCGCTATTGGTTTCTTTGGTTTGCTTGCTTATAACTCGATTTTTTTATTCACAAAGAGTAGTGGCAATATGACGGAAAACAAAAAGAAAAGAAATGTGATTTTCCGCGTCTGTGGAATTGGTATGGTGGTATCGTTTTTGGCTATCATTCCGATTAGCATCTTTAATTGGTGGGGCGGGGTATGGCTCGTTGAAACTATCGCACTTGCGTTCTTTGGAATATCGTGGTTGACTAAAGCGAACTGCTACCGTTGGTTGTTTGCCGACAAAAAGTAATTACAATACAAAATGATTTGACAAAAACAATCAATTCCTTTATAATTAAATTGTAGCAATACAAAATGATTATAGAGGAGTTGATTTTTTTTATGGACATTATTACGGCTTACGCAACTAAAAATGATTGCTATAAAGCAAAGCAACCTATGACACCAGTAGGGATTGTACTACATAGCACCGGGGCAAACAATCCGAACTTAAAAAGGTATGTAGACTGTAAATCCGAGTGTGGCATTAATTGGTATAACAACCATTGGAACAATCCGTCCAGCAAGATTGGTGAAATGTGCGTGCATAGTTTTATAGGGTATGATAAAAACTATCAAGTAAGAGTGGCAAACATACTTCCATACAACTACGCTTGTTGGGGGTGCGGCAGTGGAAAGTATGGTAGTTATAATTACAATCCAACTGGTCATATTCAGATTGAGTTATGCGAAGATAATCTGTGGAATGAAGAATATTTCAACGAAGTGTACAGAGTAGCAGCGGAATACTGTGCTATGCTTTGTAAGAAGTTTAACTTACAGCCATCATCAATAGTAAGCCACGCCGAAGCACATAAGAAAGGGTATGCTTCCAATCACGCAGATTGCGACCATTGGTTTACTATTCACGGCAAAACTATGGACCAATTTAGGAATCTTGTTGCATCAATCTTGGGGCAAAGTACAAGATATTTAGTAAGGGTTACAACAGATGTATTAAACGTAAGAAAGGGTGCAGGAACGAATTATCCAATAGTAACTACGGTAAAAAGAAATGAGGTTTATACGATAGTGAGCGAGGTAGTTGTTGGCAACGAGGTGTGGGGCAAGCTGTTGAGTGGCGCCGGTTTTATCTGTTTAACTTACACTGCTAAATTATAGGGTATAGCTTAGGTTATGCCTTTATTTGTTAACAAATTGTAAATGTTTACATAAAGGTGTTGACAATAATTTGATGTGGGTATATAATAAATACACAACAAAATGATTATACAGAAAGGAAAACGTATGAGTAAATTTATTTGTCTTGATTGTGGATACATCTTTGATGAAGACGAAGTTGCCGTGTGGCACGAAGGCCGTGGAGAGTATTGGGGAACGCCGTGTTCCGAAACGGTGAGTGGATGCCCACGTTGCCAAGGAGATTATGTTGAGACTTACCAGTGCGCTGTATGTGAAGAATGGATAACAAATACGTACATCAAGCTCAATAATGGAGATCGAATTTGTGACCAATGTTATACTACATATGAGATAGGAGAAGAAGAATGACAATTGAGTATTTAAACGAACAGAAAGAAAAATACCAACAGAAGGCTGAGTATTTTAAAAAGATTGGGTTTGATAACTTGGCATCAGATTTTCAGGGTATCGTGGGTCTGATTGGCGAAATGGAAAATTATATTAAGGAGAAGGAGAATGATAAATCAAATTAATGGTGGAACATTGTATTATCTAGATAATGATAAAGATTTTGTGAAACTTTCAGATGGCTCCTCTATGTCTATGTGTTATGAGTTATCGGCAAGTACAGAAAACGCATTAAGATGTAAATTTGATGCAGAGCCTACTCTTCCAATAGATACAACTTTTATTACGAAAGAAATGTTGGAAGATATGTGGCATCCAAAAAGTTTTGTTATGCAATATTATGTGCCGATAATGGTTCAGGCACGATGGCATAACAAGAAAAGAATTAATAAGAAATGGTTGAAGCGATATGGTATGAAACCAGATAAGGTTTTAGTAAAAATGGATGCGAGTGTTGTAGAGTACGATACTAGCGACAACACATTTGAATTTAATGCAAACAAATGGATATATGTTTGGAGACCGGATCAGAAGCGAAAGAATTTGAAGATTGAAATGTAATACAGTACAGAATGATTAAGGAGGTTTAATAAATAATGTAAAAAATTCTACAAAAGAAGAAATTATTTATAAAGGATTTATGGGAAATGAAGAAAAACTTTATTGTGTATACAAGCACACCAGCCCAAGTGGAAAAGTATATATTGGGATGACATGCCAAGAACCACCAGAAAAACGATGGCATAAGGGTAATGGATATAAAAATAATCAATATTTCAACAGTGCAATTCAAAAATATGGTTGGGATAATTTTGAACATGAAATAGTGTTTACCGCCTTACCAAAAGAAGAGGCGGCAAACAAAGAAAAGGAATTGATTGCTTATTACAAATCAAACAACAAATTATATGGCTATAACATTTCTTCTGGTGGAGAGGGTGGAGCCGAGGGGATACCTATAAGTGATACTGAAAGAATGCGCAGAAGCGAACATGCCAAAACATATATAGGAAGCAAGAACCCCAATTATGGAAATCACAAATTGGCAGGAGAAAACAATCCATTCTTCAATAAAGAACATTCAGAGGAAACAAAGCAACTACTAAGCGATTTGGCAAAAGATAGATGGAAGAACGAAGAATATAGACAACATATGTCAAACATTCACAAAGACCAGAATATTGGCTCAGAAAATCCTAGGGCAAGAATAGCTTTCCAATATGATATGGACGGAAATTTTATCAAGGCGTGGGAATGTGCTAAGGATGCCTCAATCGCTTTAGGTATTTGCTATACCGGAATTACCAGATGTTGTCGTGGAGGATCACAAAGTTCTGGGGGATTTATTTGGAGGTACAAAGAAGATGAAGCAGATAAAGAAGATAAAAGAATTAATTGAATTATGTAATCAATACAGAGATGCTTATTATAATCACCAGCCATTGGTTACAGACGATGTATATGATCGATATTTTGATGAGTTGGCAGAACTCGAAAAAGAAACGAATTGTTATTTTGCCAATTCACCAACGCAATCTGTTGGATACGAGGTGGTAGATACATTACCTAAGGTACAACACAACATTCCTTTATTGAGTTTGGCAAAAACGAAATCCGTAGAAGACGTTGTAAAGTTTACGGGTGATAAAGATGTTTTATTTATGATTAAAGGCGATGGATTGACAACCAAGTTGATCTATAAATCATATGACGGCGTAACGGCGGAGCTTATTGAAGCATCAACTCGTGGCAATGGAGTTGAGGGTAGCCTAATCACCCATAATGCAAAAACTTTTAATATTCCGTTAAAAGTTAATTATGGCAAAGATTTTACTGTTGTTGGAGAGAGCGTTATACTAAAAGATGAACTTGATAAAATTAACGCATCTTTGCCGGAAGAAGATAAATATGCTAATTGTAGAAATCTAGCAAGTGGAAGTCTTTCACTTCTTGATAGTAGCGAGTGTGCAAAAAGACATATACATTTTATGGCCTTCGATGTTATAGAAGGAATGGATGATATTAATTCGTTAAATGAAAGATTTAACATTCTTGAAAGTCTTGGGTTCGAGGTAATCTATCGCATAAAGACTGGTAATATGGGGATGGAGGAAACCCCAGACATTATCAGTATGGTTCACAAATATGCAGATGATAATGGTATTCCGTGCGATGGAGTCGTTATTCGTTATGACGACTATGCGTATGGCATGTCGCTTGGCAGAACAAGTCATCACTATAACTATGGTCTCGCAAAGAAGGAACAGGATGATTTAGTTGAGACGGTATTTAGAGGGATAGAGTGGAATACATCGCGAAACGGAATTGTTACGCCTACTGGTTTGTTCGACGCAATATCTATTTTAGATTCACAGGTTTCTCGTGCCACACTACACAATTTGGACTATATCAATAATTTAAAATTAAGAATTGGAGATCGAATTTGTTGCAGTAAACGAAATATGGTTATTCCTGCCATCGAGGTTAATTTGGATTATAACTCTGAGAATTATCAGCTACCAATCATTGATAAATGCCCTTCCTGTGGCACGGAGCTTATTATCAAGAATACCGGAACGGCTAACGTATTGTATTGCCCCAACGAACACTGTCCCTCTAGAAGCCTTGCTAAATTTACTCATTTTGTAAGCAAAAATTGTATGGATATTCGAGGACTCTCAGAGAAGACGCTAGAAACTCTAATTTCACACGATTTTCTGCACACTTATAAGGATATTTATCACCTTAACGAACACAAACAATCACTTACTAGGTTAGAAGGTATGGGCGAAAAATCCGTAAGTACTCTGCTAAAATCCATTGAAAATTCAAGGGATGTTAAGCTAGAAAATTTCATTACTGCACTCGGTATAGATGGCGTAGGCAAGTCTGCATCTAAAACTCTTGCAGATGCATTCAACGGTGATTTTAATGCGTTTTATAAGGCATTTGAGGATGGCTATAATTGGTGTGAATTAGAAGGTGTTGGCGATAAAACTTCTGCAGAAATCACTAAGTACTTAACGGAAAATGAGGCAGAAATCGTTGATTTGGCTGCCGAGATGAGATTTGTTGTGCAGACTAAGGTAGAGGTTGTAGATAATCCTCTCAATGGTTTGAAATTCTGTATTACCGGAAGTTTCTCACAGAGCAGAGATGTACTCAAAGAAAAACTTGAGGCCAAGGGTGCTAAGTTTGTAAGTAGCGTAAGCAAAAATCTCGATGTGCTCTTCTGTGGTGAAAAGGCTGGGTCTAAACTTACCAAAGCACAGAGTCTTGGTGTCAAGGTTGTATATGAAGATGAATTAATGAAAATGTTGGAGGAGTAAACAATGGCAAACAAAACAGTACACGATTTTACTATCAAATTGTGCGAAGATAGAGGTTATGACTTGTATCTTAACGGCAAGTAGATATCTTCAAGAGGAAGCTACGAGAATATTCTCAAAGAACTTAAAACACTTATGGAGGAAAATGTATGATAAGAGTAATTAAAGAGAACGAGGAGTTACCCAAGATTTACAGAGCAAGATGCAACGAATGTGGAACACTTCTTGAATACGAAAAGGGTGATACTTATATCGGCGTTTTCGGTGGCAGAGAACTTATCTGTCCCAATTGTGGAACAAAGGTCTTTGTAGATGAACCTGAGGGGATCGATTTAAATTCTAGTAATATTGAATTTCCTCTCCACTTTATGCCTCCAAGTGACAATGCAATAGATATAGACAATGCAAAAATCCAAGAGTGGGTTAGGGAGAGATTGCGTGTGGCAGAGAGTGATACAGAAGATTATGGTCACTATTTGACAGGCTCCGGAAACACCATAGTAGTTGTGTTTAAGTACGAAGACGAATATGATGTCTATGTAACCAAGAAGTATTGGGAGTGTTCAATTCCTAGATAATTGTAAATAAATTGTAAACTAACAGAAACGTATGTTGACAATTTTTAATAAAGTGATATAATAGTTACAGTACAAAATGATTGTACAATAACATAGAGAGGAATGTATTATGGAAGAAACAAAAATGACAGAGGTGGTCTCTGAAATTCAGAACGCATCCGAAGAAGAGCTGCGCAAGGTGATTGAAAAGTGGTTTGAAAGCACAAGAACTTCAGGAATGAAAGTGGGTGCCACCTTTATTGCCGCAGCAGTCTATGGGGCAATTGAGAAAAATCTTAAGAAGGGCTCTCAGTCTAGTTTGCGTGATTATCAGAGAGCGATTAAGAGAGTTGTCGAGATTGTATCTGTGCAGTTGAAGCAACAAGAAACACAACAAAATGATTTGAAAGAAGCGACGGAAGGTGATGAGGTATGACAGTTATAGGATGGACCAGTTGCTATTCAGGTTATTGTCAGAGAGTAACTTTTACAGAAGATAGAAGAAAGGCTCTTATTGAACGTATTAGAAAGCGTAAGTACGACTTTAACTACCAAGATCACGCCTTCCTGCCTTATTGTGTGCCTGTATATGGCGATAGGACGATCTGTGAATTAACAAAGCAACAGTGGGACGATGTAATGTCGGAGGCATACAAAGATTTGCCAAGAACACAACGACTTCTTCCCCAGGATGCAATTGACGATAATCCTGTTAATGGCATCCTTTATGAGAAAAAGAAATTCTACATGGAAGGAGACGGTAACAATGGATGAGATTAGAAACTTTGGCACCTGCGAATGTTGTGGCAATCCAATAACAAACGAAGACAAAGAGTATTATGTTGATTCAGAGGGCAGAATATTTTGTAGTGTAGAATGCATCTGTGAGCAATATGGGTTGGTAAAGGTGGAGGTCTGAAATGATTAAACTTGACAGAACTAGCGTAATGAACATGGACAATGCTATTCGTGGCGCTCGTAATCCTATGAATAGTTGGGATAGAATGGATAGCGATTGGGAGTTTGTCGAAGATCCGAGCATCATCAATCCTAATGATGAGGTTAAGTTCGTTCTTGGTCCTAACGACCTTGCTCTTGCGAGAAAACTTGTAAAAGCTGGAAGCGACCATAGAAAGTTCCTGAGGCAGATTTTTGTGAGTGTAGATATCACGGCTCCGCTTTATTGGTGGAAGGAATTTGATACTTACAAAGTAGCGACTGTCTCCAATTCTTGTTCAACTATGCACAAGATACACGCCAAGCCTTTTTATCTATCTGATTTTTCAATAGACCAGTTGAACTGCGACATCCCGGATTGCTTTTATGACACACTGGATTATTTGAATGAGAGTAGAGAAAAGTTCCTCGAAACTAAAGACAAAAAATATTGGTGGAGAATGATTCAAACCCTTCCGAGTAGTTACAACCAACTTCGTACTGTAACACTTAACTACGAAACATTTCTCAATCAGTATCATGCAAGAAAACACCATAAACTTAAGGAGTGGCACGACTACTGTGCATGGATCGAAACTCTTCCTTATTTTAAGGAAATGTGTTTGGAGGAAGAAGATGGTTAAGGTGAAAGAAGATTTGACCGGAAGAGAATTTGGAAGGTTAAAAGTGGTTCGGCAAGCAGAAGATTACATAAGCAACTCTGGGAAACGTTATGCCAGATGGTATGTGTTTTGTAGTTGTACACCAGATAATGAGTTTGTTGTTATGCAAAATGACTTAAAAAGAGGTAGGACAAATTCTTGTGGATGTCTTATGATTGAAATTTCAACTAAAAACGGCAAAAGACGTCGCGAAACAAATAAATATGATTTAAGTGGCGAATATGGAATAGGATATTGTCACAACACAAAGACTCCATTTTATTTTGACTTAGAGGACTACGACATTATTAAGGATTATTGTTGGAGTGAATATGTTTCTTCGTCTGGGTATCATGCTTTGCGAGCCAAAGATATTGAAGCAAAGCGAATGATATCAATGCATTATTTAATTGTTGGTACATACCATGACCACATTAACAGAAATCCTTTGGATAATCGCAAATCAAATTTACGCAAAGCAACCTCGTTAGAGAATATGAAAAATCAATCCAGACATAAAAATAATACATCTGGTGTTTCTGGTGTTGGTTGGCATAAAGGAATAGAAAAATGGTGTGCGAGAATTGGTGTTGACAACAAGATGATTAACCTTGGGTGTTTCAATAATAAGGATGATGCCATTAAAGCGAGACTTGCGGCAGAAGTTCTATATTATGGTGAGCTTGCACCACAAAAACATTTATATCAGCAGTATGGAATAGAGGTGAATATAGATGAATAAAGAACATACACTGTTATTAATTATGGGGCGTACAGCATCAGGCAAAGACACATTGGTCAATAAATTAACTAATCGAACTGGGCTTAAGCAGTTGATTAGTTACACAACGCGCCCACGCCGAACAAATGAGGGCGATACGCATATCTTCGTTTCCAATGAGGAATATCAAGTACTTGAAGACTCTGGTCGTATTGCCGCATTTACACAAATTGGACCGTATAGGTATTGTTGCACCATTGAGCAATTATACGAAAACGATGTGTATGTTATAGATCCTATAGGAGTACAACATTTGAGAGAACTCGATTTACCAAATCTGAGGCTCGTAACCATATATGTTAATACACCGGATGAAATCCGCAAAGATAGAGCGCTCAACAAGCGTGGCGACGATAGACTTACCTTTATGAAGAGGGATATGGATGAACGCAGTCAGTTTCGCGAAATGTTAAGAAATGCAGATTTTGATTATGCAATATCGAATATTGATGTTGCAAAGGCTTATTCAGTGTTGAGGTGGATTTCGACCGTAGAAGGTGCGTGGAAGAATGATCGAGAGGAGATGTCAAATGTTTAAAATAGCAATCGACTTTGATGAAACTTTATTTCCAACCCTTACTAAGGTTATTGAACTTTACAATCAAAAACACGACACAAACCTCGAATTATCGCAAATAACCACATACAACTTGCACGACAGTCTTCCTGTAGAGGTTGCTGATGAATTACTTGAATTGTTCGTAGACAAAGAAACGTACTCTTGTCTGCAACCATACAAGGGTGCCGTTAGAGCCGTTAAAACTCTCGTTGAGCAAGGACATGAGGTGTATGTGGCAACATCGACAGATGCAAGAAATATGGAATGGAAGGAAGAACTGTTGCAGAAATATTTTCCATTTATTCCAAAGCAGAATTTAATCAGAATTCATAATAAATCATTGCTCAATATGGATATATTAATAGATGACAAATTGGACAATCTGAAAAGCACATTTGCAGACAGAGTATGTTTTAGTCAACTCTGGAACATAGATAATGATGCTGATTATGTCTATAGTATTTACCGTCTCCATCATTGGGGCGAATTAAATAATGTAATAAATACAATTGAAAGGAAAGAGAGAGAATGGGAAAAGTAATTAAGTACTACACTATCCACTGTCCAAAATGTAAGGTACTTCAAATGTTGATGGACAAAAAGAAGATTGACTTTGAAGTAATTGACAATAAAGACACAGTAATGTCCGTAGCAGAAGAAAACAATATTAAATCAGCACCGTTTGCAATTATCGACGGTGTATGTTACGACACAAAACAACTTCAAGAATGGATTAAGGAGCAGTAATATGTATTTTAAGACAACTTATGATCAAGAATTTGACGATCTTTATATGCATCTAAAGGCAAAATATCCTGATGCCTTATTTGATTTAGATGGTATTGGAAAACAGATGGATATGTCTGAGTTTAGTAGAAACTTTTTTGCTTCCAAGGTAACGGCAGACGCAAGCGTTGATGCTAATGCTAATGTTTCCAGTAATAGCGTTGTGGCATACGATGTAGAATTGCCTAAGCCTTTTCAGAGACTTAATAGTTACTATGTGCTTTGGAAGGAAATGAAGAGATTATACGGTCTTTCCGTGGCGAATATGACCGTAGAAGCAAATCTCTGCGGAGATATTTATACTCACGATATGCACGGTATTGCAGCCGGAAAGCCGTATTGTTTTAACTATTCAACTTATGACATTTTAATGAAGGGATTGTGTATGGCGAGCAAAGTCAAGAGTAAACCTCCCAAGTACTTGCATGCATTTAAATCCCAGTTGGAGCAGTTTGTTATCATCGCATCTAACTCTACACTTGGAGCAACTGGACTCGCAGATTTGCTCGTTACAATGTCATACTATGTTTCTAATATTTTGGAAACCAAGTCTGACGCGCATTTTAAGTTTGCATCAGAAGAGGATTGTTGGACATATGTAAAAGAGATGCTCGACAGCTTTATATATAGTGTTAACTTTGATTTAAGGGCCAACCAAAGCCCCTTCACCAATGTATCTGTGTATGACAACTACTTCCTCGACAAGCTTTGCGACGACTACATCTTCCCCGACGGCTCTTCTCCCAACAAGGAGATTATTCAGAGACTTCAGGAAATTTATCTTGATATTATGAATGCAGAGCTCAGAAGAGGAGTGCCTCTTACATTCCCTGTTACTACGGCGTGCTTCAGCATAGATGAAGATAAGAACATCAAAGATGAAGCATTTCTTGAGATGATTGCAAAGAAGAATCTTGAGTTCGGATTTATCAATATTTATTGTGGTGATAGTTCGACGCTTAGCTCGTGTTGTAGACTTAGATCTGAGCAAAAGTCTGAGTACTTCAATTCGTTTGGTTCTGGTTCTAGTAAGATTGGTAGCCTTGGTGTATGCTCTATCAATTTTGCCAGACTTGCATTTAAACATAAAGGCGATGAAGAAGGATATTTCGAAGATCTCAAGTGTCTCGTTGGTGTATGTGCTAGAGTCAACAACGCAAAGAGGAAGATTGTAGAGAAGCGTATCAAAAACGGTAATGAGCCCCTATATACGCACGAATTTATGGATTTGTCGAAGCAGTATTCTACCTGTGGAGTTAACGCATTGTACGAAAGTTTAGAGCAAATGGGATATGATATTACTACGGAAGAAGGTAGAGACTTTGCTCTTCGTATAATCAATGTCATTAATACAGAAAATGCAAAATATGAAAAGCAGTATGGAGCACCCCACAATTGTGAGCAAGTGCCGGGCGAGTCTTTGAGTGTAAAGTTTGCAGAAAAAGACAAGATTATGAAGTATCAGAATGAATATGACCTTTACTCTAATCAGTTTGTGCCCCTTATTGCGAGTGCAGATTTGCTTGATAGAATTGATATTCAGGGGGCTCTTGATAAATACTTCTCGGGCGGCAGCATACTTCATTTGAACTGCGATACTCGTATCGAAGATTATCATGACCTTATGGATTTAATTAGAGTGACCGCGAAGAAAGGCGTTATTTACCACGCAATTAATTATGTACTTCAGTTGTGTGAAGCCGGACATATGTCGGTTGGTACTGATGGCGTATGCTCAATTTGTGGAAAGCCTATTATCGAGGAATATACACGAGTAGTTGGTTTCCTAACCAATGTCAAGCACTGGAATAAAGTTAGAAGAAAAGCGGATTATCCTCATAGAAAGTTCTATAAGTCTAAGGAGTTGAAAGTGTGAATATTTTAGGTACTCAGTATACACTGAAACATAAAGCGTTCGAAATATATGTGGCGGGTTGCAATGGCTCGCCACATTGCAAAGGGTGTCACAACCCAGAATCTTGGGATTTTAATCTTGGAGATAGGCTGGATAATAAATATTTGCTTTTCTTAAAAAGCAAGATCCAATCTTTTGATGAATTGATTGATAATATTATGATTTTTGGTGGCGAACCATTAGATCAAAATATGGCATCGTTAATTGAGTTGTTGGATTATTTACAACAATTTAATAAAAAAATTTGGATTTTTACACGCTATGATTTAAACGAAGTACCATTAATAGTTAAAGATCGTTGCGATTATTTGAAATGTGGTCGATATGAACCCGAAAAATGCACTGATAGTAATGTTCAGTATGGTATTACTCTTGCTACATCGAATCAGAATATTTACAAGAAAGGATTGGATTACTGATGGTTAAGATTAAACAAACGGAAGATAGAGAGTTGCTGACAGAAATTTTAAAACAACTCGAAGAAAATAACCACATTTGCCCTTGTAGTATTCGTTCTGACCCACAGAAAGATAAATGCATGTGCGAAAGCTTTAGAGAGATAATTAATAGCAACGTTCCCGGAGTTTATGAATGTCATTGTGGACGCTTCGTGGCAACCATTACCAAAGATTAAAACAATACAAAATGATTGAAAGGAAAATGAATATGAAAGATATAAATACATTTTACACTTGTCCTTATTGCAATGAAGAATATTCGGCACCGTCAGACCTCGCTCATTGCATTTTAAGCTGTGAAGCGCAGAAGCGAATTGAAGAAAAAAACAGACTTAAAGAACTTCGTGCTACGGAAAAGAATGCTCGTAAGAAGGAAGTCGATGAAGCGCTTGAAAAATGCATATACCTTCTTAAGGCATATATGAATGATTATGGAATTTACTCTTATACGTCCGACGATGACATACTTAGTTTGTTTAGTTCCAAGTTCTGGAATTCGATTCTTTAATGAGGTGCAAATATGGTAACTAATGTAAAATTTGCAAAAGTCAGACCTGATGCCAAGATCCCTAGTAAACGTGACGAGGATATGGGTTTTGATATTTATGCTTGTTTTGATGAGGATTATATAGTAATCGAACCTCACGAAACTAAACTCATCCCTACCGGCATCGCAAGTGCTTGTAGTTCCGACTATGGCTTTCTTGTTTTTGAAAGAGGCAGTACAGGTTCGAAGGGTATTGCAAGACGATGTGGAGTAATTGATTCCGGGTATCGTAACGAATGGTTCATTGGCTTAACTAATACAACTGATAAGGTTATGTTTATTTCTAAATTAACCGAGATGGAGACTTACGGCAATTATTACGGCACCACAATGCCTGAAAGCTTTGTGTATCCATATTCTAAGGCTATTGCCCAGGCACTTGTAATTCCTGTCCCTAAAACAGAAGTAGAAGAGGTTTCATACGAGGAACTTCAGAACATCAAGTCAGAGCGTGGACTCGGAGCACTTGGTAGTTCAGGCAAGTAACTAAAATTTCATAGAGGTGGTATCAATTTATCACCTCTTTTTATTTTTAAGGAGTGGTATAAATGGAAGAACAAAAACGAACTTACTATTGTATTATTATAAAACTAATAAGCATTATAATATTACTTTGCATTATTATTGCAATCATACCCAAAGAAGCTGAAACGATAGAAATCATCAAAGAGGTAGAAAAAGAAGTGATTGTTGAGGTGATAAAAGAGCCCATATATGCCTATGACATTACATCAACAGAAAGGGAAATGTTAGCAAGATTAGTATATCGAGAAGCCAACACGGAAAGCCTTGAGTGTCAAATGGCAGTGGCATCTACGGTTATTAATAGATGGCAAGATGGTAGATGGGGAGATACTTTGGAAGATGTAATATATTCACCGTATCAATTCACGCCTGCAAATTTGCTTTATAAAACAACGCCTACGGAACTAAATTACACAGCGGTTGATTTGGTGTTACAAAATGGATGCACTCTTCCACCGTATGTAATGTACTTTAGATCAGATTATCATTTTAAGTGGGATGGGTACAAGCCATACACTCAGATTGATTTCATTTGCTTCGGATATTTTGATAAGGACATCTCAAAATGAAAAAGGGCATAATTACAATCTTCGTTCCCACAACCATTACAACAACAGAGATTAAGCAGATCAGAGAAGCATTCGCGCATGACGACATCTCCAAAGAATACAGACTCAGTATTTGTGTTAGTGGAGATGGGGAATTGAAAGAAAATTTATATAATTTCATCAAATCTATAGTAAAGCAATAGTCCTTTATGGTACAATAATGTCATCTAAAAGAAACAACAATGGAAGGGTGGCGTATGTATGCAAAAAGGAAAAATATATCCAATCAAAGAAATAAAAGAGGGTGTGTCCTATCTAAGGCTATCAATTGAAGACGGTGACGACAAGGAAAGTACGAGCATAAGTAACCAAAGAAAGATTATAGAACAATATGCAAAAGAAAATGGAATTATCATTACCAAGTTCTATGTAGACGACGGTTATAGCGGATACACTATGGATAGACCGGATTTTAATCAATTAAAAAAAGATTTAAATGACAACAAGGTAGATTTGATTATTGTGAAAGACTTATCTAGAATAGGAAGGCATTCACCAAAGGTTCAATTATTCCTAGAAAATATATTGGAAACAGGCAAAAGAGTTATCGCGCCTGGTGATAATTATGACACATTAGATGAGTCAACACACGATATGGTCGGCATAAGAATTTGGATGAACGAACGATATGTAGTTGAAACGAGCAAAAAAATCAGAAAAAGTCTTGCTTCTGCCCAAAAGGACGGTTCGTGTGTTATTAGTGTGCCTTATGGCTATGTCAAAGACCATTATGACAAAAGCAAATATTCCGTAGATCCAATGGTTGCTCCATATGTAAAACAAATATTCGATATGTATATAAGTGGAATGGGAGTGAAGCTTATAGCAAGAGAATTAACAGAAAGAAATATACCTACACCAGCAATGATAAAAAAGCAATATACGGAGGCAAGGGGTGGAGTAAGCAAAAGAAAGGCAACTACCAAATGGGACATCAAGGCTATACAGCAAATGTTAAATAATGATTTTTATATCGGCACATTAACGCTAGGTAAATATAAAAACAGGGCAATTAATGGAAAGCAGGTTCCAGTGCCCAAAGAAGACCAACATGTATTTAAGCATCATCACGAGCCGATAATAGACGAACCGACATTTAAGCTTGTACAAGAAATTATTAAATCAAGAACGGTGGAACATTATCGAGGCAAGAAAAATCAAACGCGACCAAATATATTTGCCGGATTGCTATATTGTGCGGATTGTGGAACAAGGCTGACATCAGCAAATGGTGGCAGTAACACTAGATATGTGTGCAAGGCGTACAACATATACGGCACATCAGTGTGCACAAGTCACAGTATAACAGAGTCAAACCTAACCGAAGCTTTATTGGAATTTTTAGAACATTGCAAAAATAACCTAATGAATGTTCTTAAAGACATTGACCAAATTATACAGTCAGAAATGTCTAATAGAGTAGACTGTAGTGATAACATTCAGCAACTTATAAATAAATTAGATAGAGTGCAACAAGCAGTTAAAATACTTATAGAACAAAAAAACTATGAAATAATGGAAAATCCAGGTTCAATAGATAGCATCAACAAAATATATAATGATATTCAAAATGAAAAATACGCAGAAATAAAAGTATTAGAACAACAAATTGCAGATATGCAAAATATAGCGATAGATGAAATAGAAGTTAGAAAAAACTTAAATGGCGCTATTAGCATAATAAATAATGTTCTTACAACGCAACAAATTACTAAAAAGCAAGTGTTGATGTTAGTAGACAAAATTAATGTATATGAAGATGGCGGACTAGATATATATCTAAAAGGCAACCTACATGATTTATGCAATAATTACTTTAAGGTTGGCGCATCAAAAATACGCAAAATTAAAGAACTATTATACGAATTCATACTAAAAGATCCAGAAAAGATTGTAACAAGAAATGCTGCGTTCTATATGAGAGAGCAGGGGATAAAATTAACATTTGAAAGCTTATCAAAAATAGTAAAAGAAGAATTGCTTGAGCAAGGTATTATACAAAGAAACCCAATGAATCGTGGCTACAAACTAATAGCAGACGTCAAGGAGCTTGAGCGTGTTCTGATAGGCAACAATGTTATAGGCTATACCAGATGGGAAGGCAACAATGATGTTATATTCAAGATTGCGGAAAGCATAGGATTGTGGATTGGAGATATAAGTTATAAGAAAACGGTGTTTTAAGGAGGGGGTTACCCTCTTTTCTTTTTGGCGTAAAAAAATAAGAGCCACCATATTCGGTGACTCTTAATTATTTCATAAATTGCATTAACAAATCCCTGCCCGTTACATGGGTTTGTTTAACTTCTGGTTGGGCAGAAGTAATTGTGTTTAATGTATTAAATGTAATTGAATTCTTTATTGATAAATTCTCCTGTACAATTTTAGACATGTTATTAACTTTATCTTCAAATTTTTTTATGCGTTTAATAGGAAGTTGGAGTCCTGTTAATATGGTTACGGTTGTTGCTTCAGAATATCCGATAAATGTATCATACGGCACACCAAACTCTTGCTCCAAAGAAGTAGTTAAGAAAGATTTATTCGATGTAGAAATGCCTAAGTACATTAAAGTTTTTGACTCAATATCAGCGTATATTCCGTTTCTAATGCCACCTATTACATCAGTGACCGTACTTTTGCTTTTGCTTTGTTTTGATAGCACAGCGACTCCTGGAGTGGAGAGAAGCGTCTTGATTTCACTCTTGTCTAAATTACCCATTTGACTGCAGTTATTAATACTTAAAAACGCATCCATATCTCTGACAAATTTGTTATTGATAGCGAACTTATCTTCGTGTTTAGCATTATCTAATAAAAATGTAGCACCAAGACCCTGTACGCCGTTTAGCTCTGCGATAAGATTATACGTATTCTCACATGCTCGTATTGATTCTTTAGCGTCGTCCGGAAGAATTACTACAGGTATCACTACTTTACCAACTTGAGTCAAATATGAACATATAAAAGTGCTTAAGCCAGATCCAGTACCTCCGCCTGCAGAAAATATCACAATGATATATTTATTTTTTAAGACCGTCGTTATATTTTCTATAATTTCATCAATAGATTCGGCGGCTAATTTAAGTATGGCTTGACGATTTTTTGAAGCGCCCTCACCATTACGAACTTTAATCTTATGAGCGACATTTTTAATTACATTAAGATCTTCTTGTGAACTATTAAGCACCGCCGTTGAGTATTCTAGCTCACTAAATAATTGTGCGACATTTGAGCCAGCCGCTCCTAATCCTAATACTGATATTTGTTCTCTCATATTATTGCACCTCCATTAATAATTCTAATCCCTTATTTGTGATATAGTATGTTTTGCTTTTATAATCTCGTAGGCCTTCTTGTATATATCCTGCCTGTGTAAATTGCTTTACGTTTCTAAACAGAGTAGTATATGACTTTTGTAAATTATAACCATCTTGTATTTCATGTAACGTTACGGCAGAAGCAATCGATGTTGCTTGCATATTTTTTAATAGCGATAAAATTATAATCTGAAACCTACTTGTCTTTGCATGTTGTTCCATGTTATTCCACTCCCCTTCTCTCCATTAAGCGATGTTGCACACGATTGCACTCACTAACTTAATTATTAGTATACCTATGAGTGCAAAACTTGTCAATCGTATTGACTAATATTTTTTTAATTGCTAGAATATTTATGAGGAGTGATTAGTAATGAAAGAAAAAGAACCCACTATAAATTTAACACTAAGAGTGCCAATTTCTTTGAAAATAAGAATTGAAATGGAAGCGCACAAAGATGCGAGAACAGTTAATTCATATATTAATAAATTATTAAAAGAATATTATGAAGCAAAAAAATAAGGCACGGAAATATCCATGCCTTATTTTAATATTAACATTTGCAATCACTTGCATGCCAAAGCGTGCACCCTAAACACACACCAAATTCAAGAGGCTTGTGATCTTTACATCTACGAGATGCAGAAGACGTGCTAATGCCAAGATATTTTGCGGCATCCCTTTCACATTCAAACTGTTTGAATAGTACACCATCAACATCAAATATTAACACAGGTTTTGCCACTGGATTATTTAATCCTCGCTGCCTTTCACCCGCACACGCACGACATCCATCCCTCTTAATCCAATTGACCAAAGCCGTTTTATAACTTGTATTACATAATGGGCAAATTCTAAAAAACTTTCTGACACTTTGTTTGTTGACCTTATCTGGAGTCACATCGCCATTTTTATCATAATCCCATTCTTTTGCTTTATCTGGATAATTAAACTCAAAACTGTTTTCTTTTTTTAAAGACGCGTATTGAGCATAAATAGCTTGTTCGTCTCGCTCAGTGCTTATTTCAACGTCCGATATATGTAATACCCCCAACAATTGCTTAATTGCCCAATCTATCTCGTTAAATTTTTTACCACAACCAGCGTGCATGATAACATCTCCAATTATCGCATTTTCGCCACTGTCTTGTATTGTTATCGTTCTAATATTATTTTTCCGAAGTGTATCTAATTTAATTTGGTCTTTTTGTTCGCGTTTGTTGTGCCAATGCATCCCATTGTACTCAATACCAACATTTAGTTCTGGAAGCCATATATCAATTTCAACGCCAAACTTAGTATATCTATTTATAGCCGTAGTAAACTTGTTACAATAGAATAAGATTGCTTGTTCTGCAAATGATGTTTTATTTTCGTTATTGCAATTCGGACAACCCATACCACTCAATAGATTTTCAGGTAGAGGCGTCCATGCAGTTCCGTCTTGATATTGACTAAATCCGCATATTTTACATTGGCAATGCACTCCAGAGCGCTTATTCTTATATTTTCCCATCACATTTATATCTGGGCGTTTTTCGCTCATTTCTTGTATAAACTTTGCGTGAGTTTTTACGCTTCCAGAACACTGTGGGCACCCCGTGGGATTTTTGTGTAATAAATTATTCGGAATAGGTTTCCATAGTTTTCCATTTGGATAACAATCGAAACCACATATTTTACATTTACAATAAACACCAGATTTACTATGTATATATTGCCCAAGCACTTCTATATTTGGTTGTTTTATTTTCATTTCGTTAATAAACTCTTCATGCGTTTTCTTACTCATCTTTAGCTCCTCCTTACAGGTAAAAAAACAAAATGAGGTGGTTAGGTCGGTAAGGCGACCAATGGTAGCTACTCCACTGTCCCACCAATCATTTTGTATCGTATGTATTATACCATAAAATTATCAAAATGTCAATATATGTATGATATAATTTACAATTTGTTAAAAATTATTTCTTCTCAATATTGATCTTCTTTGACAACACTGCCAAGCCATCAATTAACTCTCCGAGCACATCTTTATCAACAGGTTGCATTGTGATTGCGCTCAGTCGTTCTTTTTGTGATAATCAGGAAAGTCTTGTTTGTTATAATAATCTGCTATAAAATCAAATTCCTTCTTGCCCGGACCATTCTGATGTAACACCTCTGAATATTTTTGATAAACGGCGCGCATGTGGTCCATTTCTTCTGGATGAAGTCTAATGCGACGTCTGCATCTATTTCCACAATCAAACAATTCAGAGCGAAGACGATCTGCTTCGTTTTCCAATACATTACTTTTAACTTGTTCCAATTGAGCTGTTAGTGCCTCATTAGTCTCCAACAATTTATCCATTTTTCCATCAAGCTTCTGTATAAATTCATCATTATTTCTTACATTGTCATCAACCTCGTGCATCCAATTATTGCGCTTAGCAATATTCTCTGGATTATAATGCGAATTGAATTCTAACAATGCTTGCTTGCATTCCTGTATCATTCGTTTCGTATCTTCTTTTTCTTGCTTTTTTCGTTTAAAATATTTACGTATCTTTAAAAACTCGGGAACAATTTTGCCTTTCAGCTCACACAGTTCTCCAATAATCTGAAGGATAAGAAATAGCCCGACTAGAGCAATAGCTATCGTAGCAGGAATTCCTAAAAACTCTATGGCTTTTATAATATCTCCCATTTAATAGTTCACCTCCTATCATAAGGTATTTGTATTTTTTTTGTTCTCTTAGGAGGTTCTTTTATTTCCATTTACCAACAACATACAGTGAGACAATAACGCCTGATACTGTTGCACTATATGGTGACCATAAACGATATACAAGTTGTGTTGTATTGGCACTTGCAACCTGACAATGTGTATAACCATTACTATAAACATTTGCAAATGCCAATGGTATGGCCGTAAATAATCCAGTGGGAAGCGTTACGCCTCTACCATTATATGAAGCGTTTGAATACACACCACCCGCAAGCGATGAAGTTAATGGCACGTCGCCCAATTCAATCGTGCGCCACGCCTCCGATTTACCGCTATTCCATTTCGCATAGTTCCAATCGCTACTAGTACCTTGCGCTACTACAAAATCCGCTAATTTTGCACCGTTAAAAGATATCTGAGCATTTGTGTTTCCAATAAACACTGCATTATTTGCATCATTATAGCTCCAGATATTTCTACTATTTTTTTGATCATAACATCCAATGGCGTTTGCGGTAAGCGGACTTCCGCCATATAATACAGAATTATGCGGGTATTCTGATGTAGTTGGATTTGAAAATCTAACATATAATTCTTTGGTTTGCCCATTTAATCCACCCATGTTGATGTCGCCTTTAGGGCTTATTGCACCGGCGGTCGTTAAAGTGCTTTGCATAGTAACTGCACCGTCAATATTGACGGCTTTATTAAAGTCTGCAATGAGTGAACATTCGAATGCGTCTTTTGTGGACATAGCACCGATAGATACGCCCTTACCATTTGAGCGGATATTAATTGGTCTGGCAGCAGACTGAAGTGGGGCTGTAATGGTTTTTGTAGCACCATAAGCATCCTTGATTGTAAATCTTAAGACATAAGCACTAGCAATAGCAAACGCTCCGCCACCATAGACACCAGTCTTAGTTGCCGCAGTATCAGTTGCCGCTTGTAGCGTAGTTTCAGCAGAATAAGAAGTTCCGTTGTTGCTACTATAAGCGACGGTAACAGTTCTTGTATTTTTAGCATTGACAGTCGAATATGCGGAATTAACAGTATATTTTGCATAAGTTCCACTTTCCGTGAGGTTTCCGCTTGCGTCACATCTTTGCACTGATACTGGACCAATCGACGGCGCGGAATATGGGTAAACGGTTATAGAAACCGTTCTACTTGCAGTTCTTCCACGAGCGTCTTTTACAGTCACTGTATATGTTTGCGTACCAGTTGCCTGAAGCGTTGATGTTGTAGCAGTATTAGTCGTAACTGTTGTATTTATTCCAGAACCACTATAAGTATATGAAGCAATAGAGCTTCCATCTCCTGCAGTCGCAGTTGCTGTTAATTTTGCAGTGGTCTTACCTTGAACATACAAATTCGCAAACGTTCCGCTAGTTACAGATGATGCGGCGGTAAAAGCACTTACAGACGGCACAACAGAAGCCGGGACATTGGCTGTTACATTTTTGGTTGCACTTGCAATAAATGTTGTTCCACTATATGTTGACAAGACAACAGATATTGTAGCACTTGTGCTATTTGGAAGCCAAGAGTGTGGAATTGTAGCACTGAAAGTATTGGTGCCCGTTGCCAACGTGATAGTTTGTTTGACCGTAGAACCAATTTTAAGTTCGACCTTATGATTAAATGAAGTCGAAGACGGCGAAACTGTACCTGACAATGCTGATCCAGTATTAACACTTGTTGGCACGGTCAACCCCGATGCCCTAGGAATTGTTGGTAGTGTAATTGTTGAACTTACAGTCATAGTACCAACATAAATATTACGATAAGTACCGTTCATTACAAATGTACCAGAAAGATTGCAAGTACCAGTTCCGTTGCTGTTGTGCGACACGGTGACTGTTTTTGTTGCTAATACAGTTGTTGTAGTGCCAGAGCCACCATAACTAATTGATGTACTGTAATCCGTTCTACTGCCACCTACTGAAATATATGAACCACTCAACGCAGTAGCGTATAATGCGTAGTGGCTTACCAACTGCAACTTTGCTGTTACAGTTGATGTGTTTGCTGTTGTGTTTTGTGTGTATGAATAATCGATCTGAAGCGTCATTCCTCCGACCGATGTTCCGTTAATAGTTGCCATTCTTTTTCACCTCTTTTGTTATTCAATTTCGTCTGGACACGTAAAGCCAATAGCCTTAAGCGCTTCGGCAACTTTCGAGGGAAATCCTTCTTTACATGTCTCACATAGACACTGATTATAATACTTAAAAGTTCCGTCTGGCGTAAGAACATTCGCCTCATAAATACCAAGAAGATCATATGCTCCATTAGTGTGTTCGACTGACGACCCAACAAGGCAATTACATTCATCACAATAAAAGTCGTGATATTTCACTTCTATTGTTGCCTCTTCCGTTCTAAGTTGTTCCATAATCCATTCTCCTTTCTTAAGTATTAGCCACAATTGAAAGACTTCCATTACTTTCAACTATAATGCTAAAGTTACCAATGTTTATAACTGGTGCCTGAAGCATAGTGCTTCCTGAATATTTACCAGTTACAGTTAGAGGCGACTCGATTTCTGCCTCTTTGATATTCATTTTGGTTCCATTGATATATGCAATAGCCTCGTTACCATAATTAAACGACAATCTTTCATTTGTTAGTGATGTAGAGAATTGTGACGGCGTGCCATTATTGTCTTTGGCACTAATCTTTAATCCTTCGGTAGAATCAAAGGAAAAATATTGATTGTATGTTTCAATGTTGTCCTTCAAATCATTGAGTTCTTTGTCGTACTTCGTAGCAGTAACCCAGTCCACATCTCCATATGTGACATTTGTATGTTCTGCCCTCAGAAGCGTACCTACTGCTACGCCTGCGGGTGCATAGTCCACACCAACAACCCAAAGATCCCCAGCGGCATAATTAGACGGTTTGGTAGTGAACACTTTATTTTCATCGTTTTTGTCATCTATGGTCGCAACACTAGTATATTCCACGCCACCAAATGTCATCTTGCACATATAACTCTTACTGAAAGCAACATCTTCACGCGTTATTGTTAAATAGGCATTGGTACCGCCAGATATTGCAGACCATCCAGTATCATTATATATATACCACTGATATGTAGCACCTGCAGTAATAGCAATGTCGCCAATATATGCAAAAGTTTGAAGCGTTACCGTTGGTGTATTTATAGATAAAGCATAACCATTACTTGAATAAACTTGGAATGTCACTGCGTCTGTGCCAGGAGTTCCGATAGCACCATCTGCAACAACAGGGATAATTTGTTCGTCTAATAAGGTTGTAGTACCTCCAGCCAAATACATTCTAACTCGAATGGCTTTGTAGGTGGAATCTACCGTGAATGTTTTCGTTGTTTCATTCGCAGTCGAAGTGTATGCATTAGTATAAGTAGAACCATCAGTGGAATACGCAATGATCCATCTGCACCCATAATCAATAGGAGTGCTCGTGCCTGTTTGACTCTTGCCAGTAAATGTAAGCGTGGAAGGTGTCAAAACAACCGTACCAGATGCACTTTTTTGCACAACACTCGCACTAGACATAAGCCAATATGACGTGGCAGGAGAACCCGGATTTCCTTGATTTCCTTGTCCACCAGTTGCTCCCTTGAAAGCAATAGAGTAAGTAAACATCTTAGTAACGGATATACTACCAACCTTAATGACAATAGGAATAGTTCCATTTGCGCTTACAAAAGATGTCGTGCAAGTAAATGTAATTGTTGGTGATGTTCCACTTAGCGCACTACATTGGAACGACAGTCCAGCAATACCTGTAGCAGTTGAGGCTGTCGATGCCGCAACACCGTTTACTGAAACAATAGTTACAGACTGAGAAGTTGCGGCATTGTATGCTAAAACTTGCGTTGTTGCACTAGAGGCAATCGCCGCTGATACACTACCTGCGAACACATGAGATTCATTTGTAAGAAGAACCGTATAGGCATCTGCGCCCTTGTCACCCTTTCGACCTTGCTTGGCAACACCGTAAGCAATCTTACCATCCGAGAATGTTGTTTTTGTCCAAAGGTAATTACCCTCTGAGACCGCAACAACAGAATCTGCCCATGTACCAGTGGGCGCAGTAGTGGCGGAGGTACCCGCCTGATATTGAATAGAAGATACTGTCACAGAAGATCCTGCTACACCAGTTTCACCCTTTATTCCCTGTTTAGCATACACATAGGCCACAGTATCAGGCACGGATGTATCTGTGTAGTCTGTGATAGTACGAGTCCATAGATACTTTCCCTCTGCAACTACCGGTATAGATTGTTGCCAAGTTGTAGGCTTAGTTGATGCATTATCTGATACACCATAATCGACGGTTATCGAACTAATTCCAACACCATCCTTACCTTTCGCGCCTTGTTTGGCAACACCATATGCGATCTTACCATCGGAAAATACTGTCTTTGTCCATAGATATTTTCCCTCAGCAACCGCAACTACCACGGGAGACCAAGTTCCAGTTGGTGCGGTCGTAGCCGAAGCACCTTCTTGGTATTGAATGGAGGAAACCGTTACGGATGAGCCCGCAACGCCAGTATCGCCTTTTGCGCCCTGTTTTGCATAAGTATAGGTTACGGTGTCAGCTTTAGATGCGTCCGTATAATCAATAACAGTACGGGTCCAAAGGTATTGACCTTCCGCAACCACAGGAATGTCTTGTTGCCACGAAGTAGGTCGCGCAGTTGCAGAATCAGACACACCATAATCCACTGTTGTTGAATTAATACCTACTCCATCTTTGCCACTGACACCTTGTTTTGCAACACCATAGGCAGTTTTACCATCTGAAAAAGTGGTTTTAGTCCACAGATATTTACCTTCCGCAGCCGTCACAACGGTATTCGACCAAGTACCTGTGGGTGCAACTGTTGCAGATGTTCCTTCTTGATACTGCACAGAAGATACAGTCACAGACGAACCAGCAGTACCAGTGTCTCCCTTGGAACCCTGTTTTGCGTAAATATATGTAACAGTATCGGGAATACTATCATCTGTATAATCTATAACGGTACGAGTCCAAAGATACTTACCCTCCGCTGTCGCAGGAACGCTGGTTTGCCAAGAAGTTGGCTGTGTAGAAGACGTATCAGATACCCCGTATGTGATGGTAACAGACCTTATACCAACACCAGTGTCTCCTTTTGGTCCTTGGATATTACCAACATCTTCCCATTCTCTATTGTCTACTGCCCATACGTATAAGCGTCCACCAACAAGATATGCATCTCCGGCATTTCCGGTTGGATGTGCCGACTGCAGGGCTGATAGAGTATCGTAGCTACCAAGAATAGTAACTGAAGTACCATCCTGACCATTGACACCTGCGGTCACTTGTGTGAATGTAATTTGTTCAAAATCTTCTACGCCATTGTCAGCATCTGATGCTCTATATAATGCCTTACAAACATATACGACCAGTTGCCCATCGTCTAGAACATTGCTATTAATGGTTATAGTTTGAGCATTTGCGTTAATCAGCGTTTCTACGCCGAGCGCATTCTTTTTATACCACGAAAATGTGGTTTTATTATTTACATCTTGTGAGTCTAAATACGCATCCGCCTCTAAAACCAAAGGGGTAGAAGCCCAGTTTGGTGTATATGCGACAGGATTCATGTTCGAATTCTTAATTTGTACCGTAGGTAAATTTGATGTTATGTAAACATCTAGTTTTCTATTGTCGGTTGTGTCCATAAATGTTACATTAGGACTTGTAATAATTTTTGCCATGCTTCTACCTCCTTTATAATAATTTTGTTTCATCTATAGTGCACTGGCAATAAAATTGTGCGTTCTTTTCAATATCCGCATTAGTAATCGTAATTGTATTTATATCCGTATAAGTGTGAGAGTTATTCCACGATGTATCATCCCCATTGGAATTACGCATCCACTTAAATACCGTACCAGAAGGTAGGTTTATTATTTCCTCACCCGCATCGAACACTTTGCATTTTATTACACAAGACTGACCGGGTTCTGTAAAAATTGTAGATCCAGTATATTCAAGTTCAACAGAGTATCGACCGACTTGGCTTATTGAATCAACTTCATCTTTTGTTGCGTAAACTGGGGTTGACGCGTCTGGTCCAAGAATTTGAACAGAGCCATCTTCGTTTACTATAAAAGTGCCTCCGGTACCACCAATTTTAAGTGAACCACCTTCAATTATCGAACCCTTAATATATCCTGATACTACGGCTTTCGCAATCAAACCATAAAGAGTTTCTGCAACGCCGTCACCATTGGTGTCAACTTGAAATTCGCCCAGTGCTGCTTCGCTTGTTTGCCATCCATCATTGGTAAATACAATCTTATTGTTGATGATTGCCATTTGTTCATCTTCATACTGGTCTGTTGTACCTTCTACGAATTTTCTGCAATAAAATCCGTTCGCGTCCCAAGTTATTGCTTGACCACTAGCACGACCAACTTGAAGTGCTGCGTCTTGCAAACCATCTTCAATCGCTTCTTCTAATTTATTAACCTTATCTGCAGATCTTTGCCAAGTTCCAGCAGCTACTGCCACTTGCTTTCCCGCCGAAACTGCTTGAGCCAAGAGTTCTGCGTGCTTATCAATTTCGCTCTTTGTTGTCACTAGGTTGCCAAAAGTACAAGAAAAATCACTTAAGTCATCAAAATTCAAATCAACCTCAAGTAATCTCGCTCTCTTAATATATCCATCTCTAATCTGCACTCTTATAAAATTGCCAAGCTGGAATTGGTTAATCAGAGGAGCAAACTCTGGCAGTGCTAAAATGTTTGCCATTGTCATAGAGAACTCAAGGCTCGGCTGACATAAAGTATTTAACTCTTTGTTAGCAGCCTTTATTAGTTCTTCCATAACTTGAATTTTTTGTTCCTCAAAATCATAATCCGTCCAAAAGAAATTAGAATCAGAAAATTCATCTTCTCGAATAAACGGAGACAGTCTAATCCACTGATCTTCATTAAAGAACTTATTCATCTCCGTTTCATCACGAATATAGTCTCTAATCATCTGATAGACACCCATAGAATCTGCGTATGCAACATATGGAGTTGTGCCCTGAAGATAAACAGCGTATATATGTCCGCTTGTAACAACATATAATATTTTATCTTCCGAGCTACCGTCATATGTTTTAAAGTCATCCTCGTTTGCAATGACCTGAGGAGCATAAGCAAAAGCGTTCAGCTTGGTATAATATTGAGTATTTGGATTAAAGGGTTTTGTATTCGGTCCATACTTAATTGGGTCGTATGAGGTTATAAATGTGTAAAGTGGTAGGTTTTCATTTATACCAGTGCGAGTAATTGTATATTTCTTACCTGTGGACTTGATAACATATAATATCTTATCTTCTGTACTACCATCGTATTTCTTAAATTCCGCTTCATTTGGAATGGCAACTGCAGTATAGGTATACGCATTTTTTCTAATATAGTATTGAGTGTTAGAATTAAATGCCATTATATTTGGAACATAGTATGAATTCAATTCTGCAAAATGGGTCTCTGCCGCCCTATGCAAATCTCCTTCCAAAAGCTGTCCATTATACCTTAAGAAGTCTCTATCATCAATTTTTCCATCTTCATTGTCGTCCACATCTCTTGTATACAAACCAAAATTAATTGTTCTACCTGGCACGGCGTGTCCGTTAAGACAGTACCCTGCCTCGCGTTCTTTCTCGGTAAGTACTTCTTGGACTGCTTGAAGCTTTTGATAGTTGTCTATATATCTTTGATAATCTTCATACTTTGCCTGTTCGCTTGTAGGCAAAGATGCGGAAATTGTTTTCCAACTATTTGTCGCCAAGTCGTATGATTTCAATTCAACTGGTACACTATTGGTATCAAGCCATCTTGTACCGTCCGCAATTGTTCCAGTTGGAGCATTATCTCCAACCGTACATTGATATCCCTCCTGAGAGAACATTGCTTCGGTTTGGGTTTGGAATATAGTGGTGTAAATATCGTGTTTTTCTTTTAACAGATTAACGCCATATTGTCTTAAATAATTCTTGGACGGAATTAACTCGTAATTCCCAACATGTTTAACCTCAAATTCATTTTTTGCCAACACAAGATAAGCACCCATAGTGCCGATGTAGGAGACAGTAAAATTGGAATTTCCTTTGTCGTCTACAAGACCCATTTCCTGAGCAGTAAGATTTCCTCTAATCCAATCGGAAAAGGATTTTGGAGTAATCGTGTCGGTACCATCCCAATCTTCCATACTCCAATAAGATGGGTTACTAGACAAGCCACTATCTGCCATAACAACTACGCATTGTATAGTATAATTATTTGTATATAGCGAGTTCTTAGCGTATGTTGTAAATTCAGTAGCGTTTGTTATAGTTAACTTGGCGTATGTTGTAATACCAGATGCACTTACCTTCTGTTGATAATATGTTTTATCTGGGTCATAATCACCCGAATATTTTATCTTTGGATCGTAGATACGAATGGTAGCAACATCTCCATTGGCGTTTTTGAGTTTCAGTAACACGTTATCGGTCTTATTACCATTGGTGTCATCATCAACATGATATTGGTTAAGTTTTTTAATCAAGGCCTTAAGCGAGGTCGTCGTTGCTGCATCACTATTATATTCAAAAGTATCATCTGCAGAGTTGTATGTGTACACATATCCTTGGACAATAAACATTGTACCGTCTGATAATGTAGATTTATCGATTAGAATAGTACGCGCAGAATCATGCCATAACTCGTCCAACTCTTCAACCTCTTGGTTCGTTGGTGAAATTGTTTTATCCGAAAACGCCGTATCAATAGGCGTATATGTGCAATACAGTTTTTTAAATTCATCACCAACAAGCACGGTGTCATTTTCTACCGGAACCGTGTGCATTAGGTCGTTATATTTGTTTTGTGCCGCAACCCATTTCTTTACCGCGTCGGAGTGTGACATCGGAAACTTTCTGCTCGGTAGACCGTAAAAATCAAGCCCTGTTTCGGCTTCTTTGATTGCGTCGAGATATTTGTTGTAGGCATCAAATAAATCTTGCTCCATCCAATCGAGATTGTGGTAGAAACTAAGGTTCATGATTTCATTGCGGTCAAGATTGACTTCTCTAATATTGAGGTCTTCACCGCCAATAACGGTAAGTTTGGTTTTTATATTGTCAGCAGAATATTTCACAGACACCTGCGATGCAAGATTATCCTTGGATATGAAGCAATCAGTAGCCCATCTTGTTTGTATTGTATTATCTTCTTCTACGCCATCCTCTGCCTCTTCGTACACATTAAGCGTTCGTGTGAGAGTATCCCATTCAAATACACATCCAAAAGTTTCAGCCACATCGTTCATTAAAAAGTCATATACACTAATTCGGTCTTGACTAAAAGTCCTTTCTTTATGCCAAAGAGATGCGTCTACATGACCGATTTTCCAATCTGGAACAATTTCAAGTATTAAGTGTAAAAGACTAAGCCCGGTCTTGTTGGGATTATAAAATTGCACGTTGGCAAACTTTTTTATATAGTAGCTTTCGTATGGGTCATACGCCCCAGACGCAAGTTTATAAAACGAGTCTTTGTCATTACTGTAATCTATACCATAATTGTTTTCATTGTAAGTAACTTCGCGAGAACCAACTTCTCCTGTGTTAATGTAAAATGAAGTAAGATATTTGTTCGCAACAGCGTACTCAGAACTAAAGGCAGTTACACTTTTTATATCATTATCTCCGCTAGTATCGTCTATATCTTGCAAAATGAAAAATCCGATATTTTCGGCATATATCTGACGAGGCGATTCTACTTTGGAGTACATAGGGTGAATCTTAGTTTCACCTGTAAAGATATCTACATAACGCATTGGTGTTTCAAAAGACAACTCGCTATAAGAATTCCATTTTGCGTGAAGATTGATACCCGTAGCAATTAGTTCATTTATAATTTTCCCACTTGGAGTGCATAAAAACAGACGAGGGGGTGTTGGAGAACCGTCGAAATAATCTTTTGGTATTGATAGTTTCATATTCTCACCACCCTATCAATACTCGCCTATCTTGCGTACTTCACGATAGGATATTTCAACCGTACAGTTGCCCTCAATAGTAATTTCATTTTTACCATCAAGTAATGGAAGCCAATTTAAGTTAAAATCTGTGTCAAACACACGATTGACGCTAGAACTAGAAATGATTTGATTTGCTCCGTCAAGCACAATTATTTCTGTGTTATTATTGTTTTTGACTATTGTTGAGGTAAGTACTTTGGATTGGTTGAGAAAATCCGTATGTCTGTTAGTAAATTTTACGCTTGTAGTTGCCAAATTAGGATTTGTTGTTGAATCCTTAAAATAATATGGCTCAATCCAGTAATATGTCTTTGACTTTGTATAATAATAAATCTTATTCTTTTCTATTACATCCGTCGTAGAATAGTCTGTGTTCACCGTTATTACATCCCAATCATAATTAGGCTTTGTGATTCCACTCACTTTGCCGGCAGACTTCCAAAAGTATTTTGTCCCATTGTAATACACGGTATTTTCGACCATATCAGAGTCGGTTGTTAATACTGTTCCATCTGGAATACGCACCACCGAACCACGATGCTTAATTGTGACACGAGGATATACGGGCTTATTATCATCTGTATCTATATTGATTGTTATTTTGTTGTCCGCTGGCGAGGATATGACCTTGGTGACTGTGTAAAGGTCGGATAAACAGAAAGGAGAAATACTATCCCAAACTGCGGTCACTCCGACCGTCCTTTTATTTGCAATTTTATAAAGTTGAATCTCAGAAAAATTTCCGATAGAAACCCACGATATTACATTGGAATCATCGTCGTACACCTCTAAAAGTCCGGTCGTATCCCTTGAGGTTAAATATTTAAGCAAGGCGCGAACCTCATCTTGTGTGAAATCTCCGAATCCTTTCTTAAGGAATGTAAACTTTGGGGCGAAATTTTCTGTGTACTTGAAGGAGCTTATCCTTCTGTTTCTGCCGTCATAAGACTCGGAAGCGACGGCCTCTCTTGTTAAAAACGTGCTGACTTCAGAATTGTCTGAGTCAAAAGCACAGTCCATAATTAAATCAGGCATATTTAGTTCATTACTAAACACGCCTGCAAATTTTATTCTATTTGGAGCTAACATTGTTTCATCTCCTTAACTACTTCAATATTTTTATTCATTTAATTTTTCTCCTTATACTTAGTCAAAGGTGGGGATAGCTCCCCACCAAATGCTAAGTAGTTGTATGTTTTTATCTGCTAAATTTCTTTAGAGAGTAGTTCAATGCTCTGCTAAAGTCATCAATCTTCTTATCAACCATCTTTTCAAGTTTCGGTAGCGTATCGGAATCAACGGTATCGACGTGAACGAGGCTTTCGAAGTTGAACTCGTTCTTGCAGTCGTTCTTCGTGATGTTGGGTACAATTGCCGTCAGGTTCTTGTTCATCAAGTCACTTGTTGGAATTTGAGCGAGCTCGAAGAGTTTCTGAGTCATGTCGGCAGGAACTACGCCTGTGCCTTTACGCATAAAAGAGAGGTTACCGTCTTTGCCGGGAACGAGAACGAGCTCGTCTCCAAACTGTGGCTCATCCGTAATTGCCCATTCGTCACGGGCTGTGCCGGCGGTACCTTTGGCATACTGTCTAATAGCCCACGAACCAGAAACATACTCGCCATACATCACTTTTTTTGAAAGGCGTTCAATATCGCGTGTATTTGCTACTTGCTTATAAATTGCAGAATATTTAATCTGATAATCTCTAAGAAGTTGTTCAAATTTCTCTAAGCTAATTGGGCCATACCCAAGAGCTAATACCTGTGCCGCAGTAAGTTTATATTTGCTTAGTATTCTATTATCAACTTGTGCTACAGGAGCCGGTGCAGGCTGTGAACTTACTGCGGTGCCATAACTAGAACCTGAACCTACACTGCCGCCCGAAGCACCACCAGTTCCGCCAACAGACGCTGTGCGTGTCTGGGCAGTATAAGCAGCATCGGCGGCAGATTTAACACCATTCCACTTGTCGATAATACCTTGAATTTGATTGCCAAAACCCGTTAATGTATTGCTGAATCTATTCTTTAGCTCTGTTCCAGTTAAGTAACCAGCATAGTTCTTAGCGGCAGTTTCAACCCTAGACCACGTTCCCTCTAATTTTGTTGCAACCCCATTAGAGAACGCAGTGACTACACCATTTTCGTGTGTAATTAATGCGAGCTCGCTTGCGGTCAACTGTCTACCAAGTTCTTCCTTCCATGCGATTGCCTGTGCAGAAGCATCCTCCCATGGTTGAGTTAACTCATCGGATAGAATACCACCGTATGTATCAGACAAAGTAATGAGCTCATTGTAGACAGTATCGGCATTGAGCATAACATCCATAATGCTGTTTTGAATGAGTGTTTCTTGGTCTTTTAGTTGCTCTTCTAGGCGCTCGATATAACGCTCTTTGGAAAGAGTATATGCTTCAGCCTCTTCGTCAAGCGCCGCAGATTGTGCATCACGAGAATGAGAATAATACGTATCATTGAGATCACTCTTGGCACTTGCAAGCTGCTCTTCCAATTTTCTGCGTTCTGCAACGTCACTCGCAGCGGATGACCCACTTAGCGCCGCAATTCTTCTTTCCAAGTCTTGAATATTTTTGCTCTGTTTCTCGGTATCTTTTCTAAATTCGTATAACCATTATGTTCTGTGTTCAAATTAACAAATTTTTATTTAAATATTCATCCACATCTTCCCAATATGGAACGCAAATGAGCTTAATACTGTTTGTAATACAATAATCAAACTTAATTTGATCATGATATTGGGTGTATAACAGCGCTTCCTCTCCACCAAAATACTCTATTGGCTCATAATGTTGTTTGCCCTGATATTCAATACAAGTATTATAATCTGGCAAATAAAAATCAAAGGGCAATTCTCTTTGGTCACAACAATCACTAAACTTTTTCTGTGGAACACGCCTAATGTCACGATGTTTTAACCATTCGGTAACCGCCTTTTCACCTTTAGATTCATTGCAGCAAGGACAGCCTATACCCGACAATAAATTTGCAGGCCTCGGCTCCCATTTGTGTCCACACAACAAACATTCATGTGGTGTATTTACGTGTGTTCCAACATACTTGTCGCACAACACAATATATGGATGTTGTATTTGTAGTTCCAATATATATTGCTCCTCAGGCTTAAGTAACTGCGTTCTAAGCTTCTCCGAAGCACATTTGGGACAACCATATCCTCGCAAAGCACATTCTGGGGAAATATTAAAAACAAGACTGTGTTTTTCACAGTAATGTTCGGTTGGCGTCTTCCCATTGATGTATTCGCCAACCAATTTTATATCAGGATTTTCAACCGATAATTCAGATATATATTGTTCCTCCGGCTTACGAAGTCGATTCCCGATCTTTTCAGCCAAACACTGACGACAGCCTTTACCGTATAAAACATTGTGTGGCAACGCCATCCACACTACATTATGAATTAAACATTGATGCTCCGTAGCCACATCAATCCCCATATATTTTCCGACTAGTTTAGCATTAGGATTTTTATCTGCAAGTTCTTTAACATATTCTTCTTCTGGTTTTAACAACTTGGCTCTTAGCTTATCAGACTTGCACATTTTACATCCTTTGCCGCGCAACGCATCACCTGGTCTAATATCAAATAACATATCATGTGTCTCACAGTAATGTTCTACAGGAGTATTGTAATTGATATATTTACCTTTTAATTTGATTGTAGGATTCTTTGCAGCCAATTCTTGAATATATCGTTTCTCAGACTTGCCTCTTTTATCTCTGTATCTCTCTTGTCCACACTCTTTGCACCCTCTACCCAATAGCACTTTGTTTGGAGATATATCCCATAATACATTATGCTTGTTGCACCGATGTAACGTTTTTGTATGATCGTTAATATAATCTCCCACCAGTTCTATATCTGGATTTTTAATTTTTAATTCTTCAACATATTCCTCTCTTGTCTTCTTTTGTGCCATATTCTCACCTCCTTGTTAAATCATTTTGTATTGTATAATTTGTTAATTTTAGATTCGTTAAATCTCACAGTTTACTTTTCAGTAATTTCTCCGACTTTCATCGAAGTGCAGACCATATCATTTGCCATAATCATTTTGTACTGTAATGACCTTAGGCACCCTCCATTTCGGGACACTTGCCCCTAATCCCATTTCAGGGAATGGCCGTTGAACCTTATTTGTAATATTATACCATAATCATTTTGTTTTGTCAATTAGCAAAATAAACAAATAATATTACAAATCTTGGCTGCTGATTATCCAATTCTCACAATTTTTAAACATTCACGCTCGTTGTCACCAACCACGTTGTTGTTTGTGAGACTCTAAGGAAGTCCCAGCAATTAAAAGGGATACACTATAAACTTTCGTATTATAGCGGACTAAGTAAGTTTAATACTTAATCTCTTTCTGCGTCTAATTCTTCTTTTTTAGCATCCGTTAAATCCTGGAATGCCTCAATCTCTTTTTCTATGCCTTCACGAATTGCGTCAATACGAGCCTCATTAAATTCAACGATGCTATCCTTGGCGTCCTCATAAGACTGAATAGCGTCTTGTTGTCCATTTACAAGGTCAGACAACGCCTCTTGATACTGCTCTTCACTCAACTCGCCTTTTGCATATTGTTCATTAACCTTATCAATTTCATCTTGGTATCTCGCAGCTTCTACTGCAGCCATCTCCATTTGTTGAGTATACATACCCATACGAGTAAGTGCTGCAGAACTCCAGTTACCGTTCTCATCGGCAACCTCTTCATCTTCGAGTAAACTATTAACAAAATCAAGTTCTTCGCCAAGGCGAGAAACCTCATCTGTAATTTGTTCAAAATAATGCAAATCAATTTCACGAATAGCCCCTGCCCATTCGATTGTATTAATTTCACATTCTTTTATTGCAACGGCGGTTTCGTTGATTTCGTTATTGTAATCAGTCCAAGTGTCTTGGTCTATTGCGTTAGCATTGGCGTCAAGATATTCTTGTAGAGCTTTTTGTTTTTCTTCAAGTAATGCTTTTTCTTCGGCAGAATTACGAATCAAATCTTCGTAATTCTTAGAAGACGCCTTTCCACCACGAGCTTCAGCTTTATCTATTTCGGCTTGGATAAGATCGCGCTCGTTAGAAAGAAGAGAGAGTTTGTTTTCGTATTTGGCGAGAAGTTTTTCCCAGCCATCCGCAATCTTGTCTTCTTCATCATCGTCTTTTCCGTCTTTATCTTTATCGGTGTCATTACCCATAATAGGATTGAAGTTCGTAGACAAGTTAGCTCCGAGCTTGTCAATCATCAATAAACTATTATTCATAGTTGACATAATAGTATCAATTTCAGATTGATCAACCAATTCGTTTGCTTTAGCCCCTGCAACGGCTGCGTTTAATGCAGTAACGGCGCCCGCCGCAACAATTGCGTCCTTAGAAACAGTTCCAAGAGCACTAGCATATTCACCAAGACTGCTAACCGCATTAGATGCGGCGGTCGCACTATTATTAACCTCATCGGCCGCTGTTCTTGACGCTAAAGCATGAAGCTGTTCCATTGCACTTTGGATAACGGTCGCTTTGGCATCCGCCAACTTCGCCTGTACCATAGTTTCCATTGCAGACTGATTAATGCTTAACTGCCCGTTTTCCATTTGCAACAGCGCAAGATATTCCGGCTTAAGACTTAATAATGCCTGTAGATTATCAAGTGTGAGATAACCATTTTCATTATATTGAGTTACCGCGTCTGATAAAGCGGAATATGCATCTTGAATGTTATCAATTTTTTCTGTTACCTCCTCAAGATTAACGGCGTTCTCTTTGAGATAAATATCAATAGTAGCATCAATACCGAAGTATTCAAACTGCTTTAATGCATCCTCTACACTAATCTTATCGTCGTTGATACTCTTGACAAGTTTTGCGATTTCTGTACGAGTAGCCTCAGATGTACCCTGAAAGTACTCTGCGATGGCGATTTTATTAACCTCACCACCTCGACCAAAAAGCCCAGTAAAATCAGCAGATTTTATGTTAGACAACAATGCTTGTAATTTCGATGTTGCCGACGTTATTTCTGCCGTCTTGCCCCCCAAGGTATCAAATGCAGCGTTCTGACCAAGCATTGTAAAGTAATTTCTCGCGGCATCAACAGAACTACCTACTGCCTGAAGGTCTGCCTCGGCAACCTTACAATGTTCGCTAATTTGACTGAGTACACTTTGGTCAGTCGGGTCTTTTTTAAGCTTCTCTACCAGAGTATCAATAGTATCGGACGCGTTCTTATAATCATCTTTGCTGAATATGCGTTCAATAGCATTAGATTCCGCACCCTCCGCCCCAGACTTAATTAACCATTTATCACGCTCATTATAGAAGTCGTTCATCTCTGCTTTGAGGCGTTTGTATTCGTCTGGATCTTCTATGGTACTCAAATCAACATTTTGATACATGGCATCGATTTCTGTGAAGTATTTGGCCATTTCGCCACGATAGTCGCTTAGTGCTTTCTGCGCTTCTTCATATTTTTTTCTATCGCCATCTTTTCCAGTTTTCTGGTACTTTGCCCTTCTTTTTTCTACTTCTGCTTCTTTTTCCGCAAGCTTCTCCTCCATATTTTCAATGGAGTCGCCAACCTTCTCTTCGAGAGCACCACTAGCGGCACCAACAGCGGTGCCAATAATGGCTCCGGCTGCTACAATTGCCGCAGCTATCAAGAGTCCCCATCCGACCGGATTCCATGCCTGTGTAGCGCCAGTAACACCCAATGTCGTTGCTAATCCAGCCGCACCACCCGTCGCTGTAAGAGCGAGTCCTGCAGCCCCGGCACCAATGGCAGTTCCCGTAGCAGCGCCACTTCCAGTCTTTTCAGCGGTAGTTTTTCCAGACTTAACGCCCTTGTTTCGGTAATACTCAACCTGGTCACTTGTTTGGTTATTAACTTGCTGCTGTTTCTGTTTTGCCAATTGTTCATTCAACTCAAGTGTGCGCTCAAGCTCTTCTCTTTCTGCTTTTAAGCGATCAAGTTCTTCTTGTTCAACAAAAGTTAATGGCCCTTTTGCAATCAAATCTGCCATTTTATCATCAATTGCTGATAATTCACCCTCGATTGTTTTTAAATTATCTTTAAGAGTATCGAGCTCGCCATTTAACTCTTCGTATTTCTCGGCGGCCTCTTCTGGAGTAGTTATTAAGGCATCAAATGCTTTGAATAACAATTCAATGATCTTTGTAATTGCTAACATAATAAGCATCTGAGATACGACCGAGGCAACCTGTTTTCCGAAAGCTTTTACGCCCTTACCTAATCCGGAAAAAGCAGTTTTACCTGTTTTACCAGTTCTTTGTTGTGCATTTGTAAGATTATCAACTTCTAATTTTGCCTTTTTAACTTCACGCTCATATTTTTGAATAGTCTTTGCGTTGTCGCCCTTATAATTAGCTAGTCTCTTTTCTGCAGCGTTTAACTGATTTTGCGCTGATATCAAATCCTCACTTGGCGCAAGCATTTCTTTATATGCATTTATTTCTTGGTCAAGAGCATCAACCTTACGACGGTTCTTTTCGGATTTCGGATCACCAAGTTTTGTTTTTTGTTCTTCTAGTTCCCTTAATTTTTCTTTAGCTTTTTCTATCGAGATTTCAGTATCTTTAAATCCATTTTTCAAATTCTTAAAGAAATCTTTTGGTCCCTTAGAGTTTGAAAAGGCCTCTTTAAAGCCAGTAAATAAATTACTAAAATCTACAAAATTATATTTTTTATTTAAATATACAGCAATTCCTGCAATTAATACCGAAATTGGTTTCAATGTGTCAAGAATTTTAAAGAGCCAAGTTCCTGCTTCAACAATACGTTTTACCCAATCACTATCAAGTGTATTACTCCACAGGGTTTGAACGGTATTATTAAATTGGTCAATTTTACCTTGGATGCTGTCAAGGTATTTTTCGTTTTCTTTTAATGCACTACCTTCGGCATTTTGTGCATCTTTGTAGGCAGCTTCGAGTTTCTCTGGATTTTGAAGTAGAGCTGCAATGACTGAGCTGTTACGCTTGCCGGCTAGGAGTTCCAATAATCCAGCCCTGGCTTTATCGTCAGTAATCCTATCCCATACTTCTGCAATTTCTAATAATATCTGATACGTGCTCTTATATGCGCCAGAATCGGTTAAAATATCCACGCCAGCAGTAGCTAAAACTTGACTACGAAGTTTTGACGTAGATTCAATTGCGCCGTCAGAGTCTAATCCTTCTTCCTCTAAAACCTTCACTGAGGTTCCACGAAGACGGAGCGAAGTTGTTTTCAGGGCAGTTCCTACGGAATCCGCATCCTGAATTATAGCATTCTTTTATATTTAGCAAGGTCGCAAATCTTGCTGTATGTTATTTATTCATTATTTATTTTTTATAATATACGTTAACAAACTCGTCCCATTGTTGTTGAGTGTTGTTCCCATACCCATAAATACTATGAAAATATTTATGAATACTTTCTGTAATACATATATATTGACCATAGTATTCCTGTAAAGACAAAAATTCCTCTGTTAATCTATTCAATTCATCCTCTGAATATTTTGTTAAATCTTCATATACAGATAATCCAACACTATCTATGGCTTCGGTTAATAATAGATTAAATCCATAAATGTGATGTACGACTATATTGCTTCGTGATCCGCTTAGAGCACAAGTATAATTATTTTTCTCTTTTATCTCATTTTTCCACATATACAAACGAGATCTTATGTATTCAGAAATATCAGTGTATCCATCTGCACATTTAGGACGACTCAATCCCATTACCCACAGATGTTGTCCTATCGCACTAGGTTGTCTTCCCAGTGCTTCGCCAATCTGTTCGTTGGTTTGACTCAAATAATTTTGCCGCAAATACTCTTCTTCATCATCAGTATATATCCGGCTCAAATAATAAAAACTTTTTAAATTTTGCGCCTTGGCCTGTCCCCGTATTGATAATAAAGTTTTGTCGGGTAACAGAGCCATAACCTGTTGTATTGGTACAGTAGAATAATATTTAGCCAGTATCTCTATGTCTTCAGGTTTCCATTGTTGACTCTCAGTTAATCCGATATAAATTGCTCGACGCTTAATTTCAGCTACTGTTTTGGGCGATGAAAAAATTCCAGTCATTTCTTTATATGACATAATATTAAAATTTTCAATCAACAAATTTGTGTCTTCGTCGCTCCAATACATGCCTTTTCGTTTGCATTCATCGGAGCAATAATGTCGTCGATTTTTAGTAACCTCTGACTCTTTTCTGCTAAATGGTTTACCGCAATAATCACAAACGCATTCAATCTTCTTTTCTGTAGCCTTAACTCGGCAAGATACGCTACAAAATATATGATTCTGGCGCTTTTGCTTAAATTCTGTGCCACAAATAGGACAAGCAATATTGCTATATTTACTATTTTGATTTTTATTATCATAGTAACACTTTCTACTACAAAACAATGTTGTTTCGCAGTAATCTTCAAAATATTCTCCGCATTGTTTACATATATGTTTATATTTTGCCATAATTATCACCTATATATTATCCTTTGTTAAATTATTTTTGAACATAAAAAATCGCCAGCAACTTAAACAATTCTGACGTTTTTGTGTATTTATACGTTGTAACTCCATCCACTACTTTAACAAACGATGGGAAAATTCCGTTTCGTTCCAAATATAGTTTTTCTGGAGTATATTGAGTTGAATACTCTTTATCAAATTTTTTCATATCATACCTCTTTTATATAAATAACATACCAATATAATTTCTATATTGAATAGACCATATCTTCTCCGTCGTCACTACACGTTACGGGCACACTATTTCCATTTAAAGGATTTTCTCCTACGCCATTTGCGATTGCGCCGTACTTCTAATGGTTTGAGTATTCAGGATTCATACCCTAATTTGATAACTGGCAAAGCCAATATTCTCAAACCCCATAATGGGAATGGTCGTTGAACGTTCTTCTGTTCTAGAAGCTTCGCTGCGTTTGATTGCCCAATTTCTAACAATTTTACCATACCAAAGCTGTTACTCTTTGCCATATATATATTCCTATATATACTTGGTTGTTAGAACTCTAAGGGGTTCCCCGCAATTAAATGTGATACAATTATATATTTCTATATAAAACAGCCAATTTTACATAGCTGTCGCAGTTAATGCCGCCGCTTCGGCAAGGTTGCCTCCGGCAGCCACTAATGATGCAGAAGATTTGGTTAATGATTGAGCCAAATCTGCTGTAGAGATTGCGTAATTATTCAAACTGTTACTTTTATGACCATATTACTATGGCGGATAGGTCTTTCGGCCTATCTCTCACATTTCATTTCATATATTATAGTGTGAGTTCAGACTGTATATTACTTACATAATTTGTAAGGATAACTTCAATATGCATATTACTATGCACATCCTGCAGTCGTTACGGATAAATGATATTCATAAATTATATTTTTAATTTCTTCGTCCGACAATGTATATGGTATTCTCAATAAAGGAATATTATTAGATTTACAATATTCATTTTTAATGTTATCTCGCTTTTGTAATTCTTTAAAAGCTAAGTCACCACCAAATAAATCAATTGGCTCAAAATGTTGCTTACCATCATATTCTATTAAATACAATACATGAGATTTATATAATACGCAAAAATCAAATTTTAACGGATATTTATATCTACAATCAGAAAATGAATATTGTGGTATAAAATCAACGCTTAAATCATCCAATATATTTTTAATCAATCTTTCTTTGGATGATTGTGATGCACATCCACATGATGTAATCTGCCCATTGTTCACTTTTGCTGGTAAAGCAACAAACTCATCGCCACATATTCCACATTTGCAATTCCAAATCCACTGTCCTTTATTATTCATATGGCTTTGTGATAAAAATTCAACGCCATAATTAGATATATGCCCAGCCCAATCTTTTGTATTAGACTCAGAAGTCTTTTCTTTGTGAAGGCATCCGCAAGATTTAGTATGACCATTAACAACGTCGGCTTGACAAACAACAATAATATTATCACAATCACACAAACATTTTACCTGTGTTTGGTGTTCATTATAAATCGATTCAAGTATTGTAAGTCTTCCATATCTTTTACCAACAATATTAATTCGATTTTTTATTTTTCTATTAACATTTCTACACTCCGAGCAGCATATCGTATCAGGAGATCTTCTTATGCTTGACCCCCATACATCAAATTCTTGTCCACAATCACATAAACACTTCCATACTGGTACGCGCTGTCCGCTTGGTTTAACATGATCATTTGTACGATATAACACTGTTGCGTATTTAAGTTTTGTACCAGTTAAGTCTATAAACCCCATATTATTCACCCCCTTTGTATTTTTTTTATTATGAATATCAAATCTTTCCACGGTCTTAACTATATCTAGCCTTTAACCGTTATAGTTATCTATAGGCAATTATTTTACCTATTGTATTAAGCAAATCTACAACATCCATTGATGTTTCTGCGGTATACCCAAAAGCTTGTACCGCAGAAATTAACGTATCTGTTGCCTGAGAAACATCAGTAAATTCACTGACATTCATTAAAATTTGTGTAGATTCTGCAAATTCCGCAGCTTCTTTCATACTGTATCCCAAACGGGCCCAGTCGGCAGTAGAACTAATAACATCCTTAATCGTACTACCAACTTTTGCCGCAGTCTTAGACGCAGTATCTAAAAATTTCCTGTAAGTTTCTTCTGTTTCATCTGTTACCTTCTTAAGCTCAGTCAGCGCAAGGTCAATATCTCTTACATACTGAACGCCCTTCTTGAGCTCATTAAATGCCTTGAAAATAATACTCGAACCACTAAAGTACGTAAAAATTTCCTTTGTTTTACGGGTGATGATCTCAACCAGTGTCTCCGTCTTCTTAATTCCGGTACGCAACATACTCAGTCTGCCCGTAAGCGGATCAACCGTCGCGCTCCAGGTTGCAAAAGTATTCGCAGCTATCTTGGTTGTACCAGTCAATTCGCCTGTATCCGCATTAAGCCCCTTAATGGTCATCTTGCCAGATTGGGCTTTCTTAATTGCCGCAGTAATATTATTCCAATACTGATCAGTACCAACGGCCCCAAAATTGCTTGCATCGCCAAGATCAGTTACATTATCACCGCTATACTTTTCGTGAATCTTCAGATAACCATCAACCTCAGTCTTCAGCTCTTTAACCTTAGATATCTGTTTACTTAGATTATCTCTATCTTCATCAGATGCTTTTTCGCCCTTCTTGTCAATTTCATCACGTAATACACGTAACGTCTTAATCTGATCTGATAATTCTTTAGCTTTATTCGCAATATCTTGTGAAACACCCTCGGTTCCAATGGCTCGCAATACAGTTTGATCACCTGCATTAACTGCACTTGTTGCCGCATTAACCCCCATTGCTCTCTGTGCGTCTTTAACCTTCTTTTTCCAAGCTGTCTTGTCGTCTCTGTTGTCTTCATTTATCTTTGCCTGTGCCTTCGCGGCATCCAACAATCTCTTTTCGGCATCAAATGCTATGCTATATTTCTCCCTCAGGCTCCTGTTTTCATCCATCGTAATATTTAACGACTGTCTCTTTCTAGCAATCTCTTCTTTGAGATTTTTGAGCATTGCTTGTGTTTCAAGATTTCCATCGTTTGAAAACTGCGCAGATAACTTACCAAGAGTCTTATAATCGTTGATAAGCGACTTTAGCATATTGGAGCGAGCGGCCTGAGTTTTCGCTTCGGATTCTATGGGTTGAGCATTTGCCTGCTTAACGGCTCCTCTTGTCGCAATAACGCCGCCTTTAGCAATCTTGTTGTCAATAGACTCCAAAACAGACCTTATTTCAGTAAGCCTGCCATCAAGAGCTGTTCCTGCTATTGCATCAACGTTGGAAGTATTAAAACTTCCAATCTTGGTAGTATTCGTATGAATGTTATCAAGAACACCTTTAACGGTTTGTAATGTGCTTTCAAGTGCCCAAGACGATTGTTTCTGCTCGGAATCATTTTGTTGTGTTTGAGGATTCAGAATGTTCGCAAAAACCTTAGTCAAAGTTGTCTCAAGAGTAGAATCATCAAGCGCAATCTTATTTGCCGTCTTGTCATTATCGTCATGCACAATCTTGACATTATACACAATCGAATTAAGAAGCGTCTTAAGTTCTTCGGTATTAACAGACCCTTGTTTCTTATCGCCATCAAATGATTCTGCAAGTTTACGCTCCAGATTACTTGCTCTTTCCTCTGCTTCGTTTGCACGTTGTTCTGCGGTAAATATAGCGTCACCACCATTTGATAGCTGCTCACGAAGGTCATAAATTACCCTATCCTTAGCATCAGATTCTTCAGTAAGTTGATTCATTGCGGAATCATATAGAGATTTCTCATGTTCCGAGTCTACAAGTTGCTGTCTAGTTGTGTCTAAATCATTTTGTAGTGCTTGTTTTTCTTCATTGGCCGCTTGAAGTGCAGAATTTTTCTGCTCAATCTCATTTTGAAGAGATTCTGCCTTTCCCCTTTCTACTTCAAGTTCAGAAAGAGAGGCGTCACCCGTGCCCGCTCCAGCGCCATCATTAGATGCCAATTGTTGAGTTTTCTCCAAACTCTCATTTAATCCATCTACCGCTTGTTCTGTGGCTGCTGCTTCGCTTTTAATTTGTGCAAGAATAGTAGATTGTTCTTCTGACGTTAACGTCTTAGCAAGATCTTCGAATTGCGACGCTTCAATTTTTGCAAGATCTGGTCGCAAGTTCCGCAACCTTTCCTCAAGCGCCATAATTGGATCTTCTTCTGTATCGCCAACAAAACTATCATCATATGTGCTATAAAGAACTGCGAGTTGTTTAATTAGTTCTTTCACTTCATCATTGGCTCGCTCATACTCATCCGCCAAAGACATGCCATCTGCAGCATTAGGCTTCTTGGCAACTTTGGCTTGATTCTTAGCAAGCTGTTCTCTGTGTGTGTCAATAATATCTTGTGGAAGTTGCTGAGAGGTCATAATTCCAGCATACTCCGACTTCTCCATAATGGAATTCAGAGCATCTCTTAGGCGAGCCTGAAACTGCTCATCCCAGTTATCAAGCGTGCCAAACTTTTCGCCGACTTGACCATTTTTAACATAACCATCAAACTCTTTATCAATTTCTCTTGCCGCCTTCGAATACAAAGCCGCAATATGTCTTAATGTCTCACGGCTAATTGATGAAAAATCAAAAGACAAGAGTTCTTTGTTGGCAAGGATCATTTGTTTTTTAATATAATCGAATCCTTTAAGCCATACAGCAAAATCATTATCTTTTCCACTAAAACTAGGGGCGGCAACATCATAATTGTGTGAATGAAGACGTCCGTCATATTGAGTAGATGCTTTATTCCATGCTCCCGATGTGGTTTCTACGCTATGTGCGCCGCCCTCAACAATATCACTTATCTCTCCCGTTTTGGAATCAAAGAAGAGCCCGGCTTCATTCGACATTCCGAGCATTTCTAAAAGAGCCTGTTTTTGCTCTAATATTAACGCTTTTGTCTTTTCTTCAGACGCTGCTTTTTCTGCGGCAGCCTTCGCGGTTCTCTCTTTAGCTTTTGCAATCCGTTCTTCTGCGGCCCTTTGTCTCTTAAGACTCTCTTCTTTTTCTTTTTCTGCCTGGGCCTGCCGTTCTGCTTCTTCTCGTGCTTCTTTTTCTGCTTTCGCTTTTGCCTCTGCTTCAGCTCTTGCCTGAGCCTCGTATTCGGCAACCTTGCGAGCATTCTCGACATCTTCCTCGGTACGATTATCTCTGGAAGCACCTGTGCCAATACCAGCCTTCCTAGTAAATTCAACATTCTTAGCCTTTTGAGCATCCATACCGAGGAATTTCATTAAATCTTGGTTAGACATATCTGGGCCAAGAGTTAAGTTCTTACCACCAGCCGTCTTTACAAGAATTTTCTCGTACTCGGATAATATTTGTTTTGCTTTATCAAGTTGTTCTTGCGTTGCCACATACATATTTGTGCCTTGATCTTCAAGGCTTTTATTCACTTTTTTCTGAAGTTCTTCTAATACGTTTCTTTTTTCTTCAATTGTTTTCGCAACCCGTTCTAATTCTGGAGTACCACCAGAACCATCTCCACTACCACTACCTGCATCCGCCAACTGCCCACGAAGATCCGCCATCTCTTCTTGCATGCTATCCATCGCGCGGCGATACATCTCGGCTCTCTCTTCTGCTTCTTCTGTTGCGTGTCTTTCGGCGGTAGCGTTCTCTTGTGCAACACGCTCTGCTAATTCTGCTTCTTTGCGTTTTCTGTTAGCCTCTTCAAGTTGCTGACGAAGGTTCTCTGTTTCAGAAGAAGATGCATCTCCGGAGCCGGTACCATCACCAGTTTCTGCGCCAGAACCGGAGCCATCTATACCAATTTCCGGAACGTTATTTGCCATATTAACAACATTCTGAAGCATTGTTTTAGTACTTTCTTCAATTGGCTTCAGTTCTTTATATAGACTTGCCAGACTACTAGTCAATTCATGAGATAGTGTTGGATTATTAACCTGCGCCTCATATTCTTTAATAAATTTTAACAAGTATTGTGCACGTTGTTCCCAAGAACTCCCCTCTGAGTGAGCATAAGATTCAGCCAAAGACTTTAATTGCGCATATGCTTTTTGTTCCTTTTCGCTGATGCTTTTTATTTTTGCTTCAGACATATCATCCGAAACTGCAAAGTTGCCAGCAGATTTAGGAGAATAATCTATCGCAGACTGTATATCTTTTAAAGCCTTTGCTTTGAGTTTCCCTTTATTGCTACCAGATTTAACCAATAATCTATCATATGCTGCTGATACCCTATCAATTGCTTCCTCGGCTTCTGTTACCTTCTGCTTATCAACCAAATCAGGATAATTCGCGGACATATCAGCTATTTGATTGTCAAGTTTAATCAAACTTTGTTGAATATCACCGATTTTGTCTGTTATTGCCTTAGTATCTACAAAATCTTCTATAGCAGATGTTCCAATTAAAAGATCGTCCGACAAGCCTTCTCCACCAATCTCGGATGTAAAATAGTCAGCCATTCTACTGCCTAATATTTCTTCGATAAGAGGAATCGATTTTGTTTTACCAAAAATACCTCCGTCTTTCACGGTTTTATGGACGACTTGAAATTTTAATTCATCAACTGTATTTTTGACTTTCACTATTTCCGTAGCCGCATCTCGCCATCTTGATAATAACTTTTCGGTAACACGCCCGGCTTCTTTAGCTTCTTGCAATTCGAAATTTACAGTATCAAATTCATTATATGCTGTGTTGGCCCTAGTTTTTAAGTCGTCATTACTCTTATATGAAACCCTTTCTTTAGTAGCCATGTCAAAATACAAACGACGTTCGGCATCTTTTTTCTTTCTTAGTTTTGATTGCCAATCTTCAAGTTCTTGCATTTTTTGCTTCTGCGTCTGAATTAATGAATTAAATTCCGCCTCAATTCTATTACGCTCACTTGCAAAGCCACCGCTACTGCTAGAAATTGTATTCCATGCATCCCAAAACGATGTTGCTGCAATTCTTCCAAGTTCCTTAAACATATCCTCTGATGGCAGTTCCATAATTTTATTAAAATCAATAGTATTATTTCCTGCCCTTTCGAATACGCTCTTAAACACTTTAGCAAACTCGCGCAAACCTCTAATGTTTTCTTTATTTTGAAAATCTATAATAGCGCCCTCTGTAAATACCTCTCGAACAGCCCTCATCATTTCGTCTTTCGACGCTTTATCCAGGCCTGCCGCTATTTCCAAACCATGTCTAATAATTTTATCCATCTATCTCACCTCCTCTTGATAACTTCCTTTGTAAATGATTTTAATACGTGATTGTTAAATGTTTTGGCATATTGTTGTAAAAATGCATCCATATGATCGTCCGGGGATTCTGAATCGTGTACTTCGATATATTCCAATGTGTCAGCATACAATGGATAACCATTGGTTGTTGGGTGTATACCTGCCAAATAATTACTTAATATCCACGAGCTATCGACTGGCTGATATTGTTTTGATGCATTACTGCTATATAACCCATCTAGTTTTGACGGATCATAACTCATACCAACGATAGCCACGAACGCATTGTTTTTTTTATCTTTAACTATATCGTTGTATGGTACAAAGGCTCCTATAAGACTTTCAGTACGACCATACCAATTAGTGTCATAATTTTCGTAATATCGATATAAACAAGATTCTGCTTCAAATCTTATATCAAACTCCGCCTCTTCCGCAGCTTCCTGCATCGCCTTTTTTAAATTACTCTCATATCTACTAAATACTCTGTTGATTTCTTCTTCTAGGCCGCGAACTTTGGTCTTCCTTGCCATATCCACCAACTCCTTCAAATTATTTTTTATTCAAAAAGCCAACAATCTTGGCCACATTTTCCTCGCTAAACATTTCTTCTAAATCGAGATTGCCAACGATCTCTTTCAGCATGCCTGACGCACCATCAAGCTTCTTAAGCACGCCATCTAAAAATCTGCCAATCAATGCGCCGGGCTGGTTATCCTCTAGCTCATATGCCACATCCATTTTGAGCAAAATATCAATCTCATTGTGAGACTCCTGAAACTCTGCCACAATCTGGGACAAAAGCCCGCTCTCTGCAAGCAAATCATAGTCTGCTACGGGGTCGTCGCTACATTCAAGTGATGTGTGCGCAATGATAGAAGCCATAATAAAACTAATGTATGCGCCAATGTTGTCATACTTCTTAATTCCATCAACCACTTCAATATTCTGCTCTACAATCATCTCGGCAATCTTTCTCTTCTCCATAAAAGGGATGTACTTTTTAATTCCAAGTTGTCCTCTAATCCACTCTGATTTTTCGTTAAGACCCTGAGGGGTGCTCATAAATCTCTGTTCTTTGTAAGCTTCTACAAATTCCTGTATAGTCATAATAATTATTTCTCCTTTTTCTCATTATTTATCTGAGGGCGACTATTGCCGCCCCCTCTTTAATCATTTTGTGGTGTTTGAGCAGCCATCGCCGCTTGTCTTGCCTGCACCAACTCTCTTTGGGCCTCGGCTTTAACTTCGGCATACAATTCTGCAAACGCCGGCTCCATCAAATAACAATTGAGTCCGTGTTTCTGCATAATATTATTGGCGCATTGTATTAATTCTCTTTTTGCCTCGTCCATTTCGAGGATAATTGATTTCTGTTGCATAGCTTTCTCCTTTTAATTATTCTTTTCGGCAAGTTCTTTTAGTTTTGCCTCAAGTTCGGATACGCGAGATTTAAGTTTTTGGATTTGCCAAGTGTTGAGAGAAACAAATTCACCATAACGCAATCCGCAACCAATCTCGCCATCGCTTTCTTCCCATTCGCAATATCCTGCAAAGTCTTGGGTTGTTAAACCAGAAAATTCAACTGCATCCTTGACATCCTGTGCAACGAATCCAACATGGGTTCTATTACTAGTATTTTCATTAAACTTATAAGAAACAGGTTTTAATGAATCAAAAATTAAGTCGTAAGAATCCTCTAGGGATTGAACGGTATTCTTTTTCTTTCCGTCGGAAACTGAAACCGTACCATCTTTGGAATAAATAACATTCCAATAACAATCAGAAAGACCTAAATTATAATTTCCCTTCTCCGACGGAATTAAATTTCCTTGAATTTTTATATCTGTTGCCGACCGATTTTGTACGTATGTCTTGCTATAATAATTCATTTGTTGATACACGCCATCATATTTCGGTTGTGCCGTATTCCACTGATTAGTAGTTGTATTATGCACAGCGAAATATGGACTAGCTGTGCCAAACACAAGTTGTTCGTCAGATTGCTCTTCGTTTGCCTTGATGGTTAAAACAACCGTATTTGTTTGCACATTATATTCATTGCCACTATCGGCATTTATATCGTAGCGCTTACATTCAACCTGAACAGTTAAATCATAGTATGGAGCCTTATCTGCTTGAGCGTATATATATGTATTAGCCCGACCACCTACACTACATGCGTAATAAAGCTTTACACGGATTTCTTGCGGTTCGTTGCCGGTTTGATCATCCAAGGCAATATACGCTCCGCTTGATGCTTGTATCTTAAAACTTCCATTAGATTTAAAGTAGGTGGTAAGAGAACCTTCGGTGTTTTCTATATTATACAGTGAAAAATTGCCGACTTGAAGCATACTTCCTGAAGTCGGCATATATAAACCCTCATTGTTTAAAATCCAACTAGGAACATTATCGACGTGTCCACAAAGCCCGCTTTCTTGAATAGATATATTACCAATATAGCCCAACTGTGACTCAATTTCACCCCTCACATACAAACCACCTTTGTCCAATCTCATCAAAGGATCTTGTCGAGTTGTATCCTGATTCCACCACACACATTGGTCAGGAGTAATTGACCAACTCATCGTATCACTAATATGGCTAGATGTAACCAAACCTTCTTCATTTGTGGTCTCGCCCTCGAAAAGCTTTATATCATAAATGGTAAGATTGTTTATGGGGCAATCTGTGGCATTCATTGGCGGGTTGGGCGCAATGGCCAAACCTTTTCTGCCACTTTCTTCATTTAAATATGCCACATACTCATCCTCAGTTGTGAACCTATCACCATAATCAAATTGAAAAGTATATTTAACAGTTTGCCATTGGTTGGTGTCTTGTATTGTGAGACATCCTAAATCAACCCCATTGCTTTCACTCGACATACCTTCTCGGGCAGAAACTGCAGTGTACAATCTTATAACATCAGAGGGGTTCATAGTTGAAATTTCGGAATTCCAGTCAATCATCATATCAATAACAACCGTGTATGTTTTACCTTGCTCCAAATAACCCTTCCAAGCATCATCAACTGCATCGGCAAATGAATAAACCCTCATATAATCATCCAGAGTGAAACGATCTCCAGAGGGCGGGAGTATTGTGTCCATAAGGTTACCACCACCACTAACCATCAAATTCATATAACCATCCTTAATGGTAAACTGTCCAATTTTCCCATCTGTAGCATTAATTGTACCCTCAATATCTGCACCTCTTGCATGGAGCACACCGATTTCATCGACAGCAAACTTTTGAGATTTAATGGTACCATTATCCAAACTGAAGGATGTGCCTGTCTGAGAGTATACTTCACCATCAATATATCCATCGGACTTCAAAGTGCCAGTAGTTATATCATCAGCCTGAATGCTACCCGTTTCAATTAATCCACCGTCAATAAATGTTTGACCATTCTCGGTCTTAAAAATAGATTCACCCTCAATAAGAATACAATCCGCCTCAATTAATATAGATGAACCTTCTTCATTTTGATTGAGTGTAATGCCAGCTCCACTGACAACTACATCCTCACTCTCTAATTCTCCATTATCATTCTTCGTTGTTTTTCTTACAACAAAAGACATAGATGATCCGTCATCGTTCGCAACCAAACCGATATTAGCCATATTCTTTTCACCTGAAGCTGGATCTGCCCAAAATGTTCCTATATTTGCCTTGGCTTCTGTGTCTGTGAGCCACGCGCCAAATCCAGCAACACCGCCGTGAGCGTTAACTATTTCTGCGGTAATTGCATCCACATCTTGTCTAATCATACTCGAAATACGATTGCTTGCGTTCCCTACAATGGTATTGACCTCAAACCAATGGGTGTAAAAACTCGTGCCGTCGTACCAAAATTCATAACTATTTTCAGTAGGGCTCGTTTCTCCTATATATGTGTCATATGGCATCCATGTTTCGGTTCCGCTTGTCAAATCAATAGATTTAGATTCCACAACATTGTTGTTAAACCAATAATCATACTGTGCGTCGGTGGGAGCTTCGCTCTCCACCCATATAGATTTGTTGAATTTTGCCCAGTCGGCAGTCTCTAAATTATACAAAGTAGAATTATCATACCAAAAAGCACAAGACGTTCCGTGCAGCATTATAGGGCTAGGCCAAACTCCATATATTTGTTCACTCCACCAATATCCAGAAATATCTTTTGTACCGTTATCGATGGTGAGTTCAAAAGGTCTGGAGTGCCACCTATAATAATACCCGTCTGTAAACTCTTTTTCAAAGCTATAACCTTTGCCATCAATTGTAGCCCAATAAATCTCTTTGTGGCTCTCAGTGGGAATGTAAATCATACCCGGTTTAAGGATACTGCGAGCTTGCTCAAGAGTTAAGCCATACGACTGCGAGCATTCACCAATGCTATATTTATCAATGGACCCTATTAATCGTTCATAGTTCTCAGCAGTTTCCTCGGTTCGTGATAGAATATACTGATTATCCTGTTCGACCGCATTTGCTTTTGCCAGAGCGTCATTTGCCCTATCAACTGCTTGTTTCGCAACCACATCTGCTTGATAAGCGGCATCTTTCGCAGCCTGCTTAGCCTCATCTATATCTTTCAAAGAGTTGTTGACATCTTTGAGCGCATTATTAGTAGCGTCGATTACACCATTTATCTTATCCTGTGCTTCATTAGAGGTTATATTACTCGCACCAGCCATAGCGGTCGCATCATTTGCGAGTTTCATCGCCGCTTGAATGTTGAGTTCTGCGGCATCCAAATCTACCTCTAATCGCCCAACTCTTTGACCGAGCAAATTTGTCGTACAAGCCTGTACACCCAATGAGATTGAAACATACTCGGTGCCATCTTTAGTTGCTTTAGATACAACCTTATATCCGCAATCTGAGTCGGTTTTTTCCGCAAGACCACTAGCGTTAGCAACAACATAGTCGCCCTCATTAATACCAGACACACATCTAACATCAACAAGACCAGAGGTAGCCACCAAGCCGTAATTATTACCTCTAAGACCAGTCGTGCCTTGATTGCCAACAAAACCTGCCTCCTCGACAGTCACGCCAAAGATGTTTATGCCGTCACAAATCTTAATCTTAGAAGATCCCGGCACAAGACTTACAAAGTAACCAGCTTCATCATAGGCACCGCTTGCCCATTCATAATAATGAGCAACTCCCGATTTATTTGAATAAAGAACCCTGGGCGCTTTGATTTGCGCGAGCTGTTCATCTAATCCTGTAATGGCGGAGGTCAAATGCTGATTTGGTGCATTACGATCGGGTAAATTACTATGCATATTTGTATCGGCGGCAGCCCAACCAATTGACTCGGTTATTTCTATCTCCATTTCGTTGACAATTGGAGCAGCGTTTTCTTCGATTAAATCAATAATTTCTTCAGTCATTCATATCCCTCCTATTCTTTAATGATGGTATTGGCGTCAAAAACAATTGCCGTATTATCGGGTGTCCACGTACTAATTTCATTACCATCATAGATGATGTATCCGCCAGTGACCGGATCTTCTTGGATTATACCATTTTCCATCGGATAAACCGTAAACATCATTGGTTTGTTTCCAAAAATCGTGCCACTCGAAGTGTGTAGTCCTCTTAATTGTAATTTAGCTTTATATTTATCTGAAAATCTTGCAGTTTCTTCGGCCGTCAATGAAACATAGACCTCATTTGGCTTGTCTGAAACTACACAGCAATTTTCCTTTTTAATAATAGGTAGTAATTCGTTTGGATTGTTTGGCTGCCAAAATTGAATTGTTATCCATGAAACTTCGGTCATAGGATAAGGCAGTTTAAATTTAAACTGCCAGGTTGTTCCACGAATCATACTATACCTCCTTTTTCTCAGTGTAAAGTCAGCCTTAAAAACTATAAATAGAAAACATAGGGCTGCCAAATGTTTTTTTATTATTAAACAATGTGTTTTTTATGTCCCGAACGCACGTCCTCGATCGACGATTTTGCATATATCATTGTCGTATCAATACTTTCGTGACCAAGTAATTTACTGATGTCGGCAATTGGCATTCCGCTTTGCAATGCCATTGTTGCCGTAGTGTGTCTTAAGATATGCGGCGTAATATGCTTTCCTATATTGACTGAAGCTCTACGAGCTATATTACGCACAATTTTTTCAATCGCATCTTTACTAAGATTTTGATATGGTTTCTTTACAGAGACAAATAAATATTCGCAATTATCATCCCTAGATTCAAGATATTTTATTAATGCAACTTCAGCTTTAGCATTCAAAAAACTAATTCTATGTTTTCTGCCTTTACCGAATAAACGCACAGATTTTTCATACCAATTTATATCCGACTTTTTGAGAGTCGTAAGTTCTGACACTCTTGCGCCAGTGCTATATAGAAATTCTATAATTGCTCGTTCACGCACCGTTTCACAAGCCATTCTCAAATATTCCAACTCGACTTGCGTCAGCGCTTCTCGTGGCTTCTCTTCGTATTTAATTGCCGCTATATTTTTTGCGGGATTATCTGGAATATACCCTTCGTTATATGCCCAAGTGAAGAATCGCGTAATATACTCTCTATATTTATCAATGGTACGACGAGATACACCTTTTGTCTCTTGATATGTATACAGAAACTCTCTTATTTCATTTGCAGTAATAAACTGGGGCAGTCGCTTAATTTCTTTAAAAAATACGCTTAAAATTATTTTATAATTTTCCAACGTTCCATCAGAAAGTCCCGCCATTTTTTTGCAAATCAAATATGTTCTCACCATTTCTGGCAACTCTCCCTCAAAGACAATAATATCAACTTCCTTAGGTTTAATTTCATAATTCATTGCCACTTGGTCCAACACTCTCAATGCCGTCGCCACATCCACATTCTGCTCATTGGAAAGTGCAGTCAAAAAATCATTCCTCATTTGTTCATACATATAACATTTCCTCCATAAAAAAATATCAGAAGCAATTGCTTCCATGTTTGCGAAAATATTATATATACTATATCCTTTTTGGTCAACATTCTTCTGAGAAAGTGGATTTAACTGATAGAATTGAAGAACTCGAAGAAGATGTTTTGAGCATACAAACTCAAAGCTTGCAGCAAACACCATTGTTTGCAAATTCTATTGAGGAATTAAATGA